GATGAGCCCGGCGGCCGACTTGCCGCCGAGCACTAAGCCCGAGCCGCCGCCGCCCGTGTTCCACCATCCCATCTGACACTTTTCAAACCGCGTGTTGAAGACGAACGCCGGACGAAAAGCCCCGATCGTCCCCGAGGCCACGGTCTGGGACACCGAGACGGTAAAGGTGTTGGCGCCGCCGATCGCCGTGATAAACGTGTCTGAGGCGATTGCCGGGCCGCCAGATACTTGGCTGAGATAGTTGCCGACCTGTAGGCCCGGGCTACCCGAGGTCGTCAGAGTGGTCCCTGAGATCGCCCCCGTGAAATTGCCCACGACAAACAAGCCGTCGCCGAGCGCTGCATTTCCGATGTTTTCAAACTGGCATTCGATGAACTCGCAGTCGTAAACGACTGCCCCGGTGTTGAACGAATTGGTCGGGCCGAATCCGATCGAGGCGACATACGCTGGAGTCCACGGCTCCTTATAGATGCCGAACGGCTGTGCATCGAAAATGGACTTCATGGCAACGCTGGTGACGATGCTCACCGCGGGCGCCACGGCCCAACCCGCCATATTATTCTGCGAGAAGGAGCAGCGCTCGATCACCATGTCGCCAAATTCTTGCGTACTCTGCTGCCAATAGGCTCCGTAGAAGTTAGACTGAAAGTTGCATAGCTGCCATTCGGTCTGACCGCCCACGACGTTCATGCCAGCATAAAATCCGGTCGACGAAATACGGAACAGATTCGTCTTGTCGCAAGTATAGAGGCCGATCATGCTGGCCGTTGACACTCCTATTGTTGATCCGACGCCAGGCCCATTCAGCCAAATATCTTGTATGTATCCGAAGTTTGAGGTGAACGTATCATCGGTGTTGCCGCACGTCAGACCTGATCGGCGCCCGGAGGGGTTGCCAATATCGGTAAAGTCCGCCGTCATCGACGTGCTGCCAACCGTCTGTGAAATGTTGACCTTGTACGTGCCTGCGCCGTTGGCTGTCCCGGTTAACTGCTGGATGATCTTGGTATGTGAAGCCGTACCGCCGCGGACCCACATGCCGGGAATGATCGGATGGGTTGGGGCGGAGACCGTCAGCGTCGTTGTCGAGATCGATCCAGTAAACACCGCGGCTGAGGGCTGCCCGAGATCAGTTGGCCAGGAAAGCTCCGAAGCGGCATTAAACGAGCCGCCCCATCTGCCGCCGCTTCCGAGAATATTGACCGTATTGCCAACCGTCAGTGAGTAGTCGCCGACGTGCAAAGTGCCGGAACCATCAAGCGGACTGCTACTATTGGACATATTGAAGATGCCGTAAGGAACAAATACCGTGCCCCCTCCGGCCGCATCGGCAGCATTAAACGCGGCCTGAAACGCAAGCCAGTTGATCTCATTGGTCAAAGCGGTGGCAAACGGATAAGCAACCTGAAGAGCGGCGAGACTGCCATACACCCCCGATGCCGGGTGGCTCGCTCCATCGCCGATGGCGCCGAACGCAACGACATTGAAATAAGTAGTGAAATTGAGATCGGGATTGAATGCTCCGCCAGGGTGGAACGGCCAAGTCGCCAGCGCCGGCTTCGCGACTAGCGCGGCAGTGCTACCCGCCATACTCCGGAGAAGATTGCGGCGGTTCATCACTGGCGACCCGACAACGTGCATTGTCCCGAAAGGGTGTCGGAACCCGTAGAATTTCTTAGTCGGATGCCCACAATCGCCCCCGTAGCCCCAAAATAATAAGAAGTCCCATGCACGATCCACAAATTCCCCGAGCCATCAGTTCCTGTTAATTCCCACGTAATCGGCTTCACCGCCGTGGTAGACCCTGCCCCATCTATATCAAGACGTAAATTAGCGGGAACCGTTGTGCTCGTCGGACTGAACCCCGCTGAAAAAATGTCTGTTGCCGTGGCGTTGTTTAGCCCTCCTGGGGCGGCACCCGCTCCTCGCCCTGAGCCCTGAAAATACGCGGCGACAAGATAATTGGCGTTCTGGAACGAGGCGCCGATTTCTACCTCACCGACCAGCTGGTCATTGCTAACAGACACCAGCAAACCCGTACAGTTTAGATGATAGGTTTTATAGGCTGAGGTCAGGCCAGTGACAGTAATGACTTGGCCGGAGGCCGCCGTCGTCGAGAGGAATGTCTCCGCGGTCGTGCCCGCGGCGACAGCATTGCACACTCCCGCAGAGCAATTAATCGTTGTTCCATCACCGCGCATTATGCCTTGCGTGACATTCGTGGCGGCAGTCGAAGAGACTCCCTGCATTTCAAACGCATAAGAAGCTGGTGATGTCGTGTTATCCACGTCCACTGTTACCGACGCTGCCGCCGGAACATTTAGGGTGGGGCCGCCGCCGCCCGGACCACCTAAAAATAGCGCGGCGCCACCAGTCGTTTGCACCGTGAAGCCGTTAGTCCCATCGCCTGTGAACTGATACGTCGTGCCCTGAGTTATCGCGAGAGGGTTAGGCAGCACCACCACACAGCCGGGGCTCGTGCATTTGACGAGCCTCCCAGAGTCCGCGCTGACGACGTTGTAAGTGCCGGAAACCGAATTTATGCATAACTGACTGTTGAGAGTCCCCGTGACGGTGATCGACTGCGATGTGCCGTTGCAGGTCCCTATCGTAGTACTCAAACCTGGCGGAAGCCCGATGGCAATGTTGCTGCTGATAACACCGCCTGATGTTGAGAGGGCCACCCCGTCGCCTTTTGCTCTCCCTGCAGCCCCAGAGCTCGCCAGCGGTACGAGCTGGTTCCCCGGGGCCTGCTTGCTGGTGCCGCCCTGAATCACCGGAACATTGTCGCCGGAACCGAGTGGCAGCGTTGCCGAGGGCAGGCTTGGCACAAAAACATTAAACCCCTCCGGCGTCACCTGAGCGTCAGCGTGAACCGCTGACAGCATCAAGACGAGGATAAGAAAGAGACGTTTCATTGTGGCGCCAGATAGTGAGCGCCGGAATCATCGGTGAGCGCAATGCTGCGGGAATCGTTGCCAAGAACCAACAACAGCAGCCCGCTAGCCCCCCCGCTGGGCGACAGCAAACGAGCCGATGCCGTGAAAGAGAATAGGATCATCGCTAGAGCGACAATAATTCTAGCCCGCATGCTCTGTATCCCCCGATGTCAACTGAACACCCATACGCCAAGCTGCGAAGCTCCGGCGCTAACTGTCATGCCGGCCGCAGTGACGCTGATATTGTAGGTAGTCTGAGTCACGGCAGTCAGTGGCTTGGCGATCACAACGTTCCGGGTGGGGCCCGACCCGGATAAGGCCAGCTCGCCGGAGCCACCGGTAAAATTAAACGCCCCCGTAAAGGGCGAGCCGTCCGACATCACCACAGAGATGGTCGACACAACGGCCCCGATGGGAGATGAGGTCGTCAGGTCCTGTCTAAGATTCGGCGAGAAGTTAACCTCGATCGGGATGGGACCTACCGGCACCGTTGCCCCGGCGAGATACCAGTCGAAATTAAGGTAGGCATACCATTGCAGGTTGGTGATCATCTGCGCGAATAAGGTACCCTGCGCCGACGTGGCCATCTGCACGACATCAGAGGGCCTAACCGCAATCGTCACGCCGTTAAGATTGGGCGAATAAGCCGAAGCACTAGGCGTACCAAAAGTCCATACCCCATCCAGGGTAGTCAGAGAACCGACGTTCCTGGGGATGGCATTGCCATCCGGCGAGGGCGTATAAGGAGGGTTAAAGGTAGTGGGCGGGGCCGGCGAGGTTACCACTAAAGAAGGATCTATAAACGGAGATCCGACAAAGAACGCGTCAGCGTCATAGCCCACGTACTGGAACCACCACCGATCATTCTCCGTTGTTAAGAAGAAAACATTGCCCCCAAAGTCGATGCGAATCGCTTGCGCGAAAGGCACACGAGGGCCAATGGTTTTCCCATTCAATTTGACGTAGTTAAACGTCCCAAATGGACCCGGCGGACCAGCCCCGGTCGGCAGGACGATAGCAGGGCCGAAAGTCCACATCCCAAACCCGTTAACGACATTCCCCATCAGGCTATTGAGCGTATCGATTTGCGTGCCATCCGGTGATGGGACTAACACCATTGGGGCTACAGCACCCAAAGGGGGCAGAAGGCGTGCGCTAGCAGGCAGCGGAACTAGGAACGGCGCTGCAGCAGCGGCGGCTCCTTTCATGACGGATCGACGTGACGCCTTAATCACGGGACGAAGACCTGGCTACTGTGCACCGAGTTCCCGGCCATATCTTTCGCCACCGCAATCACGTACATGCTTTGGTTCGCGGGGCAATCGTGGATCGTTACTGAGTGCGAAGTCGGATAAGTGAGCGGTGCCACACTGACCCCCGCCGTCTCTATATCCGAGAATACCGGATATTGAACCGTCTGACCCTGCTGTGACGCCGACCCGGCGGCGGCGAAACCGATACACGGCTTACTGGTGCTCCAAACCACATTTATGGCTGTTGGGGACATACGTGTGGCCGTCATGCTGGTTATGGTCGGGAAATTCCCGGTGTCCGGGTCATCCGGCCCGGGTACTACGTTATTCAGCCCATTGGCTGAGCCCGCAACGGTATTGATCCGGATGAAGTAGATCAAATCTCGCATGTCGTTGCCGGAAATCTCCGGCCGCGGCGTGGACCCAGCCATCCCGCTCTGGATAAAGGCCGCCAGAGCCGCATCGGTCGGATAGGTTATGATCATCTCATCAAAAGAACTGGCTCCCGCAAACCGACCCTGATTGCCGAGCAGCCCATTCCCAGTGTCGCCATGAATGGCCTGGAAGGAGGGGCGGATATTGAACGGGAAAGGTCGCGGATAGCCTGGAGGCACTGGGTGCAGGCCATTCGGCATGCCATTTGTGCCGGCACCCCGGCCGGAAACAGTTCCTGTGTACCAGATCGAATACCCGGAGATCATGACATCTGTTGAAAGATTGGCCCCCGGGCTAGTGCCGGGCCCTATCCTTGGATCATTGGGCTGGTATGGGCGCACCTCGTGTAGCCCGCGATCCGAAACACCAGCAAAAATCGCACGGCCCTGCGTATTCCCTACCGCCACCGCCCACGGATAATGCCCCCATCCGTGGTAAAACCAAGTCGTGTCGCCGGACTGGTGCATTTCTCCCTGAATGCCGAAGGCGCCGCCGATCGCACCTATAAAGCCAGTTGTGCCGCCCCCGATGGGCAACGTCGCATAATTCTCAGCGCCACCTTCAATAGTTAAAGACTGAGCCAGATAAATTTGATCGACAGGGCCAAATGCACCCTGCGCGTCGACCGCCATCCACGCCCAGGCATCACCAACAACAACCTGATTTTGTCCCTCGAAATACCCGATATGAGTGACCGTGGAGCTGGCGAAGTTGACGCGCCGCACCTGAACATTCTCATTCTGAAGAATGAGGATATCCCCAGTGGAGGTAAACCGGATCGTAAACGGATAAGGGATAAACGAAGTGGGGGATGGCCCGGCAAAGCTCGAGAACGGCAGATTCCCGGAGTTGGGGCTATAGGTATTGGGCGAGCCCTCAAAGGTTGGGCGAGACGGCCTGGCCGGCTGATACCCAAGGAATGTCGTCACTGCGCCCGCAACGCCTGCGCTCGGCGATGCGATCTTGCGGATTACACAGTTGTTCGTATCGGCAACATACATCACGCCCGCTGGGTCCGGGCCGTGCACCCCGTCTGTCATAATGATGCTATTGGGATGATCGAACTGTGCCAACGTAGCAGTGGCGCTATCGAGATAGCCAGGCTCTCCGGTGCCAGCATAGGGAGTAATGGTTGCAGGTATGGCGGGGAAACCTGACTTGTCGACTTTATGGATGATACAGTCGCCCTGTAGACACACATAAATGATGTCAGCATTTCTTGGGTCAAAACACAGGTCTATTGCTGTGCCGAGGTCTTCAGCTCCTCCCGTAAAGTTGCCCACCAGGATCTGCCTAGTTCGATACATATCCTCTGTGGAGGGGTTTCCACCCTTTACTGGCCCAAAAGCTAATTTAGAGTAATCTTTTGTAAACCCGGCGATAGTCGTGATCGTGCCATCGTAATCTGCCCGGAACAGCCGCCCCTGGAGTTCAACGCCGTACCAAGCCGCATCGTTTGGCTCCGGCATAAGATTGATGATGCTAGAGACAAGGTTGACATTCCTACCACCGTCAGATGGATTAAGGGCTAGATTCACGAAGTAGGTGCTATCGGAAGAGGATGTGCCAGTAACGCCGCCCCCATCCTCGACGCTGACGGGCAGTATGTAGACCCCGCCCTCAACACCACTCCCGGTTTGCAGAGGAGACAGCGTAGCCCATACCGGATCGGATGCATACTCAGATGTGGTAGGATTCGTAATGCTTTGCTGAAAATATGGGCCCGTAGCATTGGCTGGCGTTGGGGCCATCACGCCGGCTTGCGGCGGAACGAACGCGTTATTCGCCGTGAGTGGGACAGCCGTATTTTGCGGGGTTCCGCCACCGCCTGGATAATGCACATAGTCAGGGCGATTGGAATACAAGACACGGCGTATATGGTCGCCCGCAGTGGCGGGCACAGTCTGTGGGCCGGTGCTAAATCCCATGTTGTGGACGACGATCGGCGAGCCGAAACATCGATAGGAATATGCTTGATCTGCCGTCTGATCAGTAAATTTCATCCAGACCATGTGCGTGCCGTCGGGCACGGTGGTCGTATCCCAAGTGATCGGCAACGGGGGTGCCCCGGAGGTAAACACGCCTGTCGCGCTAACCTGCGGGCCCACAGGGTTCTCATCAACATACCACTGACCCGTTAGCGTCCCTGAATTCGAGGTTCCATTAAAACCGTAGATCCAACTGTTCGTCAGCTGCAGCGTGATAGTCCCTACGGCTTGTAGGGGGGTTCCCGGGGTGGCGGCCCATTCGGTATCTCCGTCAAATGGATAGGTCGTCCCCTGAATAGTAGTCACCATCCCCGGAGGAACGACATTCAGCGTCAAATTCCCCGATACGTTTACAGAGTTCTCCGAGGCCTGCACCGAGATCGTTAAGTTGGTCCCATCATCCGCCCCAGTAAAATTGTGAGCCGGGACCACCTCGTTCCCTGATAAGACTACTCGACCTCCGGCATTTACCAAGAGCGATGTGGTTCCGCCGAATGCCAAACCATCACTGGTCGACACACTGACCGTGCTGATAATCGTACTGGTGGTTATGTTATCGAATACGGTGAGCGGCCCCGCGGGACTATAATTGACCGCCAGTGGCGTCTGCGGTGAGGTCGCATTCACCGCCGCACTTGGCATAAATAGCCGTGCGAATGCAGGCTTAACTGCCGCCGCCAGGGCCCCGGATAGCCACCCGAGAATAGAACGCCGAGAAGGCCGCATTCAATGATCCCATGCGGTAAACCCGGATGAGATCGCCGCCATAAACGCGTGGCCGCTGGTCACAACGCCGGGGTTCAATACACATTGATCGGCGCCAGGAGTATTCCCCGGGGTTTGATTGTATGCTGAACAAGCGATCATCATCCCGCCCGTTGTGATGAGCCCAGTTAGGTTCATCCCCCCCGTGTTAGTGGCGGGGTTGCCGGTGAAATTGTCGAGTGGCTCCGCGTAGCTCCATCCAGTGCCCGTCGTGGCGTCCTGCCACCACATCTTCTGATTATCAAGGTCTACCTCTATCGCCAGCCAATCGTTTACCGCAAACGTAAAATTCCAGAGACCAACCTGACTTCCATTAAAATTACCAAGAATATTGCCAGACGTGCCGCTCCCCTGCATCTTCAGTCCGACATCCGAATTTGTCTGATATCCAATAGGATTCAGAAGATTGCTGGTATTATTAGTAACCCCCGTGACCCATCCACCACCGTTGTCGTAGGCCTTCACCTGAATCTCAAAATGCCACTTGCCAATAGTCTTGGCCGGGGAGGCAATGTTCGAGCGTATGGTATGCCAAGCGCCAACGATTGAGTTGGTTGTGGTGTCGTTCGCATAATTTGTCGTTGGCGTGGTAAAGCCGCCACCTTGATCGGCGGCGTTAAAAAATGTCGGACCCGTGCTGCCGCTAGGCGGTTTCTGCATTAAGAGGCCCGCGCTCGCGGAGAAGACCACGGTCAATACAGCCCACGCCGCGCCCCAAGCTAGCAAACGCTTCATGTGGCTACCTGTATGTGTACTGACACCGACCCGAGCCGGCGGTGGCCGAGCCCGATACCGTGCTGCCCACTGAATACGCCGCCGGCACCAAAAGTGGGCTCGAGGTCAGCGCGACGGTTTGCTCGACCCCAAGATTGGCATTCATATCGAACGGCGCGCTAGATATGGTCGTCCCGGCGCCGATGACGCCCCCCGCGTCAGTCTGATATTTGAAGGTCATGGTTTGAGCCGCGCCGGCGAGCGTGTCATTTTTGCATTTTACTCCGTAAACCACACGCGGAGTTGCGAACCGGACGAATTCGATGCCGCCCGTATTCGTCGAAAGATCTATCCCCACCCCCCACGACAAAGGAGCATACTGGAGCGGCCCAAGAGGAGCGGTAAATGCGGTAGCGCCAGTCACACCCGAGGTCTGAACCACCGTTGTGGTGTCGGCCGGGATAGTGATCGCGCCACCCGCCGAACCAGCCCCAACCTGTCCGCTATTGATCACGTCTGTGCCGGTTGCCGACAACTGCACGGTAACATCACCGGTGGTTATTAGGATGTAGCCGTTGGGCGAAAGCCCAGACGCCGACGGCAGCGTCAACGTTTGACCGGCAGTCACATATCGATAATTGGTCCCGGTAGTCCAATCGGGCGTCGTTACGGAACCATTAAAATCAGTTTTAGTCGTCGACAGGGGGACGACCTGCATGACCCAGAAACTGGCGGTCCCATCAAGCTCAAAGCAAGTGCTTTGAACCTGTGCCGTGATATCGCCGCTGGTTAAGGCAACAAGGCCCGCTATCGTGTTCTTCCGTATTGGCAGAGCCGCGGCGGTCCCGACAGCTAAGGTGCTCGCTCCAGTATTGGTCGGAATGGTGGCCGGGAAAGTGCCGCATGCTCGATAATGAGCCGTGTTCGCGCTAACCGCGGGGGCTGGCGAGGCCATCGTATAGGCATTAGCTATCCCGCCGAATGCCCCGATGGACTCCACAGCCGTGGCGCTGCCCGCGGTCGCATTCAGAACCGTCCCGGCAAACGACAGATTGGTCCCGAGGGTAATCTCCGCGGGAGACGCCGGAGCTCCGGTCGGATTGCCCAGCAGAGTCAATCCAGTTTCATTTTGCAATTTCGCGTAGGTCACCGCGGCGGTGTTCAGCTTTGCTGTCGTTACCGCAAGGTTATTGATCGTCCCGACGCCGCTCGAATTTACCGTGAAATCGCCGGACATCTTTGTGAAGATATAAACGGAATTTTGTAGGGCTGTTCCGAGTACGAGCGGCTTGGAGAGCGATTGATCACAACCCCCGACACTCTGGCACGCCACCAACTGTGTCGAGTCAGTCCATGCCGAAGCGCTGCCAAGGGTGTTCGCGGATTGTGGCGTAGCCTGCGCAAATGCCGTCGCAGGGATACCAGCCAGGAATAGTGCTACGAGAGCTTTACGCATATCCTTTTACATCCCTGTGGCAAGGCAGTTGTTAGAGCTGCTGCTCCCTGTCGCGAGGCAGTTGGTGGCAGTGCTAAAGCCGGTCGCCAGCACATGGGGGCCGCCACCCCCACCGCCCGTGACCGACAGCACGTTACCGCTGAGAGTGAGACCGGTACCCGCCGTGATGCAGGTGTAATTGGCGCCAGTCCCACCCAGCAGATTGCAGCTGGGAGGACTGCCCTGGGCGGTCAGCACATTACCGCTCAGGCTAAGACCGGTGCCTGCCGTGATACACGCGTAGCCGGAACCTGTGCCACCTAGCAGATTGCAGGTGGGAACCGCGCCACCCGTGACCGACAACACGTTGCCGCTGAGGGAAAGCCCCGTGCCCGCTGTAATGCAGGAGTAGTTAGATCCCGCCCCACCTAACAGATTGCAAGTGGGTATCGCCGCAGCCGTGGCCGTTAGCACGTTGCCGCTCAGGTTGAGGCCGGTGCCGGCTGTAATGCAGGTGAAGGAAGCCCCCGTCCCGCCAACTATGTTGCAGTTCGGAACCGAAGTAAGGAAGCTTGAGGCAGGCACGCCCACGGCCGAGCTAGCGGAGCTACTTGGCGCAGCCAATAACCGCAAGCCCGGGGAATAAGGCGGGCTGACGACCGGAGCAGTATAAAGATATTGCTCGATCGGCTGGGTTTGCTGTTGCCCCCAAACCGCCGTCGGGAGTGCCAGCGCAACTAAGATGAGAAGCGCGCGAAACGCGGCAGCTGACATCAGCGCATCCGCGCCGCGCATCTGCCTCGTGGAAACGCGGAGCCCGACCGCCCGTCAGCTCAGGACGGACACCTAAATTATAGCGAGCGCAAGAGTATTACGCTAGGCCTGCGTTACCTTGGTGACAATCCGGCCTGCAAGCAGGTTGCGACAACCGTATCGCCAGCCCCCGTACCGCCGGAGTTTAGGATAATACGCCACGCACTAATGGGCACGTCAGATAGATAACCGGCGGCATTGCCTGTAGCCCCAATGAGGTCCGCCATGGACCCGCCAGAACCATAAGGCGGGAACACGCCGGTACCCGTAGTCGGCAGAATAGCCGGCGGAATGGGGGCATTGCCGAGGATCTTGCTCCCCATGACGCTCTTGTTGTTGTTCAGATCATCGATCGTGACCTGAATCGTCCAGTTGACTGTGCCGGTCACGACGACGTTCCAGACAAATTCTTCCGGAGCGATAAAGGTCCCGAGAAGCTGCCAAGGCGACGGCACAACACCGTTCGTCCCGAGCGTTACGGCAGCCGTAAAGCCGCCGCCCAGCGGCAAGGCCGACGTCACCGTCTTAAAAGATTCGGTTGTCGCTACGGTGCCGCTAGCACCCGAGGGAACAGCCAGCGTCTGCGAAATGATGCCGCCGTTCGCATTGGTCCCGGTGATGACCATCGTCCGGGCCGAAGCCTCATTCCCGTAGGTCAGCAAGACCTCACGAGGCACGTCGAGCGTCGCAACGCCGCCAGACACCGTGCTGCCATTCAACGTCAACGCCGTGCCGCTCGTCGGCGTTATGGTCGTAACGATATTATTCGCCGAAGAGGCAGCGATGCTGGGACCTAGCTGGACGCGCTGCTGGATGGCCATCTAGCGCTTCACATTCTTGGCGAACTGGGCCATGTGCTGCAGGTGCGAATCGCCTGAATGCAACGCCTTCGAGAGCTTTTTCGCGGGGATCGGTTCTCCTTCCGGAACGTGCAGTGCACGGTGTAGTCGACCTTTGTGCCCCGGCTTGTCGACGCCCGTTCCTTGGATCCACTTTTCTGGCGAGCCACCGCGCGCCATTCCCGGTGGCCGCATCCCAGCGCCGGGCATAGCGCCAACCGGCCCTTGGGGCATCCCTTGACCTTGCATCATCTGAGCCCTCCGAGCCTGCAGCATCTGCATCTGCTGCGGCGACAGTTGCGGAGGCGGAGCCCCACCCGGCATGCCACCAGGAGCAGCGCCCGGCATTGGCTGCCCCATTGGCATACCCACAGCCCCGCCCGCCTGCCGGCGAGCCGGGCGATCTAGCCGCCGGCGGGTTTTACCGCCGTCAGCCCGAACGTGCTTCTTGGGCTTGGCAGCCCCATGCTCATATTCCTCGCGCTCATGCTCGAAGCTTTCGCCCTCGAGTTCGGCTTCACGGCGAATATGAGCGTCAGAGGGCATCTTCTTTGCCATTGGCGCACCTATGAGGACTACGAGGAGACCAGGCGAATCGGAGTGATCCGCCTTATTCCTCGAGCTCGTCATTATCTGCCTTATGCATGCCGGCTTCGCGAACCCGGGCGGCAGTCGTTAGCGGCGTCATGTCGGAGCCCACTCCGCCGCCGCGCTTGCGGCCGGGGCGATCAAGCCGGTGATGGCCCTTGTGCCCATGGCCCTCGACTTCCTTCTTCGCGCGTCCGCCGCGAGCTAGCGCAATGGCCCCGCCATCAGCGTGGTGGTGATGCTCGGCATGCTCTGTCCCGTGATGAGATACGTGATGCTTGCCGTGGTGAACCGCGCCGCCGTGCTTGCGCTTCTTGCCCTCGGCCTCTGGCACGACATTGCTCTTGGCCGTGTAATCAAGCTCCGGATCCTTCTCCGGGAAATCTTTCTCGCCGTGCATGGCGCCGCCGTCTTTGCGCTCCATGTGGCCACCACGCTTGTAGTGGTGGTGCTCGACGTGCTGCGACCCATGATGGGAAACGTGATGCTTCCCCTCATGCATTGCGCCAGAATGATGATGACCCCTTGCCATCGCCATCTCCTCTTTAACCTCGGCGATCCGCGCCGACCGGTCCCGCGTTGGTTAGACCGCGGGCGGCCTGGGACCCGTCCCGTAGAGGGGCGAGATCTGCATTATACATTAAATGCTTCCGCAGTGCCAGACGGCGGGCTCTTCAATATCGCCCGCACATCGTCTTTGGAAACCGTGGCCAGCCATGCCTCGCGATCAAGAACTCCGTAGGAGATTACTAGCCGCTTTCCATCCGGATGCTCACACATGCCGCAGACATACTCTCCGGCCGAATCGTGCCCGAACTCCCAACCCAATGAAAAGGTGCTGATCTGCAGTTCCCGATCGAACCAGACAAAGCGCTGTCGATAAGGCGGCTTGCACAAGACCGGGTCGAGATCCCTGGGGCACTCATGAATAATTGCCAGGAAGCCGTCATCAAACGGAATAAGCTGGCTGCTGCCCCTCCAATGTCTCGCCGAGACGGGCGGCACACCAATCTCTCCCGGAGCTGGCGAGGGCCCATATCCACAAACAACAGTAGGATCACAGGAATAGACGAATCTCCCCGATCCATCAGATACAGGCATCCAATTCTTTTGGTGCCGTTTGGGCCCTGGGGGTTGCTGAAGAACCGTAAAGTTTGTCGCCTTCCCGCCCTCTATCGAGACGACCGTCATTTCGCACAGCCGCTCGTCATTGTGCTGACGGCTCGTAGCCGATGCACAAAGATTCCCGTCCAGATACCAGAGGCGCAGATCCTCCAACCCGACGACTTCGCGACTGACTATCGGGACATCCGATACATCCAGCTCGCCGAGGCAGGAATGTTCCAGGGAGGGCTCGACATGAAACAGAAAATTACGGGTGATGGTCGGACCGTGGTTCTTAGTGCCGATGAGGTAGTTGACGCAGCGGACATTCATGATGACCCCATCGGGACCATTCACGATCGATGGGTTCATTGGATAGAACCCGGCTGGCGGCTCAAAGCGAATCGGCAACCACCGTTGTAGCGAAGGGGCCAAATCGCCGAGCTTCTTCCGATACCGGAATAGATTGCGCCACGTCACCTCGCGGGCCGCCTCTGGGAATTCTCGATCTAGCGTCAGCTCTTCACAAAGCCGCGCTCCCAGCGCACGCATGTACGGCCGTTTCGAATGGAATCCCGAAGTGGCGATCTCTGCTTTCACCCGCACGGGATCGCATCCGCCTAACAGGCCGCGCTGTGCGAAAAGAATCGCGACATCAGGAAGCCCACGCTGCCGGTACTCAGCGGCATGGGCGCATAATTCCGTTGCCTGAAGACGCTCAAGCATCAGGCGACTTTCTGGTAGAAAGCGATGAACTCAGGATATTCCGCGACCTTGCGCCAACGACCTGCGGCCTCAACCGAATCGGCCCATGGCTTCACCGTCGGCGTCTCCGGACGCCCGTAATCGTCAAGCCCGATGATCGTCTGGCTAGTGATCAGGCGCTCGATCCCATTCAGCGTCGGCCCGAGGAATTTATCGATATCGAGGTCAAGCCACAAAAAACTCAGCGGGCGCGTCAGGTACATAGGAGCCGTCTTCCGCGCGTCCCCGCGAATCGGCACGATCGGCAGAAGAGCCGCCCATTTCCAAAGCTCCGCCTCCGACGTTTTGTCATCACCGTAGTCGCCGGCGCGAGGCCAGCCAGTCGGATGAGTCTCCGTAAATCCCTCAAACGTATCAAAGGCAAAGACGACCTTGTCCTGCCCCAACGTCTTCACATAACAGGCAAACTTCAGCGACATGGTGCCGCGATAGCAGCCCATCTCCGCTATGTCGCCCGGTACTGACAATGATTTTTCGAACCAGGGGATGACGACCGAAAGGTTCGATTCGGTCGGTAAGTCTACAATAGCCCGCGGAACAATTTGCTCAATCGACAGAACTCAACCTCATGAATGCGTCGACATGACGTCTTCGTGAGTGATTATATACACGTCCTCGTCAACGGCCGTAATATGCATCATCTGGTACTGAGCCGTCGAGGCCGTAATGCCGTTGGCAATGCCGTTCACCGTTACCCCAGATCCTGTAACGGTAATGGTCCCAGTCCCAGCCTGGTACAGATCGCACGAGAAACCACGCATCAGTTTGATCGGCAACGTCACCGCAATGGCGCTGCTCGAGGTGAAGCTGATGATCTTGCGATTGTCCCCTACCCCCGTGCCCCCATTGGTATAGGCTAGGCCGGAGAGGCTCAACGTGTAGGTCGTCGCGTTTACGATAACAAGACGATCGAACGGGCCAGCGACAGCACCAACGGTCATTATGAAGCGTCCTTTTTCAGGAGGGCGTGCCTAGCGGCCCATACCTCGATGTATTCAGCCGCAGCCCGCAGCCGCACGGGATCATCGTTAAAGCGTCCCAACCCATTGTTGCAACTACCACACAACAGGCCTCGATTCAGGCCCGTTCGATGGCAATGATCCGTTGCGATAGCCCGATCCATACTTTCAGGACGCTGGCAGATAGCGCACAGGCCGCCCTGCTCGGCAAATTTGAGATCTTTCTCGCCGGGGAGAAGATTGAACTTCCGTAGATTGTATTCGCGCCTGAGCGCTTTCCCCTCGGCCTTGCTCTGCTTTGACCACGGCAAACGCCACTCTGCATTCTCTGGGCCAAGAGGCGGATGATCAGGAGTGGGGTGTTTGCGCATCAACACATGATCACCCGTTGGAGGGGGCCCCATGGCGACGAGAAACTCATCGACCGAGGCCCAGCCAACGATAGTCGGATCAAACTGGATATCAGACCATTTGGCGCTGCGCTGCCGGCGCGAACTCTTCCAATTAGAGTCTTTAGCAGACCCATTGCCAGGCATCTCGCCCGTCTCAGCGGCATGCCGATATGCTTCTGCAGCCTCTTCTTTGGTAGAGAACTTCCCGAGATAGTGTTGCCGACCATTCCGGGTGATCATCGCCACCCATTTGCCCGCAGTCTTGCTCCAACTGACGCCCTTGATCCCACTCTGGTTCAGAGAATTGATCTTGTTGGTCGCCGACAGCTCTGCCTGCGAAACCGCCGCTATATCAGCGAATCGCACCGAGGGACCAGATGCCCCCCTATAGACTAATCTCGTTGGGGCGACGGGCCATTCGCCTCTCATCCAGAACCATGCAAGATGCGTGGCGTAGTGAGCAACTCCGTCAATCGCCACTACCCAACGCCCGCCAGGGCCAGCATGCCCAGCAGGCAATCCGACACGGCCGGCGTGCCGCTGGTTTGTGGCTTGTAGCAAGGTGAAGATGCCTGTGTCGGGATCGTAGCTTACGACTTGGCGCAACCGCTCGGGGGTCAGGGCATGCTTCTTAGCCATGGCTCGTCTCTCCTTAGTGATAAACTCAGGAGAGACTATACCATCCGAAACCGCAACGGTCAATCCCCGTATATGTTCTGCCATCGCCGATGCCAGTCTAGACTAGCAAGCTACTGGTTTTATTATGATGTTGGGTTCGTTCCAAAGCCGGCTCTAGGGTTATAATAGCTAAATGAGTAGCGTTCATAGCCCTTAACTAATAAGTTGTCCGTCGTGAACTCGACCTCCATCGACATCTCAAACGGGATGCGCTCCATGTAGGAGAGCCCCGGAACGTTGGTGAGCAGGAACCAGGAGAAGCTGGAGGTGAGGAAGTCGTTTACGAAGTACGACTCCTTGAGGCCGCCGGTGGTGCTGCGGATGGCATTGACGTCGTTGTCGCCAGTGCCGGGACGCAGCTGCGACTCGAGGAGGCGAATGGCGACTGGCTCGAGCTCGGGCGGGATCAGAAGCATCTTCGCCCGGGCATAGAACTTCAGGGCAGCCTGGTCGACGAACTGCCGGCGGATCTGGATCATTGCGGAGAGCAATGAGGTCTCGGAGAGATCGGCCGCCGTAGTGAAGGCGTTCGAGTAGGTGCCGAGATCGATCGGGTGTGCAGTCGAGAACAGCGGTTGCTGGTCACCACCAACGGCCACTTGCTGGACGAACCCGAGATTGAAGACGCTGGCGCCATAGATTTCCTTCGTCTGATTGAAGGACTCCTGGAGGCCAAGGTTCGACGGATTGAACTGCGTCTTGTAGAGGTTATCGTCGATTGCGGGCCGCGTGATGGCGTAGCCGAGAGCGACCTCGAGGTGCGACTGGTTCCAGACGAAGCGCTCGCCGGCACGGTTGGCGAAGGTCGTGGATTGGCCTTCGTTGTTGAGGCGGGCCAACGGCAGGTAGCGATTTTCCGCGGTGCGCTCGACAGCCTGTTCCGATTTGATGAACTGGAACAGTTTGTCGTACTGCCTCGGGATTTGCTGATATTTGCCGGTGATCGCGCGCAGCCCCGGGAAGAGCATGTCGCGGATATTGGAAAGTGCGACGGGCATCTGTCAGTCTCCCTTAGACGCCGGTCAGCTGCTTCTGGAACTGGTTGTTCCAGTTGACCAGAACCAGGTTAAAGGCGGTGGTGTTGTCGAGGCCGTTAGAGCCCGGGGCGCCGGTCCACGGATCCGATGGCAGAGCCATGATCCGGAACGGCAGCGCGGCGGTGACCGCCGGCGTGGTATGCAGATCGATGTAGGCGCCCGAGAGACCCGTCGAGGTGCTTCCGGTACCGTAGGCATATGTGGCGTTCATGCCGACCATCGCCTGCGTCGCCGCACCTCCGGGTGACGTGCTGTACCCGGTCTGCACCCAGAAGGAGACACTCGGGTCATCGATCACGAAGGCGGTAACGATCCCGTTAGTGATCGTGTCGCTGCCGGGGAAGTAGGGCATGAAAACCAGCTTCTGCTGGCTCGCACTGATGTACTGGCAGCCCCAGAAGATGCCACACGGCATAACCGTGCTGGAGATACTTCCTGGCGCCAGGGTATCAATGTACCCACTCGACAGCACCGTCACCGGATCTCCCTTGAAGATCTGGTGCGTATTGGAATAGAGAATCTGATAGTTGCCGTTCAGGTTGCCCGACCAGGACGCGCCGTCTGAGCGGCTTCCCGGGTCGAACCCCAGCGGGTTGAAGGTATTCGCCATCGAGTTTCCTCGGTGTCGACCCTTCCCCTATGATGTCGGTCTGGGTTACGGGGTCAGCGGCCCGTCTTCGTTTAGCCGCTTACTTCTCCGAAAAGAGCGTCTCGTGGCCGCTCACGGAATATGCCGAACACCCCGAGGGTTCGGTATTTGCCACTATATGATGTGTTGAAAGCCCGTCCGCGTCAATAGCCTTATTTCTCAGGCAACATTTCGGCGAATCCACGATCATCGACTATCTTGCGAACGGCGCCCTTTATCGCTTCGCTCGGCGTCGACCCCGTACCGGTATAAGAGCGCGCCTTGTTGTCCCGGCTCACGACGACATCAACCTGATGCACCGGGGATGTATCGCCCTCATCTTGCGTCGTCTTTGTGTCGACAGTAACGTCCGGGCGTGGCAAATCCATTGTCTATGGCTCCGATGTAAGTGATTCTTCAATGGGAGGGCCGGGCGACCACTGCTGTTGAATGCTGGCAACCTTCCGAACGCTCGGGTGATCTCGAGTAAACTGACCCTCGGGAGTGCCGTACAGTTTCTCCTCGGTGACCTGAATCGGCTTTAGCGCTTCCTGAATATCCTCCATCTGCGCTTCTTCGGTTAGGTACTTCGGCCGCTCCATCAGAATACAACCGCCGCGGCGAATCACCGTCTCACCAACGGAGGCCAGTTCGGGATGGCGATCAGCAGGGACAGCTGACCAATGGTTCTCCCGGAGGCCGATTTGATGTTCACGGTCGGGCTGCGCAAAAACGCTTTCGCGCTTCCATTCATAGCTGCGGCCGGGCGGGATGATGCTACGGTCGAACTCCAACGGATTGGTGGTTCGCCGGCGGCGAGTAAGCCGTGGCTCGTTAGTCGGCGGCATTGCCTGCCGCGTTGTGGCTTGCCGCGGCTGGGCAGGCTGGGGCGCGGCCCCGCGTGCCTCGGATCTGTAAGAAACTTCACTCACGTTTGCGTTTCCCACGACGCGCAGCCTTCGTGGCAGACGCGACGGAAACGAAGCCGCCCGGCTCGGGAGCGGCTATTCTTTACCTTCTGGCATTTACGCCTATTAAGCCCTCGCGCTGCAGGTCACGCTTGTGCCGGGCATACTCCGTCTCATCGATCCCCTGTGATCGCGCGAAGGCTCTTTCCTCGGCCGTTAAGACAACCCGATCACCACCGCTGAGATTTGTGGTTGCCGAGGCACTCGGCACGCTGCCGCCGGCGGGAGCCGTCGTCAGTCGCCTATGGGCCTGATCTGCGCGCCGCTGATTGGCGCCGGTATCACGCGGCTCGTCCGGATCAGCGTCTCGCCCGCGGCCGTTTGACTGCTCGCGCGGTTGCGAATCGGCTTGCCTACGCTCTGTAAGACCGACTTCGTCGTTGACGAAATCGATGTATTCCTGACTGCCGATATCGATGCCCTTGACTTGCGAAGCATAATTGGCGGCAGCAGCAACTCGTCTTTGGAACGCCGTATCGGTAAAATACTGCGGATGATCGCGCAGCCAATCCTGAACGATCGCCGGCTGATTGCGGATGAAAATGTCGCGCGGGTCATCGGGCACCGAAACTGGCTGCGCTGGCTGCTGCTCGCGGGTCTGTTTGCGCGCCTCGAGCGCTTTCTGTCCAGCTGTCAACTGCGCGATTTCGCCGCCGAGCACCGCCATCTTGGCCTGCACATCGGCCATCTTCCCACCGTCGCCGTCGGCGTAAGCCGCGGCTTGCTGGCCCTTTAGCGCCTCCATCTCGGCATTGCGCGCATTCAGCGAACTTACGATTTCGCTCAGCTGCGCATCTTCGGTCGAGCGGCGGCCGGTCTCTGCCTCGACGTTGGCGCGCTGATCGGCCTGCCGTGCCTTTGCCTCTGCAGCATCGGCCCTGGCTCTCTCCTCGGTACGCCGGCGACGTTCCTCAGCAATTTCCGCATCCCGCTTTCGATCACGCTCCTCGAGCTCGCGCAACGTTGCCCGGAGTCCCTCGATAACATCCTCGGGAGTTTCGATCGTGATTTCTTCAGGTGGGGGCTGATTGGCACGTACCGACTGGTCAACCGCATCGGAAGGCAGCGCTGCTCGATCGCCTGACATCGCTTACCACCATCTCCCCGGATATTTGACGACACCCCTGATGTGCGCATCCTGCAGCACACGACAGTGCGCCACGTTGTATTCCCCGGTCAGCTGGACGTGCTTGTCCCAGCCATCGGTGGCCCGATAGAGAACCCAATCTCCCGGTTTAATGGGCGGCGTACCGATCTTGTCGGTCAGCCCTGCCTTGATCCAGGCATCCCACGGGAATTTCGTGGCATTGTCGTCTTGGAAAGCCGTTGGGCCAACGATCAGGACCGCCCCAACAACCCCTTCGTAATAATCGGATTTCTGAGTTTCTGCTGCGGCGACAAGGTTCTCGGAAACCTTTTCCCGTTCATATTTTACGACGAGCACATCATTAAACAAAAACGTCACGTCGAGCTCACCAAGCCGCTTAAGAATGGCTTGGATATATCCGCGCTCTTCATCGAAGACCGGCCCTCGAGCGGGGGCGATTGGTGCGCCGCTCAAGCCGACAAGAGGGGGCTTCATTACCTGCTGTAAAGTCATTAATTCCTATCCATTTCTTGTCTAATTTCGTCGGCTATATCGATGACGCGGCGCATCCCCGCGACCTCGCCACAGGAATACCGATAGGAGCCAAAGTCTTCCGCTGTACCTTGGGCCAGCATGCCGGCCTTCTCGGCGGCTTCTTTCTCAACTCGGCGCGCGAGTTCTTCGTGAAAGAACGGGTTGTAAATGCCGATCAACTAAAAAGCGGGAGTTCTTTCACTCGCGTCCTCTAACTCGAACGCGACGCCGCCTAGTGCGGCCGATTAGCGACCGCCAGTGAGACCCGAGTCTCGGCTTTCCCAGCTATCGGGGCTGAGGTTCGCCAGATGGTTGGACCGATTACGTTATTTTTTGTCAGGCGTCAAGGTACGTTTATGCACCTTGGTAGCGCCGCAGCCGCTCCGCCACCAGTTCCGCTGTATGCGCCCGCTGCATCTTCACCGCAGTCGGTCCGATACATTCGAGAGAGACGACGCAATCGTCAATCTCACACCGGCCAGCCCCGCAGCGCTCGCAGCGCTCATCAAGAGGATCAGCTAACGCGGATCGGAAGTGGTGCAGCATTCTTTAATTGTTTCATGTGAAACGTAGTTTGCGCCAGCCGTATCACAGCACGAGCTAACGCCGCCAATGCAGTCAGGGCACGGGTATCCAGCGGCGAGCGCAAGCGGCACTAAGAATGATGAGCGCATCTCGACTGGCAACCGCCCGCTCCCGTGGCAGGTCGGACAAATCACCTTACGGCCTCTTGCCAATCTTCTCCAGTCGACCCACGCCAGATGCGGCGCCGGCATCGTCATGGGGGCCACCGAGCCGGCCACCGCGCGCCATACCGGGCGGACGCATGCCAGGCGGCGGCCCTGCGAGACCGGGAGGAGGACCGCCACCGCCGGGCGGCCCCATCATTGGAGGCCGAGGGGGTGGGGCCACCGCTTGCGGTGGCAGCACAGGCGGACGAGGCGGCATTGCAGGCGGAGCAGCCCCGCCTTGAGGCGCCCCAATGTTCACCGTAACGTGCGAGTTCTTCTTACCGTGCCCCTTGCCACCACGGCCGCCACGATCGAGCCGCCGGGCACCGGCTGGCCCTTCGGCGCAGCCGCCGTCTTTGAGCTTGAGCTTAGTGTGATGGCCTGGATGCAGCTGCGAATCATGCTCATGCATCGCTTCGCGTATTACCTTCTTTTCAGTCGCACCGCCCTCAGCGCGATGATGGCCGAGGATATGACCGACTCTGTGATGGTCATGCTTCGCCTCGACGTGGGCCTTAAGACTGCGATGTGAGTGTAGAGTCACGCTATTGCCCTCGATTGCTTTTCAGCCAAGGCGTCCCTTCGGGGCCCTTGGGGATGCCGAGCGATTCGCGATCCTGGCGCTCGTTGCGTGTGAGTTGGCCACGCCAATCCTTGTCGGCAGCGGCGCGCTGTTGATAGTCGGCCGGCAAATCTGCGCGGCGACCGCCACCTTTGAACGGTGGATCGAGCTCACCGGTCTGCTGCTCGCTCGGACCACGACGCAAGTCCGGCTGGCCCAGAGGCTTTACCGGTGTGCCGCCTGATCTACTATTCGCCATATCGGCCTCCTTGTCTAAAGAATAGCACGAATCCTAGTTGACGCGGAAGACGATGAAGTTGTTCGAGACAGGGAACCGCTCCTCATCATTGGGCGATGGGAATACTTGGCCGCGCACTATGAGCGGGAATTGCTCAAATTCCCGAAGCGGTGGTGCGATTTGCACCGGCGGGACCGGGATCGGCCCCGGCGGCGGGCCCGGGGGCGGCGGGGGCGGCCCCGAAGCTACCTGCGGCGCAGCCCCGATCGGCAGCCCGCCGAGTGGGGCCGAGCCGAGCAGCACGTCATGCCTTCGTCAGCGTGACGTTGAGATCGAGATTGGCGTTAAGCCAGTGCTTCCTGGCCTGCTGCTGAAACTCGTCGTTCCTGACCGCTATGTCACCGTCGACGGTCGTCCCGTATCCATAACTGCCGCCAAAATCACAGGTGAGCGGAAGATCCGTCATCTTCTCCTGCTCGCGCCACTGCCTGCTGTAGACCATAAAACTCGACTCACAGAGCGGCGGCCAGGGAGCCAGCGGATCAGTGATCGCCCGCATCGATGACCAATGCGGAACTTGGACAACCAGCTGCGCACCGGGTTTCAGAATACGGCAGCATTCGTTCATAAACGCGTGGCGCTCTTCGCGCGTCAGCCGCTGGAAGTAGTAGGCGCAAAAAATGAAATCGACCACAGCCGAATCAATCGGCCAGGGGAATGATTTCAGATCGACCACATGGTCGACATTATCGCTGGCAATCCGATCGACGTGGATGAAGCCATCCTCACGCGCCTGATAAGCGCCGCCAAGTTTCAGCTTGAAGAGTTGACCTTCCGGCGCTCTGATGCGCGCCGGCTTGGTTGCGAGACGCGCCACAGGTTTCGGCTTCTTTAATACGGTCGCACTCGGCATTACTCACTCACCACATTGTGTCAGTTGAAGAATCGTGAGACTCAAGAGGCTCTCCTTTGCCCATCGCGGATCATAGCAATCAAGCGACGAGATACATTATAACGAGCAGCTATCGGCACGGGATGCTCGCCACACAATAGCGCGACCCTAATATCCGCCACCTGTAAGTCACTAAGTTTTGCCGCTCCGTTAGAACAGCCCACCCCTAGTCTCTTGGCCTTCATCGTCGCGCTGATGTTCGCGCGCCGTATCATTTCTTTTACTGGGTCAAGCAACGCTTGTTGCATAGCTGTAACGCCACGCAAATCATTTCTTCGCTCTGGGGTCCGCGCCCAAGCACGCTTCAATGCCACAGAGGCCTTCGCCTTCGTAGCATCGGTATGATGCATGGTATCCTCGCCGCCACGGCTGAGATTATAACCATGCGGATGCTCTGTCATAAAGCGCAACACGGCACGACGCTCCATCAGGCGCAGATAACTCCAATCGTCTGCGATGATTAGCGTCCGCCTGAGAAATTTCTCAGAACCACATTTTCTCAGAGACCGATACAAAGGCCTTTGGTCCCCAGCAGACAGCCGTTCCAAATGCATAGCCCACCGATACTCTAGGTTATGCTTTGAAATTCCGAGATACCGCTTGCCGCTTGGCGACACCAATTCATAAAGACAGCCCACATAATCACCACATAATATCCGCAGTTGAATCGTGGTGCGCTACTCGGACGCCACAATCGACAGCGAAACGATATCCATGTTTACGAGCATCTCCGGCAAAATACAAGTCTTGGGTCCCGACGCCGTTCTTACTGTCGCCTACTGTCTTGAACCAGGGACGCCGCAGACGCGGGTCTTTGAACATCGAGAGACGGAAGAGGGTAAACCCCATCCCGGTTCCATGGCATTCCTTTAGGCCACCATTTGGATCCGGCAACTGCGGCCGGAAATTCATCGGCATTTCCAGCGGATTACCCCATATCTGGGCGACGCCGCCCGGCCCTTTGGTGAAGTAAAGCCCCCCGATTGCGCCAAACTCCGGGTGAGCCTCCATCTGCTGGGCCAGCCTAACGAATCCATCAGGCGGCATGGCATTATCGTGCTCTCGAGTGAGAATATATTTCCACGTCGAAAGATCGGGGTGCCCGAGAATCGATTCGATGCATCTCGAGTAGGCCTCCCCGACTTCCGTATCGATCGTCGTCAACCGGGCGAATCGGTTGTTGGGCGGAACGATCATGTTCTCCCAGGCAGCAACGACGCGAGGGTGGATCCCTCTGCCGCCTGCTGGAGTGATCATCACGCAAGACAAATCTTTCCAGGTCGCATCCTTATCGAGCCGAGAGACCGTCGCATTGAGGTCCGCATTGTGTCGGCCCGGATCGTAGGACGAGATTATTACCGGTTCAGGCATTGTCTTGATCCTAAGCAGTGTAGAGCCATACGGGAACACCTGAAGGTGCCGCCGATGGCGGCTTAAAGAACATCTGCAGGACAACGAAAGCGTGGGCCCCGCCCGTGACGGTCCACGTGGAGGTCACGCTACCTGTCGTTGTTGTCACACCAGAGCCATCCGCGTAGCCAGCGTTTGCATCATTATTGTTCTGGATCGTCGGCGACGTAACTCCGGTAATCGCCAAAGATGAATAACCAACGTTCACCGTCCCATCAGAGCTGACCCCTGTTAATACTAGGTCGCCGTTGGTGGCGGTACCCGTACCGGAGTTTGGCGTCGAGGTGCCGGTCGAATTGTCTAGTCCGCTGTGCCCATCCAGCGTCGGAGTGCCGGCGACAGAGTTCGTAAATTTTATAACGCCAAAATTCTGAATGACCGGGGTGGTGGCGTAGGACGCCGTGATCGAGGTCGCCGAGTGGGCGCATGAAGCGCAATAAAAACTGGCAAGAAGCTGGCCAGAAGCGTCAAAAACATTATCCACCGGTATGTAGGTATTGGGCGGCGAAGCGTTGTCTGTGACCGAGATCGTGTCGGTCTGAAAATCCGAGTACTCCACAAATACCGCAATGCCATCGCCGATATTTATGGTGAGACCGCTTTTCGTGAGACTTGTTACAGTCGACAGAGTGCCGGCGGTGCCAAGAGCGGTGACGGTCCAGGTCATTTATTTGTCTATCCTACTTATGGGACCAAATTCGAGGTGGCGGCGCTAATGTTGTTGGCGCTATCCATAGTCCACAGATACACGGTGTCGCCGTGCGTGGCGGACAGCGAGACGGGCGGCAGAAAGCTCCATGCATTCCCAGTACCCGACTGCCCGCCGGAGGTTGGCGTCGTCGACGAAGTCGACGCGAGCCACTTGACCGCCCCATACTGCGCCGTAAAGGTCGTCGTGTTGAACGGGACCACACTCCCAAGCCCGAGCGGGTTCAGCGTGAACGAAGCGGTCGGCAGCGTGGTGAAACCGGTGGTATGGCACCCAGAGAACGTGCCACTGGCACAAAAGTTCGTGTTCTCTGTAGGAGTAACGGTGTTGGAATCAGTTAAGTACTGTGCCGTTGGCGCGCTAAAATAGTTTTGGGTAGCAGAGCAGCTGACGCACTGCATGTCGTTTAAGGTGTTGGCTGGGCAATCAGCCGGCCCGGTACCAACATTATCAGTTGACGAAGGGTCTGGGCACCCATTCCCTCGGAAATCAATATTTGCGCTAGACGAACCGATGACGCTGTTATTGGTGAATACCAGATTGTTGACTTGCATTCCCGGGCTGGCGCTGACCCCAGATGGGCCACAACTCTCACCGTCTATGCCGCCGCGCCACGCGCACGAGCTAAGGAAAGCGTCAGCGCCCTTTAACCAGTTGCCAGTAAATTCCATGTCGTTGGTAATGCCATTTGTAGCCGGATCATTGACCCCCGGGGCTATCGCCGTATTGTTATCGCTCGCAGTTCCACCGGAGCCGGTATTAGACATACTGAAGTAATTGTTCGTGTTGAAGAAATGATGGCTGCCATCCGGCTCGCTCGTGCCACCACCGGCATAGCAAAAGCCAAGTCCGCATCCTGCCCAGCCATAACCAGCCGCCGCAACGCTGCACGCTACATTATCACACCCATAATATACAAGGTTCCCCGTAAATGTCATATTGTCCACATCGATATTATTGGGCGTCTCCGCAACAAATATATTGTTCTTGATAAGACCGTCGTGGAACTCCTGGTATTGTATTGTCTCTCCCTGAGCATAAAAGCCGCCACTGGCCGGCATGGCATCAACCGAGTTCAGAAGCGTGAAATTATTGGTATCGCGGACGAAGAACTGTGCGTTAGGGCCGTTGAACCCCACGTATCGAATATCATTAACGGTCGCGTTCGGGCAGCTCTGGAGGTTGAATGTACCATTGAAATCGCCGGCCTCGGAAAAGCCTCCCTCATTCCTTGAGGATTGCGCTATAGACCCATCAAAGTATATGTGAGACACGGTGGCCACAGGGCTGCCGTTATTACAGCCGAATGTGCCGAGAGAGTCGTAGTTCCCAAATGACAGGTACCCTCCAGCGGCGCCATTGGCTGGGCTGGTGCCATTGGAAAACACGCGCGTATTAGTTCCGCTCGGACCGCCACTCCCGTTGTTCGGATGCCCCAGGTAGTCAAAAGTGTTGCCGCTACCTGCGCCAACCAAGTTTATCGATTTGGTTCCCGTTCTTATGCCCCACCCAAAACTAAAAGTGTCCCCGGTCCTCGTTGCAGTCACGTTTTGGCTTAACGTAACGCAGTTTGAGCAGCCGCTGTTTATCGCGGTTACCGTGGTGGGGGGCGTGTAATCTGGGATAGCTATGTTGCCGGCTCCGGCCGTTGCGTCCGTTACTATTTCGCCGACAGTTATACCGGCGGTTGAAGACATTCCGGTTATCTTGTTGGGGTTGCTGCTGGTGGAGATGTTACCGGTAGGCGTGGCGGTTGACATATTAAGCGCCCAGTTGCCAGCCGCCAAGAACACGGTATCACCGTTGGATGCGGCGTTTATCGCGGCCTGGATGCACTGGTCGGTCCAGGGACTCCCGGTGGTACCACTACCGCCGCCATTCGAGGCACAGTACGTCGCCGCCGCGTCATACAGGGTGCCGACGGTGATCGCGAAATTCTGCTTTAGTGGACTGCCCGTCGCTCCGGCCTGCGTAGCCGCAACGCAGATATTCTTGGTTCCTGCCGTGATCGCTCCGTTAGTCTCTAACGTGTCGTTTACGATCTGGAACGAAGCATTGTCGGCGCCGCTGCAGCCGCCGACGGTAGGTGTCAGCGACAAACCAGCGCTTGAGTAGCCCGCAAAAATTGGCGTTGTTGGGCTCATTGATACGCTGAGAATACCGACCGCGGTCCCAGAGGACAATCCGGTGGTGGTGGTGGCGTTGGACAGAACGATCGACGAGAGCGTCTGGGGAGCGCCGCCCCCACCAAATTGAGTCGGATACCACGTAAAGCCAGACCCGATCCCGGCTGCCGCGAACAGCGCAAACGCTATGAACCGCTTTCTCATATTTAGCCCAGTATCACGTTGATTTGACCGTCTGAAACCTTGGCTGAAATGGGTGTGGCGCTATTCACGCCCATGGCAATCAGCTGCCCGGCGATTTGGTTCGTCAAATCGCGACGTTCCCAGCAGAAATAATCACGGCAAGTCTTCGGACGAAATGCATACACCGAACATCGACCCCGGTCAATAAACGGGCACCTCTCGACGTTCGATTTGATGATCATCTTGCCGTTTTCTTCTTTGACATATCGTGAGCGAAACGCCCGGCTTGCCAGCCCTACATGCGAGGCAAGCGAACGGATTTCGTGATCCGTCACATCGACGGAGCCGGAGATGGTGCAGCACACGCCAGGGCACTTGCTGCAATCCATCATCAGGTGCTCCCGATGTTCATGTAGAGGCGGAAATTGCTGGCTGTGGTGCTTAATGCCGTGGCGGTGAAAGCTGTCGGCACGATGCTGGTGGTGCTCGTACTCAGCATGCCCACCGCATCAAAGAAATTACTCCCGGCTGCACCAAACGGACCGACCGCCGCATTAAGATGAGTGTTTCCGGCGAACGAGCACGACCAAGAAAGAGCACTGGCTCCGGCGCTGCCGGTCGTCCCCTGAATGCCCAGAGCATAGACGCCAGGAGGCAAAGTGCCGGAGAACGGCAAGCGAATCGCCCGCCATGAGCTGAAGTTGCTCGTCGCGGCGTTCGCCGTCGTCGTATTCGAAGTCACCGACAAGTTCGTTGACAGCGTCCCGGTTGTGCTCGAGTGCGGATAGGAAAGGCTTAGGCCGTTCGTTTGCGAGCTCCCGGACTGGCTCAGCGTCTGCGATGCACTCCACGTCAAAATTGTCGAAGAAAGCGACGCATATTGCTCAGCGGCATTCTGCGAATAGAGCGCCACCGACAACATCGATGCCATCGAGGCGCTCGCCGATTGACTCTTGGAGCTAGTAGCCGAAGTCATCGCAGAGAGGGTGAACGTGCCGAGCAGCTGCATCTGGTCAAATGCCACGGGCCGCTGCAACGTAAACGGCGCCATGAACATCGTCGCCCCGCTCGGGATCGACGTTGATGCGCTGGCAAGAAGCGGCACCGGCTCAAAATTGGAAATCGGCGTCTCGTAGATCGAGATCGTGCTGGCGTTAGTCGACAGAGAAATACCGGAGGTACCGATAAGCGACGACGTAGCCGGAACGGCAAAGACCAGGCTGCTGGCGGATATGCCGGCGCTCATAGCACCCGAGGCGCTGACAGACAGCGTGCCCCCGATCGCCGCTGAAGTCGTTGTCCCGGCCTGAGTGTTGCCGGCCGCAAACAGCGACAGGCTGGCGGCACCCGGGCTGGGGCCAGAAATTACCAGGGCGCCCGCTCCCGCAGCGGTCGTAGAGAACCCGACGCTGATCGCCCCCGCGCCTGAAATCGAGATGCTCGAGAGCGTCTGCGTGGTCGAGCTTGTGGCGCCGAGCGTATTGCCGATCACGTATTCGTTCTGGACGACGCCCGAGGCGGCCGGCGTGGGCGCCGAGACAATTAGAATGTTATTCGAGCTGTAACCGACGGAGACGATGCCCGCGCCTGAGACAGTAACCGAGCGGGCATCGAAGGTCGTATTCGATGACGAGCCGGTCGTATTGCCAGCGGCAAAGCCTTCGATCGTCTGCACCGACTGGCTCGTGGTCGCGCTGAGGACAAAGGCACTCTGTCCCGCCGCCGTGGTCGAGAGCCCGACACTTATGATCCCAGCGCCCGAAAGGGTGAGCGAAGCATTCGTTGCGGATGACGTCGCGGCCGTTGTGTTGCCCAACGCGAACATGCTCAGCGTTGCGGCACCAGGCGCAGGACCGGAGATTACCCAGGCACCGGCCCCAGCGGCAGTCGTTGAGAAGCCAACGCTAATCGCTCCGGCACCGGACATCGAGACACTAGACAGCGTCTGCGTCGTCGAGCTTGTGGCACCGGTTGTGTTCCCGATCGCAAACTCGTTTTGCACCACACCGGATGCGGCCGGCGTGGGCGCTGAAACGATCAGAATGTTGTTCGATGAATATCCGACAGAGACGATCCCCGCCCCAGATACAGTTACGGAACGGGCATCGAAGGTCGTGCTGCTCGAAGAGCCGGTAGTGTTGCCTGCCGCAACACCGCCGATCGTCTGAACGCTCTGGCTCGTCGTTGCCGAGATGATCTGGTAGGAGATCGTGCTCGTCGTGCCGGCCGCCGTAGAGGTGCTCGCTGTCGAGAAACCGACCGAGACAATCCCGGCCCCGGACACTTCGTTTGTCGAGAGCACCGATGGCGGGAATGGATAGGAAGAAATAGAAGAGGTTTGCCCGGTGGTATTGCCCACCGCATAGGCGCCGGCCGTCAGTGGCGCCGAAACGAGTGTATAAGTTGTGCTGCTGGTCGTACCAGCTGCAGTCGAAGACGTCGCTGTCGAATACCCGACACTGACAATCCCCACCCCGGAAATCTGGCGAACACCCAATGGCTGGGCGAACGGATAATCCGAGATGCTCGATGAAACCGTCGTGTTTCCGGTTGCCGATTGGCCGGCAGAAATCGGGGCCGAAATCACAAAGGCGCTCTGCCCGGCCGCCGTCGTCGACAGGCCGGCGCTGATAAGACCAGCTCCGGACACCGTTATGGAGCCGAGGTTCGTTCCCGAGGTCGTGGCCGCAGTGGTGTTGCCCGACGCAAAGAGGCTGAGAGAAGCGGCCCCAGGGGACGGAGCCGAAATGATCAGAATATTATTCGACGAATAGCCGACACTGGCAGCCCCGGCCCCCGATACGGTAACCGACCTGGCGTCGAACGTAGTATTTGACGAAGAGCCAGTCGTGTTCCCAACCGCGAACCCCTCGATCGTCTGCACCGATTGATTCGAAGACGCCGAAATCACCAACGCGCCCGCACCAGCCGCGGTAGTCGAGAAACCGACAGAAACGATGCCGGCCCCACTGATGGAGACGCTCGACAGAGTCTGCGTCGTCGAGGACGTCGCCGCTGTCGTATTCCCGATGACATATTCGTTCTGGACGACACCACTCGCCGCAGTCGTGGCGCCGGAGATCACCACAACGCCTTGGCCAGCCGCGGTGGTGGAGTATCCCACCGAAACGCCACCCGCACCGGACAGCGACAAACTGCCAAGCGTCTGAACGGTCGATGAGGTCGCTCCCGTCGTATTCCCGAGAGCAAACTCACTATTAGCCGTTCCAGAGGCTGCGGTGGTCGCTCCCGAGATGATCAGCACGCCGGAATTGGCAGCAGTTGCGAAACCGACGCTGACCCCACCGGCCCCTGAAACCGATAAACTTCCAAGCGTGGCTACGGCAGATGAGGACGCTGAGGTCGTATTGCCAAGCGCGCGAATGTTGTCTGCCGTGCCGCTCGCAACCGGCGGAGCGACCGAGAGCATCAAGACACCAGAGTTCGCTGCCGTCGAGAAGCCGGCCGAAATGCCCCCGGTTGCCGAGACCGAGAGGCTAGCGAGTGTCGCTACCGCAGAGGACGATTGACCGAAAGTATTGCCCTGGGCACGAATACTGTCCGCGGTCCCGGATGCAGCAGTCGTCGCGCCTGAAATTATGAGCGCGCCAGCGCCGGCCGCGGTAGTCGAGAAACCGACAGAGACGCCGCCAGCGCCAGATACTGAGATGCTCGATATCGTCTGCGTCGTCGAAGACGAGACCGTGGTGTTGCCGATCGCGTACTCGCTCTGGACAGTGGCGCCGCCGCCAGCTGCCCCTGAAACGATCAGCACGCCCTGCCCCGCGGCCGTGGTCGACAGACCTACCGAAGCACCGCCGGCACCCGAAATCGAAAGTGCCGTCAGCGTCAACACAGACGAGGAAGTCGCCCCCGTGGTGTTGCCGAGCGCCACCAGGTTTTCGGCGGTCCCAGAAGCTGAGGTCGTAGCGCCGGAAATCACCCAGGCGCCGGCGCCGGCCGCGGTGGTCGAAAATCCTACGGAAACCCCGCCGGCCCCTGAAATCGACACGCTCGACAATGTCTGGGTCGTCGAGCTCGTCGCAGCCGTAGTGTTGCCGATCGCGTATTCGTTCTGAGCGGTTGCCGCGCCCGCAGTATCGATAATCGTAATCGTCGAACCGGCCGTCGATAGCGAGATCCCGGCCCCAGCAACCAATGAAGACGTCGCTGGCGACGAGACAACGAATGCGCTTTGCCCGACAGCGGTCGTCGAAAGCCCAACGCTGATGGCTCCGGCACCTGACAGAGTAAGCGAGGAATTCGTCGCCGAGCTGGTTGCCGCCGTCGTGTTGCCCGAAGCAAATAAGCTCAGAGGGCCGCCCCCGCCGCCGCTCCCTGAGATGATGATCGAACTGTTCGATAGACCGACGGAGACATTCCCCGCGCCGCTGAATGCCCAGCTGCCCGACTGGATTTCCGAAGTCGTGGTTCCGACCGTCTGGAGGCCTGCCGCATAGACACTGTCGGCCTCGTACAGCGTAACAGTACTGCCCACCTGAGATACGGCAATCCCGGATGCGGCCGTAACGACGGAACTCGCCGGCGCCGAGATGATTAAGGCACTTTGTCCGGCCGCAGTCGTCGAAAGCCCGACGCTTACCGCCCCGGCACCAGATACAGTAAGCGAGCCGGCATTTGTAGCTGAGCTGGTTGCCGCCGTCGTGTTGCCCGAAGCAAACACGCTCAGCGTCGCAGCTCCGGGCGATGGCCCCGAAACGATCACCACCCCCTGCCCCGCCGCGGTGGTTGACAGACCCACCGATACGGCGCCGGCGCCAGAGACGGAGAGCGCCGTTAGTGTCAGGACCGAAGAGGAAGTGGCTCCCGTGGTGTTCCCAAGAGCCACTAGGTTCTCGGCGGTACCGGAAGCTGCGGTCGTAGCCCCCGAGATGATCAGCACGCCGTGACCGGCGGCTGTGGTGGAATACCCGACGGAAGCACCACCCGCCCCGGAAACGGACAGGCTTCCGAGGGTGGCCACCGTTGACGACGTGGCGCCCGTCGTATTCCCAAGCGCGAATTCAGAATTCGCCGTACCGGAGGCGGCCGGCGTGGGCGCTGAAACGATGAGGACAGAGGATCCGGCAGCAGTGGTCGAAACCCCGACTGAGACAATCCCCCCACCGGAAATCGACAACGCGCTGACAGCCGATTCGGATGTCGTCGTGCCGGTCGTATTGCCGATCGCAAAGAAACTCGATGTTCCGGCCGCGGCGCTTCCCGTAGCACCGGAAATTATGATGCTGCTGTTGGAAATCCCGACCGAGACCCCGCCAGCACCACTAAATGCCCAACTGCCGGACTCGATCGCAGAGGTGGTCGAATTCGTCGTATTGCCAACGGCATAGACACTGGCATCCTCGTAGAGCGTCACGCTCCCCGCAGCCGTTGAGACCGCAACACCAGAAGCTGCCGTCACGACCGAAGATGCCGGCGCGGAGACGATCACAACCCCGGCGCCAGCCGCCGTTGTCGACATGCCGACGCTGACAGCGCCGGCGCCCGAGAGCGACCAGTTCGTCAGCGTCAATATGGATGACGACGTAGCCCCAGTCGTGTTCCCGAGCGCGAAGACATTCTCAGACGTAGCGCTAGCGCCGCCCCCAGCTGCAGCGGAAATGACGACGCTGCCAAGGCTGTACCCGACGGACGCCGCCCCCGCGCCAAAGAAACTCAACGATCCGCCGGTCTGGGCGGTCGACGATGACTGAGCCGTTGTGTTGCCGTCCGCATAGAGATTCTGTGTCGCCTCTATGGAAATGGTGCTGCCGGCGCTCGCGAGTGAAATGCCACTGGCCCCGACTAGAGACGAGACGTCAGGCGCAGAGACAATCAGCGTCGTGTTGCTGAACCCGAGGCTTATGGCGCCGGTACCCGATAGGGTAAGGGAATTCGATGTCGACTGTGAGCTTGTGGTCCCCGTCGTGTTGCCAACGGCGAAAAACGCCGACGAGGTCCCAGCGTGCGGAGAGGCAGAGATTGTGATCGAGTTCGACGAAGCGCTCAGCGTAATGTTGTCGCCGCCGACCAGATTCATATCGGCGCTCGGCCCCGAGCTCGTCCCGGCAGTATTGCCGCTAATGGTGTAGGCCAGGTCTTCGGCTAGGACTGTGATCCAGACTTGGGCCAGAGCCGAGGCATTTATCGCGGCATTGCCGTTGGAGGAGAAAAGCGGACCGCGGGTAATGCTCCATAGGCCAGCAGAGAGCGTTGCGGTCCCGCGCCCTACCTCGAATGCAATCTGATTCCCGGACGAGTCGAAATCCGCCAGGGTATAGGAAATAACGTTCCCGCTCAGAACACCGGCGGCGCCGAATGTCTGATAACCCGGGACCGCGGCAGAAGCCGTTATAACGCCGGTGCCCGGGGCTGCAGACACCAGCATCCGGGCCATATCGAATAATCCGGCCATTGACTACCCCTCCGGAGGTTGTTGCTCCGGCGGCGCCCCCAGGGGCTCCGGTGGCTTGGCGGCCTGCTCAACGTGCGGCCGGATAAAGGTGTCTCGTTGATGCTGCAGGTCCTGCGCCTGCACCTTCTCACGTTCCGTCTCGAGCCGAGTGTTGGCCACGCGCTCACGGCTGGCCCGATCGGCAGCCCGATCCGCGCTTTCCGTGACGGCTATCTGGCCCTGTACCTGGCGGTCGCGATCCTGGGCCGCAGTATCCATCGCGGCCTCTTTCATCCGCGCGTCGTGCTCGGCCATCGTCTGCTGCAGCTTCATTCCCATCTCTTGCAGCCGCGCCTCATGCTCCTGCTGCGCCTGCTGAGCCTTCTGCTGGATCGCCGCCATTCGCGCCGGATCAGGCGCGCCGTCCTGCTTTCCGCCGGCGGCTTGGGCCTGAGCTGCCTGCGCCGCAGCGTACTGTTCTTCTGTGACGATTAGGGTATCGGGGTCCGAGATACCGAGCACGATCGCGACTTGTCGAATCAGGGTGCGCAGATTGAAGAGAATCGGCTGTTGGATCGCGAGCTGCACCAGCGCGTACCATTTCATCAGCCGGTGCATGTGCGAGGGTGTGTTGGGATCGGCTGCAGGAACAATCTCGCAGTCTTCAAGCGCCCGCAGGAAGACTGCCTCTTCCCAGTCGTAGCCTTTCTTGTTCCAGCGCCAGAAGCTCTCCGGATTGGCCTTGTAGCGCTCCTTCAGAAGCTCGAGCTCTTCGGCCTGGCTCGCATGCAATCCGATATGTGCTGCAGCCAGAACCTTGGTCGCCTGTTCGATGAGTGCCAGCGTTGTCCCTACTGGCGCATCCTGATGTCCTTCCCCGACGGGCAACTCTGCCGTGCCGGCGACACGATCCATCCGTTGCTCGATATGCTGGATCAGCGCGACAAAGCCCGCTGTCACATCCTTATAGGGGAGGAATTCGATGACGTTTTTCAGCGGCACCGTAGGTGGCAAGCCCTTAACGGGCAGGCTGCCGCCTGGCGGGATGCGGTTCTGATTTGTCCAGTTGCGGATCGCCGCTTCGTTATGGATGGTGCCGGGGAAATTAGCGTACATCCCGGCATCAAGGGCCTCGCGCCAGGCTGCCGTCAGGGCCTGATCCCCATTGCCGATAAGGTGCAGCAGCCCAAGATCATAAAACCCCATTGCGGGGACAAAGCCGTACTTCACGAATACTCGGCGCGCCCGGAAGGTATCGTCGTCCTGTTCCCAGTTCCGACGCAGCTCGAGCATCTCGCGCGAGTCCTTGTCGATCGTCACCTTCCAGGGCAATTCGAGACCAGTGACCCGATCTTCTCCCGAACGAGGATCCTTGCGTCTGTGCTCATAGCCAGCGACGTCGAGTTCGACATAGGACTCGTACATCGTGCGGTCCTGGTCCTCGATGCGCTGCGGCCTCGCCTCTAGGCCTTGTGCACGGGCAACAGCCTCTTCCTGCGCATTCGGCTCCGACTGGGGATCATGCAGATCGACGTCGCGGTAGACGCCGAGGATCTGCATCCGCTTGACGAGCGACTGCCGCATCTTGATGCGATGCGTCAGACGGCCGGCGTCGCCAATCTCCGACGCGGCATTGGACACGATCACATCGGAAGCATCGACAAACCGCGAAACCGGGCGGTCGCGAATCGGGCAATCGTAGACCTTAACGAAGCCGCAGCCGCCGAAGGCGACCCAGAAGAGCATCTTGACCTTATCGGGCCGGTAGCCCCGATCACCCACCGTTAGGTTGTGATTGAAGCCCCGCTCAAGGGCCTCGGCGATCTCCTCGCGCGAAGCCTGTTCCACGGCCTGCGCATCTTCTGCAGGACCACCAAGACCAAGTATTTGTTCCTCGAGGGCTGGGCCACCGTTATGCCCGATGCCCGGAGGCGGAGCGACGCCGGCCGGCTTAACAGGCCGATCATCCCGAACCTTGACGGGGCCGCTCGGGGGATAGAGCTCGCCGGCCGCGTTTGCCTGGAAGCGTGTAATGGCCTCGAGCAATAAGGGATGCCGGATCGTCGACATTCCCTCGAATGGCCCGGTGGAATTGCCGACATCGCCCTTCGGCTTTTCGAGCGACGTGCCGAGCATCTTGATGCCTTCGGCGCGCATCTCCAGCCATTCCTGGCGAGATTCGTCATCAGCGGCGACGCCGCGTAATACCTCTTCCACGATCCGGTTGCGGACATCGTCGTCGATCTTGTCCGCTAGGTTCGCGAACCAGTCGTCATCGTCCTCATCAGCTTCCTCAGGCGGAGGCCGGAGGTTGATGACCACGCCGCCGTCCGGCGTATCGATGGAAACGGTGCCGTCGGGATTGATGCGCGGCTCACCCATGCCGGGCTCGTCGCTGACGACGACGATCTTTTCCGCGTCATCCTCACCGAGGAGGTCGGGTTCCGGAGGATCGGCGAGGCGTGTAAAGCCGCGAGCGAGACGCCCTTCGGACATTCAAACTTATTCCGCGCCGCGAATCGCCTCGTGGAGACGCGGAACAGGGCGGCCCGTCAGCTCAGGACAAGCACCTCAATCATACCGGGAACAATCAAATTACGCTAGCCTATCTCTGAATGGGAGCCCTGGACAATCGGCCGCGGAGCAAGATTCGTTATTTGTGTTTTATGTCTACAAGCAGGTACCTGACAGGATGTGACGCCGAAGTCCCCCCCGGCCAATCCACATTGGCATAATAAGTCAGTCGTTTTGAGCGCATGCTCCTTAAATGCTTCTAGCTCTCGAATAAAAGGTTCTTGCGCCACCGCAAAGGCAGCGTACAGCAGCCGATCGAGATCAACCTCAAACTCAGGCCGACGATAGTCCTTTAGCTGGGACGCCCAACGCTGCATAAACGCGTTGCGCAGCAGAGCAAGACTATCACTCTTTGCTGTCACCGCCGCCGGCCCCCGAAAACCGAAGCCAGTTCCTCTTGCGAGGGCGTATGCCCCCAAGAGGGCAGCCACATGCGGTTGCTCACAAACAGCCGCAGGCGCTCAAGACGCGTCTGCTCCGGATCCGGCTCCTGGAAGATCGCCTGCTCTTCTTCCTGCTCGAACTCAGCAAGCTCCTCCCGAAGCTCGGCATCAAAGGCGCTGCCGTCAATCCGCTCCGCAAGCGCCTCATCCCCGACTGTTACGGCAACCGTCGTGTCCTGCTCATCTCCCGCACGTATATCGGCCCGCGTCTCCGACTGCGGCGGCATCTTACGCGGACGGCCCGGCCCACGGCGAGGCGGCTGCAGTGTCTGCTCGATAGCGACACGCCGTGGATCATCAGGTGGTAACACTGGAAATTCCTCGAAGAATTGCTGGCCAAGAGGAGTCACCGGTCTAATGGTCGCGACTGCGCCGCTCGGCAGCATCTGCTCGACCGGAATCTGGCCAGTCGGGAAGCGGCTCTGGATAGCGATCTTCTCCTCGTAGCTAGCCTCCGGCGGCGGCTCGAGCCCAAGGCGCTGGCCCTTATGTTCGGGACAACGTTTGCCGGTGGGGAGATAGCCGCTCGCCTGCTCGACAAAAAACGGCGCCGCGCATGCCTCGCACTTTGAGCGCCAGACAGTCACCCCACCGTCACGGAGCTCAACTATCTCGTATCGTCTGCCTTCAAGATGAACCTCCGTCCCGAGAGGGCCGAAAACCAGTGTGGCCATCTAACCTCCAGCGAGCAGAAGACAAAGGGCCGCGGTTTCTAGGAAATCGTCCATTGATCTAGGACGCGGCCACTAGTGTTATCATGGACTTAATGTACCTTATGTGGTACTAAACGGGCACCGCGGTCGTTGACGCGATCGCGGCGCCCTAACCCTCGCACTCTTGGTAGGAGAGCCCGATGGCTATTCCCAACATACCAGAAATCTGGCGCGCCATCCCCGATTTCCCAGATTATGAGATCAGCAACTTCGGCGGCGTTCGGCGAGCCGTGGATTGCGTTAGAACTTATTTTCGCCTTGGGCAGCCGAGGACAAGGACACAATATAAGGCCGGGAAGATTCTTCGCCCTAAAATAGGGAAACTTAAATATCCGAGATTGACCTTGTGGCGGCTCGGCATTCCCAAGGGCACCGAAGTTTACATACACATCTTGGTTTGCACGGCGTTTCACGGCCCAGCCCCATCTCCTCGTCATCAAGTTGCTCATTGGGATGGCGACCGTCGAAACATACGATCCGATAACCTTCGCTGGGCGACACCAAAAGAAAACAGCATGGACACCATCCGGCATGGACGAGGAGGACGCGGCAAACACTCTGGCCGCAAATTAAGTCCTCCAAAAGTAAAAATAATAAAACAGCTTTTAAGAGCTGGAGTGTCACACAGCAATATAGCACTCCAATTCGGAGTCTGCCGTGAGAACATCACCCACATTAATAACAGAAGGACTTGGGTAAGAGTATAATCATAATGGATATGGCAAGCCTGTCACAGGCCGCATGCGCTCGTAATTCATCAGATCTTCCTCGGCTTCATCATACTCTTCCGGACGCTCGAGCACGCCGCGCTGACGAAGCTCACTGAGCCCGGCCGTAAAGCAGTCAACCGCATCGTCATGCTTGCCTTTCGGAAAGATGCACAGTTCATCTACTATAGGTTGTAGCCATGCCGGGTATGTACCATCCTCAAATTGAGGAACATATACCTGGTGGCTCGACACCAGATGCTCTACAGCGTTCGCGCGCATCCATTTGTCGTGCTTGGTCGTCGGCGCGATCTCCACGCCCCAGTCGTCGTCCGCGTGCAACCGGTGCAGTTCCTGTCCAAGGTGGGCACCGCCGCCCTGAAATTCGATCCTGAGATGGTCGACCTTATACCGCTTGCAGGTATGGCGGACCCACTCGACCAAGCCCCACGTCTCGCTGCGCTGATTGAAAAACAGCGGTGAATTCCACTCTTTTTCGGAAACGCCCTCGGGCCGGGCCGTCGGGGGGCCGTGCAATAGCAGCCGCTTCGTCCAGCCGGCGATTATCATGATCTTCGGATAGCCAACCTCATCGGGCATGCGCACATAGGTGTCGCCGCGGCGTTCGATCCGACCCTTACCTTCCGATCTCCAGACCCCCATGACGAGCATGGCACTCGGGTCATTCTCTTCCTTTTCCGTGAAGGCGCAGTCAACAGTAGCGATCACGTACTCGAGGGCCGGGTACTTGATTACGCGGCGCCCTAGCGAATCGCGCATAACCCAGCCTTCCATCAGACGGGAGCCGTCGAGCTCCATCGGAGGCCAGGGCTGGAACCATTCCCGCTTAAAGATGCCGCCACCGCGAGGCACAGGTTGCTGTTCAAATTGCCCGGCTTCCGCGTACCCACTTAGCTTAAGACGACCGTAAGCTGCATCACTCCAGAAGCTCGGCCAGATGAGCTCACCCGGCTCCGAGCGCGGATCCCCCCAAGCGGCACGGCCGGGATCGAAACGCCGCGGATACATCAGGTGCATCGGGTCGTTCCAATTCTCCAATGCCCAGCCAGTCGCATCGCCCTCGTGGAGCCGCTGCATAATCAAGACACGGGCCGAGGTACGCGGGTCCCTGATGCGAGTAGGGAGCGACTCCGTGAAGGCGTGCATTGTCGCCTCACGCTGAGTTTCCGACTCCGCGCCCAGGATAGAATGAGGATCGTCGACCAATTGAATGTCACCACCACGACCGATCAAGCCGCCTTCGATCGAGGCGCTGTACCGCTCACCACCGGCCGTATTGCCGAAGTCAATGCGGCTGGCCTGATCTGGCCGAACCTGAACACCAGGATAAACGACTTTACCGTTCTCGATCCGCTCGTAACCCCATAGCGATCGATACCAATGCCCCTCGATGAGCCAGAGCATCTTTTGGGCATTGTTCTCAGCGAGGCGAGCAGAATACGAGACGGCCAAGAAGGATACTTGCGGCCCCGAGAGCGCGCTAATGCTACTTCTACACCACACCCACGCGGGAAACACAACCGAAACGAGCAAGCTTTTCCCGTGACGAGGCGGGATGTTAACGATGAGGTCTCTAGTCTGCCCGTCGACCAGAGACTCGAGCGCGTCGCACATCCGCTCAAAATGCCAATTGCTGACAAATGGCGCCTTGTCGATCTCCCGCCAGGCTCTCTTAAAAAACTCCAAGAGCGAGCCCTCGCAGCGAGCCCGCTCCTGGTCCTTCGCGACCTCTCGGATAAGGATCTCGTATTCAGCGTATGCCTTCGGATCGCAGAGCGCGAGGGCCTTGGCCAGCTGCTCCTGGGTGACCGGCTTGCGCGGGCGCTGAGGATTAGGCGGCGTCTCCGGCATCGGTCTCTTTGCGTTTGGCATACCGCACCGGCTTCATCGCTGACCGCTCAACGGCCGCCCCTGTCTTTGCAATCTCAGATGCCGTATCCTCGGCCACCTGCCGCATCGCCGCGATCATCGCCACCTGTAGAGCCACCCAGAAGGTCGGCCCCGGAAACTGCTCATGCGGCGGCGCATCACGCGAGGTATCAGCTTTCGCCTGTTCCATCGCCTCGTTGTAATATTCGAGAAGAGCCTTCATGCTGCCCGTCCGTCTGTTGGGCGCCGCCACACAATAGGCGGCGTGGCGTTCTTCAAATATAACGGATGTCGCGGCTGGCCGCCCTTGGTCACACCCATACACCAGAGCGTCTTGTCCCCGAGCATCAACTCGACAGCCTTCGCAAAATTGCACAACGGCTTTGGCAGTGCCCCCCAAGCGCAGACGACGCGAGCAGCGCTGGCGGCGCATTGGCGAATGGTCAGGAAGTTGTCGTCGCTAACCGGCACCGTTCCTCGCTCGAGCAACCTCTTCGGATCCGTTGCCCGGTAGTCCATGACGTTTACCTTGCAGTAGGAACTGAAGCCCCAGGATCGCGTCCAGCGGATCTCTTTGCGGATCGTCGGATCGTCGACGAACATATCCGCGGTGCTCGGGTTCATGCCTATCCACAACACATAGGGATCTTCGGGTTTCCCCCATTGACGAGACAACCAATGCCGATACCGACCGCACACCGAGAATTCTGCGTCAGCAATGACGCCAGGCTGCAGTGGGATCCGGACCTTCCCGCCGGGATCATGCGAAAGTTCGACCATCCCGCACATCTAGCACCTTCGAGGTGGGTACACACAGGTAACCCACAGACGGCATTCCCCTACAGCCTTCATCGGGCTTTACTCGCGAATCATCGGTGTTCCTATTAAGATGCTGGGCAGTTGGGGGCCGGCGGCGGTGGCGCAGGAGGCGGCGGGGTACTGGGCTGCGCCGCATCAAGCGTCGATATGATGTAGGCGATTGTGTTCGGCGAGAATTGATGCTGCGTGGCTGATGTGTCGATCATTTGAGTAAATTCGCCGGGCTGCAGACTGAGAACATTTGCCTGTATTAGCGTGGCATAGCCCGCCACATAGGTTGGCCAGTCCATCCCGTAATAGTTTTGGTACCAATCCCACTGCGCTACACCAAAGCAACAGCTGTCGGAATAGTTCAGGATCTGGATATGATGACGTTTCAAACCCGCGGGCGTTTGTCCAACCGAGGCCATGATATACTGATCCAGATAACCCGCGATCGTGTAATAATCTGGGGCATTCTGCTCAGCAAAGCATGGCGCGGCGCAATCGCCGTGGTCCGGCGCGGCTCCTGCGCCGGGGATAAATTGAACACCTGGCATCGAACCGGCTACTTCTACCGATATATGGATTCGAGGATCGATTGCAGCTACGGTAGTGGCCGTCCACCCGCCGCCCGAAAGACCCACTATGTTATAGTCTGAAAACATTTGGTGCCCGACCATATAATTGATCGCTTGGATCATGGGCTCGTGAAAATAATGCATACCCTGATCGCCGAAAGCGGTAAATAGTGCGACGTGCTGATCTGTGTAGCCGCACGCCGGAATATTAAGGGCAAGAACGCTGTATCCGGCCGACAGCAATCCTTGCAGTAGCGGTTGGACATTATAGCCTGGATAAAATTGCGACCAATCGCAGGTGCCCTGATGGCCAGGGTTCAGCGCTACCATACGACCATTAGCAATCGGACCGGCGACATAGAGATTGCTGACGTTTGTTTGATTGCCGGACTCGGTCGCCAGGTATTGATCTACCCGCGCGACGTTGGTCAGACCAGGTAGGGGATTGGCGATGGTCGTCACAGAGGATTGTGTTGTCGGCAGAACTGGCAGGCCGAAGGAATCTTGTATAAGGGCTTGCCGTCGCGCTGTTACGTCGTCGATCGCTCCTATTGTCACGCTGTCGTCGATCGCGTGCGCCTGGGCAGTGAAGCCCAGAAGAACGCAGAACGCCGTCGCAACCGTCCCGTTGCTCATTGAGTTCTCCCCTGTTGAGATACGTACTTAGCGTATCCCAACAGGGTACACAAGGTACCTGGACGATTTTTCCTACCTCATAAACACGCACCCCCTGACCCGCCCGCCGCTCGAGCAGCATTGACGTAGGCGACGCACTCGATGTCAGAAAGATTAGGGATGGTCACAAAATGTGTACCATTCGGGAGGCACGCCGGGAATACATTTTGTCCCGCGCAGGGCAGATACCCGACAAAGGTACGGATCCCGCCAACCCCAAAAATCCGCAGCAACCACTCGATCGAACTCTCTGAAGCCGCCGCGGGCCCAGCAAGAACGCCAGCCAACAACAGCCCCGCCACTATTCGCCTCACCATGACAATCCGACAACATAGAGCGTCGCGTCAGAGCAAAGAGCATTTGGGGCGCCGACCACGTTGAATGTGATCGGAAATTTGACCAGCCGTGAGGTGTTTAGGATCGCTTGCGCCTCGTCGGCACTAGGCTCGCTTACCGCAAACCCATACCACTGAGGCCCGCTATTCGTCTGGAATTGAATGCAAGCAGGAAACCCGCCGCCTAGCGTCTTGATCTTTGTGACAACGCCCGGCCCGTCGGCATAAGCCGCGCTCGCCAGAGTGCAAATGGCAGCCGCAAAAATTAGCTGTCGCATCTTCATGAAAGCGTCCTTCCTTAGATTGAGAGTACGTACCTAACGACCCTCGAGGGGTACACAAGGTACCCGTGCAGGAATGGACGATTTTTGGACGTCGAGGGCGCTATGTCCCGCGAATGCGCCACCTCATACTAGCGCTCGGCATTGTCGCCGTGATCCTCGAGGCCGCGATCTGCGCGCGGCGCCTTCACCGCGGTGGCAAAATCTCGATCGGAATGCCCGTCCAAGAGAGGACCGTAGGCCCCGGAGGAATACGGGCATACGGGAAAAGAACCTCAAAATCGTCGCCGTAAATCAGTAGCTTCTCCGGTAGCTCGCCGATCTGTCGAAGCCGCGCCGCAATAAAGGCGTTCACGTCCGCAATCGAACGGAAGCCCATCAAACACCCCGCTCGATCGTCGCAATAAGCTCGCCCAGCACCTCAGTCGGCCGCGTCCGCAACATCCAGACCCGATCCGCCTTCAGCCATTCCCGAATCGCACCCGCACACCGAGCTCGCTCAGCCGAAACCGCAGCCTCAGTGTCGATATCTCTTATGTAACGGCGCGGAGGGTCGCGATCGTCCATCATAGAGCCGGCTCTCTACGCGGTGGATTGGGATTGTTCCAATCAAGTGCCCGCACATAGCGATTGTGCGTCCTGAACCACGCCATATTGTCCTCGACCTCAGAAACACGCTTATGGTGTACCCGCGGCCGAGGCGCCGCCTCCTCCGCCGCCACCGGAGGCATCATTACCGCAGCACCCGCAATCGCAGGCAACCCGGGCAAGCCGCCAGGACCCACCTGCACCGGCAACGTCGCATTAACCGGAGGACTCGCAGTCGCCATCCCGCCCATCCCCATCTGCGTGAACGTCAGACAGCTCGCCGACTGCTGACTCCCATCAGAGATCTTCGCGCAGTCGTAGACATTAATCGTGACAGGCGATATCCCCGGTGCTTGCGCACAGGCCGAGAGCCCAAGCATAGCCGCCGCCCCTAAACGCCAGATGCGGGGATGCATGCGCGACCCTTTTTAAGATTATCGCTGCGCCATAAGGGCTGTAAATTTGTGTAGTGCACAGCGGCAAGAAATTGCGAACGATCAGAAAGATCAAAGGATGCTAATGGCCTTATGTGATCTAAGTGCCACCCATCGAAAGACCAGTTGTCCCACGTCATCCCCGACGAGAACTTAGATTCCATATATTCTTTAAATTGCTCTGGCGAGCACCCGAGGTCCTTGACCACAGAACCGCCTTTCATCCCCCGCTTTATCGCCAACCGCAAGCGGGTGCGAAGATAATGGGTTATCTTGTAGATAACATCATTCTTTAGGCGCTCTCGTGTATAACTAACAGCTGAGCTAATCCTAGCTCCTCTATTTCTATAATAATTATCTCTACGCATAGCCCTGTTTTTCTCCAGATCTCTTCTATATTTATTTAGATCCTCCGCACGGACTGCATCGGGATGCATGAGCCGTCGTAGCTTTTTGTTCTTCCGATCGATTATACGCCGGCATTCAACACAACCATAATTGTGAACGACCCGTTGCGCGATGTGCCCTCTTCCGCACGGCTCCCCGGTAAAATAATGGTATAGGCCTCTTGACTTTGCTGCAGATCGGCTGACGAGCTCTAACATCATGCGTTGTTTTCTAAACGCCAGAGGCGGGGACAAAACAGAAGACGAACCCCTCACGAGACACAGCCGGATCCCGGCTAACAAACAAAACACCACGGCCCGTCGGGTTTACCCGGTCCCAAATCACCTTTACGGCCGGGACGTGCACATCAGCCGCGCCCACCATTGCCTCAAAGCTGCCGTCGGCGTTCTCCATATACGAGTCCGGGTAATACTGATCGGCAGGGCCGCAACACGGCCCAGCAAAATCCGGCCGCATCAACGAACCCATCCACTCGGCGAAGGGGTCATCCGCGCTGTGGACAAGCACAAACCCAGCCAGCGCAATCGCCGAAACCCTCACCGCCGCGGCTCACACATCTTGCAGACGCAGTTCGCCGCATACCGCGGGCTAATATGCCCACGCCGACACGGACGCCCCGTGTAGTACGTCCGATCCCCATTCTCCAACGCCGCCTCTCGCTCCGCACACCGCGGCCGTCCCAGCTTCGCTCGAGCCTCGTCCAGAAGACGCAGCAGAAACACCACCTCATCGCCCCAATAAACGGTCGGCGGATCTGGCTCGGCCTCTACCGCGGCCCTCAAACACGCCTCATACTCCTCGTCAGTCAGGACAGGGGCCGGTCTCCCACCACGGCCGGTCGTCTGCTCAGTCATGGTTTCTCCGGAGCCTTCAACCCCGCCACATACGACGCCCACCACGCCGCTAACTCCCCAGCACGCTGCTCCTGCAAACCAACCAGCCCACGCAAATACTGGTTCGCCCGCTCCATGCTCGTCACCGCAGCCTGCAGCGCAGCAACACGATCCGCCTCAACCTGAGCCGCCGCTACCTGCGCCGCACTCAACCCAGGAACCGACGCCGGAGCCTCCTGCCCATACGCCGGAAATCCAAAAACCAAACCACCCACCAAAAATAATATTTTTTTCACCACTCTCTCCTCTAAGGGGCCCCCTCCGTTTTCAGAGGCCAGCACTAACCAGAATCCCTCACCTCTCCCGAATCCCCAGCGGGAAAATAACCTCGCTCTCCCCAGCCGGACCACATTCCCACTCCTCAACCAACATCCCAGCTCCACTCTTCCGGTCAAATCCCCCACACGCCCTCATGTGCCCCAGCGCCTCAGTCTTGTCCCCAAATACCGCAACCACCCGCTCACGAAAGTCGCCGTCCCACCACCGCTCCAATACTAAATATACCCGCCCCACCCCACTCATTTCCGCGCAGCCTCTCGCGCCATCTCCTCGTCAACCAAACCATCCTCAATAAATACCGGATTCCCACAATCATCGTGATACAATGCCCGCCCGCTGTCCCGCAGCCACCTGTACCGAGCCGCTTCCCGCCACAGCCTAAACCAGTCCGCAGACTCCCAGCCCTCCCACCAACTAGTGCGCTCCGACCCTTGTACCCGCACCTCACTCACCCCGATTCCAAGCGACACGCATCCCGAAATTCACCCCAGCAAATACATTGCCGGAATTATTCCCAGCACTACCGGACTCCCCTTTTTCATCAACTCAACCATCCCCACGCTAGCCGTGAATCACCACAACCCAAACCCACACCGCCAGCAACGCACCCCACACCGCCGAAACCGCACACGCAGCCGGTGACTTCCGATACCCCCCATCAGTCACAGCTATTAAATTACCCAGAACAATCACCACCGACGATGCCACCCAAAACCATGCCATTATCGCTTCCAGAGCTATTGCAGAGTGTGGACGAAGGTGCAGTTGGATGCGCCCGCCTGCCTGTGCCAGCGGCCCCCACCGTACCCCGGCTTGGGACCCATTGCGGGCCTGGCTGAACCCTGTGGGCTGGGGATACCTTCCGGCGAGGGCGCCATCAGAGGAAGCTCGCGATCGCCAACAGCACGCATGCAATGATCGTCACGACAATCGCAAACAGGATCAATATTCCACCCGCATATTCCACCACACCGCTCTCAAGCCGTTGACGTAGTTTCATTTTTCTCAGCCATTCCTCAGATGGGCTATCTGCCGTAATGATCTGGGGTTGCGAAACGATTCGGCCCTGCCACCCTTACTCGCATGATAGACTCACGCCCAGCGGTTCTCGAGGATGGCTGATGTCAGCTGGGGCCGAAGCAGCTGAAGGAGTACGGCCGGGCGTATCTGGGTCATGTGCGCGCCGGAGGTTTAATCATGCGCATCAGGTTGAGACCTCTGTTAGGGTCTTTCTCATCATCGAGCGGTAGCGGGCTATTGCGGACGGGCGCGATCGATGACATTGACGGTTGGGCCGAGATTCTTCCGAATGGTGCTGAGGATTTCCTGCTGTATTTCCGTGCGAATATCATCGGCTATGCCGTTAGAGCAGCCGCGGTCATCGAGGGCGGTATGAATCGCAATGGCTTGTTGCTCTTTGGGGCTCATTGGTCATCCGGCTGAGGGGTGACGTCGATCATTTCTGCTGCATCGTCTGGGCCGACGTTTTCGAGTTGGGGAAGGTATTCGATGGCGCCTTGGAGGAGGGCCTCGACGCGCTCGAAGCGTTGGGCGGCGGTCATTTGGGTAACGATGTGCTCGACGGAGCCGGTATGTTGATGCTCGACGCGATCACGCCAAAGGTGTGGTTGGCGGTTACGGAGCCAAAGCGAGCACGCGTTGACATCGGGCGGTGCGTGTTGTTTGACCATTGTGCGGACGAGATCGCCGTCTTTGGTGATGAACACTTTTTCGGTTTCGTAGTCGTATCCGATACCGCGCTGATAGAGGCTTTTGGCCATTTTGCCATCGGCTTCGCCTCTACCTTTAAGAAGCGCGGCTTTAAAGCTTGGTTTATGTCTTTTCCAATAAGTGATGGTTGCTGGCGAGACGCCGAATGTCTCGCTAATTTCGATATCTGTGTATCCGAGTAGGGCGTATTGAAAGGCGCGCTGAGCGAAGTCCGGCTTATACTTTGATGGTGGGCCGGACGTCTTGATAGCGTCGAGGGGCTCGACATCGATTATCTCGATCTCTGTGTCGCTCATTTCAGGATATTTGGTGTATCGCCGCGGAAGTGGATTCTTGGGGTATCAGGCATAAGGAAAGCGAAGCCGCCGTCTTCGTGATGGACGGTGAGGATGTGGGATTTATGGAAGGGGTCGAGGAATTCGAAGCCCTGCTGGACGTGTCGCTTCACGTAGGAATCGGGGGATGGGACACCATCGCCGACATTTACGAAGAGCTTTAGGTCATCGATTAGGACGGCGTAGTTGCCGTCTGGGCGCAGGTTACGGATGCGGCGTAGCTCCTCATGGAGCGGCACCCAGGCTTCGACATCGGCATCGAGGTCTCGGGGATCATCCTGTATGTCACCGCTGGCGAAGTGAGCGTCGAGGAAGAAGAACACGCCGCGTCTAGCGCAGTCGTGGTTTGTGGTGAGAAGTGTGTGCAAGAGGTCGACGCTTTTGCCTTGGAGGATTGTGACGCGGGGATCGCACTCGAAGCGCTGGATGGCGCGGGCGTAGTTGTTGGGTTCGAGTTCGAGCGAGAAGAGGCGTTCGAAGCCGTGCAGGGCGGCATAGGCGAGGGAAGTGCCGTTACCGACGCCTGTTTCCACGAAGATGGGGAAGCGAGCGACGAACTCGGGGGGGATCGTCCATTGTGTGAGGCAGCCCATCGGTTTTATTTCAGGGGCCTGTTGCAGATGTGGCAGGTGTTGCTTGAGGCCACGAGCACGAGGAGCGTGACGAGGATCGCTATGCCAATTAGCGCGACGGCGATAGTTTGCTCAGGGCTCATGACGAGTTCGGTGCAGGGCACGCTGCTCATTTTATGGGTCTGGAATGGTCGCGGTTACGTGGATGCCGAGGGTGATTTCTCCACCGGGCGCTGCGGGATAGGCGGTTTTTGGATCGTGCATGTAGGCGCCGCCTGGGCAATTATTCCCGCGACGCTGGACTGCCCACACTAACACATCCCCCGCCTTTACGGTGGAATGGATCTTTGGCGGCTGCAGCGAAGTGTAAAGCGCTCGACAAAGCCCGCCGTCTAACCCACAGCTGGGCCAATCGACAGGCTTGGCTACCTGCACCTGCGCAACCTCGGGGATGAGGTTGGGATTGACCACCCCAACATTGTTGCCGGAGTGAAAGCCGTTGGGCTGCGGTCCGGCGTTGTAGATCGCGACGGCCGGATAATTCGTGAAATCGTTCTCATCGCCGTTAGTGCCGAGACACATCCAGTTCTGGCCGAATTCCTTAAAGACCCAATCGACAACTCCGTCGTGATCAACGACTTGGGCTCGCAAGATATTACCGACCGCCGGCAACAGCGCCGGCCCCATCGCGGGAATGACCTCAGTGTAGTTCTCGGCAAGGGCTGGTGTCGTCACAAGCAACGCGGTCGCGAGGGCGAGCGGAAGATAGTTCACTACGTCTTCTCCTTCTCGTTCTTGGATTCGACATAGGCGGTGCGCTCTGTGTCCTCGCCCTTTAGGGCTGCGGCGAGGCAGGCAAGCAGGATCAGGCCGAAGCCGATTATCCCGCAGCAGAGGACGATATCGAGCGTCATAGCGACTCGGCTTTAGCACAAAATGTACCCGTCTGTGAAGGGAGGGAGAAAAAAGTAATGGGTACGACTTGTACCCTGCCACGGCCGTGGTTATATGTTGTACCGGAGAAATCCGATACGGCCGCAGAAGGGAAATCCGATGAAAATCTGGTACGGGGCCACGCCGATGACCGACATCGAAATGGTCTGCCGTCTTATGATCGCTCGCGCCGCCGCGAAGACTTTAGGCGGCGACAAGCTTGATTGGTTTGACACGATCTTAGCCGCTGCCGGGTATTGGACTCTGCCTGAGTGGGTTCCTGCATTACCCAACGCTTAGGCTATGACCAATCACCCTAACCGCAACCGGCGTTATACGCTGCCCAACAGCAAGCGGGTTGCCCAGCGGCACACCTACGACAATGGCTTGGTCGAGATATACGTGGTGGGAACGGACGGCGTCCGTGCCTGTATTACGCGGCAAGAGCCAGGGATGGCGTGGTGTCTGTACGTAAACGGCAGACTCGTGGTTCGTAGTTTCACGCTGGGCTTCATGTTGCGGCAACTCGACATGGCGTTAACCGAGGAAGAACACCGATGATCGATAAACCTCATAGCTGGCTAACGAACTGTCCAGAAGCTGCCGCTGCTCTGCGGCGAGCGGATGCAGCTTACGAACAAGAATGCGCGAATGCCGCACATCTCAAGCTAGCGGACAAGGTGATTTCCTACCGCTGCGCCAAACAACGCTGGCGTCAGGCTTACGATCGCATCGCCAACGGCGATTACACCTGAAACCGAGGGAGTTAAGCAATGAGCCGAGCGGTCTGGTTAGGCTGTATCCTGGTAGCGCATCGCCAGCGCACCGGATCGTATAAAGGATTATCCGACGCGCAAATGCGCGACTTGCTCGCTGCGGTCAGCGCGGGCACCAGCTGGACGATGACCTCGCCCAACGCGGGCTATCACTCATCCTCTCCCGTAGTGTGGGCCGTCCCATGAGCCGCGATTACAACGTCGACCTGTTGTGGAGCGACGGCACGCTAAGCGAGCGCGTGCTGGTCCGCACCACGTCACCCGAGCGCGCTGTTGATCTAGCGGCACGCGTTGTGCGGCAATTCGGTCCAGCGCCTGAGGTGGGCGCGGCGATCGAGGATAGCGAAGTGAGGATCGGATGAACGCGATCCAGATCTCAGATCACCCCTCAAACCTAGACCCTACTGCGCGCCTCGTATCGACCCCGAGAGAAGAGCATTCAATTTTCTCAGTACGCGGCGGCTTCATTGCTTGCGTAGGCGCGGCAATGGCGCTGGAAGGTTTGTTTAAGACTGAAGCCGCGGCACGCGCTGCAATCCGAGCATATTGCGAGGGATGAGAGCCATGCGCACGCCACCCACCAAGATCATCGACAGCGAGAATTACGTGGTCGCTGAGGTCACGCGGATGCGCGACTTCAAGGACTACGATTACGTTGCTATCCGGAAAGGGGACAACGTAATTACCGTCGAGATCGCCCAGGTGCCGGACCTGCTGCGCGCCATAATGAAGGCGGCAAACACATGACCCATTACGATACATCCGCGAAAGCGTTTCTTGCGGAGCGCAAACTCAACGGCTCGCTGGTGCTCAAGATGACTGCGGAAGAGCAAAAGGCTCTCAACCGTGATTTTTTGTTCTGGCGCCGGGCGCGCGAATTAGCGAACTTAGTTCAGGAGTGAGGCTATGACCGTCGATCCCGATCACACCCTCGTCCTTGCTATCCGCAAGCTATTAGACGGCCAGGAGTGGTCAAGCGACACCCTTGACGAGATTGCTTGGCTGATGACCGAGCACGGATACGCCATCCGCGAGCCCACCAACGAAGAGGAGGATGCAGAATGAAGATCACCCTAAACCCGCGCCTCCAGTACGAGACGCGCGACGATGCGGAGCGGATGATCGAGGTTCATTGCCCTGCTGGATACCTCTACGAGGTTTATCCGGTCAGGACCACGCTCGTGCAGGTGCCGCTGTCGTTTGCCGTCAAGGTTTACGATGGCGACGATTGCCGCTTTATCGGCTTCGCGTATGACGCAGAGGCCGAGGCGGATTTCGTAGCAACAGAGGAGGGGTTGCATGGCTAAGTTCATCATCGAATGGACCGTTATGGTCACAGTCGAAGCGGAGAACCATGAAGCTGCCGATAATCTCGTAAGCGAGTGGACGATCTTCGACGCACTCGACCACAACGCCACCGTCACACACCCAACCGCAGCGGTCGAAGGAGCCACGTCATGAAGGAAATTCAATTCGACCAGCAATGCTGGCACCAAGCGCGCGGCCGCAACGGCTTTCTCAACTGCCACGGAGTGGCTGTGTCCGATATGTCCGCCAGGGCGCACCTCTCCGATAACCACGCCGAGATTCATCTAAACCCCATAACGAGCAAGGGGCTGGCGAGCGAATCCTGTCGCATCCCGATCCGCAAAAGCGCTATCCCGGAGCTTATAGCCGCCCTGCACGCAATCTGGATGGAGACAGCCGCATGAAATCAAGATTGGTAGCGGCTTGTGTTGTGGTCGCCGCACTCACTAGATGCGCACCCGCGCACAACTGGCAACCGGGGCCGCAAGTCGCCGTGTCCGACTTCGAGCGCGACAAAGCCAGATGCGATTTCCTAGCACGCCATTCGGGCGGTGGCGGGTTCGCTATAGGCGGGCCGGCATTCCTGATCGGCTATGCCGTGGGGAACGCCATCGCGAGCACAAACCGCGTTCAATCGGATTTCAACGACTGTATGATCGACCGAGGATGGGAGGTTGCGCCGTGACCAAGCGTCAGAAGTGTACTGAGTGCGGCCAACTATCGCTGCCAGGCTTGGTGCGCGGGCACGGCAAATGCTGGTTTCACTGGGCCGCTGGTTGTTGCTGGGGCCGCACTTGGGCTGAATGGCTCCAATATGGTGGGTCGAGGCTAATCGCGCACTTTCCCGACAAGTAAAAAACTCCAGCCCGCCTTCTCGGCGGGCTTTTTTATTTCTCACTCGGGAACGGTGTGGATTGGGCAGCCCGCTCTTGCAGATGCTCGTCGAGCATCGGACGAGGCAAGGGCTTGACGCACTCATGGAGATATCCGAAGGCGTTGAACAACACACCGCAAATGGCGTCGGTGTCTGGGTGCCGCGCGTAGTGACTCCGCCACCATGCGTGCAGATGCCGCCAAGCAGATTTCATGAAGGCGCTCAGCGGCATCCCCTTTTTCCAATTATCCTCATGACGATGAACGTCGGAATTATGACGGCGTAGGTAATCAACATAGACCTCGAGCGCATACGGCGAGAGGCTGCCGTCGAAATCCAATTTCCCCTCTGTGGTGTCCCGCGCAGCGCCCGAGGCGAATCGGCGCATCAATTCGCGCATTTCCTGTTTTTCTGCATTCATGCGTCGTACCCAATTTGCTCCACCAAACTGGCTAGTATCGCCACCACATCGTCACGCGTGACAAAAAAATACATTTTCGTGTCGCTCTCTTGGTTCTCCATGACGAACGCGAATCGCTCGGCTGTACCTTTGGGGAACTCCACCAAGGCGGTGCAGAACGCGTCAGCTTCCAAGCGGACGGTCATCCCTCATCCGCGCTCATTGGATGGCACTATAGATCTTTCCCTGGTGCTCCCAATGCAGGGCATCGTGAATCAGCACCAATTCCGGCATCAGTAGCTCGCCATCGCGAAATCGTAGGATGACGAACCCGGAGCGCCAGTTAACGGGATTCCCTTCTGTGTAATTGAATTGCGGACCATACGGCTGCGCCAGGGTGCCAGTTTCCACGCCCCAGCGAGTCCCATTGTAGTCGGTCCAAGGAACGGCCTGAAGTCTGTGCAAATGGCCGGTAACCATGGATTTACCGGCGTCTTTAGCGTTGTTGTATGCCGCATGGATGCCGCCCTTGAACCTATGTTTTACAATTACCGAATTATTTATCCATATCGACCAAGCGCACTCCCAATCAGGCAAGTGGTCTGAGAGGCTTACCCCTAACACACCCTCAAGCTCAGGAATACCGGCAACAATTTTCGTGTCGAATCTTATGTCATGGTTGCCGACTGTCCGGACCCAGCGAATCGCGTCCATACGTGTACGAGCGGCCCGGCGTAAAGCCGCTAGCCGCTGCTGACAGGCGCCAAGCTCCTCGACAACTGTCGGGCGTTTTTCCCACCCGAGCGGCGGATGGCGGCTAATGCTCGCGCCGTCGAATATGTCGCCATTCAAAATAACCGCCTGAATCTCAGGCGCCATAGAAGCGATCACAAACTGAAACGCCCGCATCGCGGGCGTTGGTTCTCCAGGCCAGATGTGGGCGTCAGAGCCCACAAGGACAATTCCACTGTTGATTTTCAGATCTATCCGGCCAAGATGCGCAGGAACATAACTTTCTGCTTGCTTTTTCTTCGGCTTCTCTGGCTTAGCCTTTGCTGTTCTTCCCGGTGGATTGTATTCCGGAATAGGAATGTTGCGTGACTTAGCAACGAAACAGGTATGACGAAGCGCGCCGGTGGAAATGCCTAAAGCGAGCGCCGCCTTGGTTTGCGAACGATGCTCAGCTAATGCCGCCAAGCGGCGCTCAAGTTCCTCGCTTGAGATCGGTTTTTGGCCAACGGCCATCCGCCAATCCTCCTCGTCGAGGATCATATCACACAAACTGTTACAAAATCAATACGTTATGTTATAACGGCAAGATGTTAAGACGTTACGTACCCTACAGGCTCGGAAATCGATTTTAGCGCCCTCTGGTAAGCGAAACGCTCTGACCCTACTCGGACACGTCCGAGAGACGTTTTGCTCACAGGCGCCCGCCGCCGCGGGCGGGAAGCGATTTTCAGCGAAAGGAGACCTGGAAAACGTTCGACGAGGCCAAGCCCACAAAGCCGCTCGAATTCGCGGGGGCAGCAAGCGTGCCATCGGCGCGGATCAAAGCCGAGCCTTGCAACACAGCGGGAGCCTGTGGAACCAGCACGATCGAGGTTTTGCCATCGGTCGCGACCCCGATGGTGTTTCGGCCGATGCTCGTCATCGTAGGCAGCGTTATGGTGACGGTCCCGCCGCCCGAGGCTACCAAAACCGAGCCCCACTCGTTCGCCTGAACGGTATGTGCCCCGGTCACCGGCAGGAATTGGATAGGGCAGTTAATCGCATCGGTCCCGTTAGAGTACGCGTAAACCTGACAATCGCTGTTTGCCGGGCCAGCAAACGGCATCCCATCAAGCGTGGGCACACGAGTCGCGCGTGAGGCTCCTCCCGGTGTGATATCTTGAGCTGCCGCTCCCGCAGCCAGGACTATGACGAGCCACCACACGCCAACGGCTAGGGCGACCACGCCAACCATGCAAGCGCCCATGATTGCGTAGAAGCGCAGACGAGTCGCGCTCGCCCATCTGGCAAATCTCTCGGCGTTCATTAGAGAAACAACGCTGACAATTTCGAGGCGATCGGGGTCCCAAGCCCGGTGCATGGATCAGGCCCAACCTTTGCACGGTACAGGCCGTTATTCCCCATCGTGATGTCGTTGAAGGCGAGATGGTTCTGCCAGAGCGTCGGCGAGACGAAGCCTAACTTCTGTCCGAGAGCGGCAAATACGCCGGCGTACAACGGCGCAACGCAGCTTGTGCCGCCAAACACGTTATCCGTGCCGCCGAGGGTGATGTAGTAGCCGGTGCTGGGGTCGGCATTTCCAGCCACATCAGGCACCATCCGCATCGTCCCGGTCGCGCCTGCCATCCAAGTCGGCATAGGGAAGAATTTCGAATAGCCGCCGCCGGTCCCTTCTCCGTCAGGATTGCCGGGATTGTCGTTCCAGACCGTCTCCGGGTTCGTAAGGCTGGAGTTGTGCGGACGGTTTGTTCCGCCGCAGCCGATGACATGCGGCGCCGCCGCGGGAAGATCGACATTAGACCGCCCGGGTCCGCCGTCAGCGCTGTCATTGTCGCCTGACGCGGCAAAAATCACCATCCCATTTTGGGTTGCCGCAAGGGCCGCGGCCTCGAGCTGCATCGACGCAGCCTTGCCCCAACTGACTTCGTCTGATCCCCAGCTGATGCTGCACACATCGCAACCGTCCGCCGCAGCCCGCATAATCCCGTTCGTGATCGCGTCCAGGGTGTTAGCTGCCCAATACACCCGGATCGTAGCCGGCAAGCCAGAGGCAGCGAAGAAAGCCGCGGCGGCGATCTGGATGTCCAGCGTCACCTCAGCCGAGGCGGGGTCCGTGACGTCCTGGTTGTTCATCGCCGTACCGTCAACGGAGAAATCCCCGATCTTCGGAAGCGGCTGGCTGAGTCCTCCAAAAAAGCGGCCCATGTCCTCCCATTTCCAGCCACCGCCGAGCTCGATAATCCCGATGCGGCCCGTCTTTGCTACGCCGGCCGGCCACGTTTGCCACCCGTAGGATGCCATCAGCTGCGGCACCCGCCACGGAGCGCGAGAGGAGACGCGCGGGAATTTGATGTACGGGTGCATAAGGCCCCGCCGCTTCAGGTCGGCGATGTAAGCGCGATGGGGTTCGTAGTTCATGTAATCACCGCTGTTTCTGCGTTGAAATTGCCCGTCTCGTGCATTCCCACTTCGATGCAGTGCACGAGGAGCTTGGTCGGCCCGTAGGGGAAGGTGGCGATGTATTTCTTGAACTCCGGCGGCACCGGCTCGCCGTCTGGGACTATCTGGAACATCCGCGTGTGCGTTCCGGTAACGACTGGCGGATCGTCGACCAACAGAATTACCGCAATCTGCTGCCCGACATCCTCCGGCGCGTTCTCGTAGAACTTCAGCGACACGCTCTCCGCATGGTTCGGGATCACCAGCGTCGCGTTCCCGCTCGCGTCAAAGGTCGAGATCACTCGGGTGATGATCTTCATAGGAGAAGTTCCAGCTTCGCGTGCTTCGCGATATTTTCCTTTGCCCAGAGCGGGCGAAGGTTGGTGAAACGAAAACACGCTTTCTGTTGGTTAGGATCGGTTAGATCGAAGGAGGCACACGGGCGGATGTGTTCGATATGCCACGCCGCACGGTTGTCCCAAGACATCCCCTTCAGGAATTGGCGCTCAAGGTGGGCCATCAATTGTTCGATTGAACAGCCGACTAGCTCAGCAGTTTTCTTGTCCTTGCGGCCGTTCCCGTGATCCCTCACGGCCCTTCCTATACGCTTGCGGAGCCGGTCGGCTACAGCATAGGCAGGATCTTCTGCCTTCCTCTGACGCCGGGTCGCATTTCTCTTCTCTTTGTATTCCGGCGTTCTTTTGCGCGCATTCTCGATTTCACGGATCGATTTTTTATAAGTCCTGATTTTCTCTTTATGGCGCTGAGCATGTGCTCGGTATTCTTCTGCGTGGCCCTCGCATAAAGTACGGCCAGGTACGGCGGGACATTTGCATTTAACGCAGAGCCCAGCCGCCTTATGGCGAGCAATCCTCATCAGTCGGTTGGAGCGGTCTTTTGCTGTAGGCTGCTTTTTGTGGTTCCCACACAAGATGCGGCCAGGGATCGCGGGCTTGCCACATTGCGGGCACAGACCAGCGTCTCGCCGTTGTATGTGCAAAGCCCTCATCATCCCTAATGTCCCTGCGACCACAAGTCCAGGCGCGTAAGCGTCCCGTCCTCATCCCGGCTCTTGGCGATCTGACGGAGATTGTCCCGTAAAATCACATACGCTTCGGACCCGTCATCATGGAGAATCGGCAGCCCCTGAGCATCACGTCGAAGATGGACTATCGGATCAAATCCGGCCTCTCCCAGCAAGATATGCTTTCGTGCGTAAGCGCGCCGCCGTTTATCTCCGTGGAAGTTATGCAATACGGTGCCAGAAATACTGCCAATATTTCTTCTAATATAACGCTTACATCTGTCGGCCCACGCCATTACCATGGCTTTGTAGTTTGGATGCAGACCCGCATGCAGCCCATTCTCGGGCTTGTCAAGCAAACACCAGGCTTGTACGTGATCTGCCCCGCCCCAAATGTGATGCTCCTGGAACCCCCCTACCGCCTCAAAGGCTTTCTTGCTAAAGGCCCACGCAATGCCCGGCCATACTCTTGGGGGATACGGGATCGTGCCGGTGGTCGCCAGATTAATGTTTAGCGAATCCAGCGCTCCAACTTCATTTACTTTTTGCTCTACGGTGCCTTTTACCTGATATATTTGATTCGTGTGAAAGTGAACGAAACCAGGCCCATCCGCATGCGGGAAATCCTGAGGCATCAACTCGTAGTCGGAGGTAATGTCTCGCGCATGGGAAAACATCTGGACAAAATCGAATATTTGCAGAGCTTGAATCGTGTGACCAATCACGTTCGGCCTGACAAACTGCGTATCCGCGTCTATCAAGGCGCCGTTTTGCCAATCATACGGGAAATGCTGAACCCCGATATTGGCGGATGCTTCTTTGAGCCACAATTCCGATAACGAGCGGAGTTGGATGTACCTGTGCCTAAACCTATGATCCTGCCCAAGGACACCGCAATTGGCAGGCATACCATCGAGGCCGCTATCTGTAAAAACGAATTCGCGCCGATTAAAGGCGATCTCGATTAAGTAAACAACGGCGCCGGCATCCATAAGATGCTTGATCGCACGTACCGCATGCTTATAGCGGCTGCGCCAGCGCCAAACATTCTGAACGGGTACCAAGCAATAGAGCGGCTCCCGAACTTCGTCTTTCGAAATAAGTACAGACATATCTTAAAGCCTTCCCCGAACAGAGCCTGCGACGCTTCGTGAGCGAGTCCCGAAGGGGTGACGCGACCCACTCTGCCGGGGAAGCAAGGGGAGCCGCGCGTCGCAGTTTCGCGGCTGGTTCATTGCGGGATTACGGACCGGTAATAACCGCTGTGTCCGGGTTGAAATCGCCAGTTTCGGCAACCGGAACGGCTTGCACGATGACGACCATCGGAGCAACAACGCAGGGCCCGACAAGCGGCGCTACGCTGGTACCGGTATAGGTCATATTCGCAGTGCCGGGGCTGACGGCCACGACCGTCCAGGTAACCATGTCGGCTGCTAGCGCGATGGTGGCCACTGCGGCATTGTCGCTAGCAACGGCGCCGTCGGGCGGCGGGGCTGCGCTAAAGGTGAGCGCGTTAACGGCCTGTTGGCCTACAGTCAGGGTCGGAAGTGCCATGGAGGGTACGTTTCCTTTCTCCTCTCGTCTTCGAGAGGCCCCGAATTGTACCCGATTTTCGTTACGATGTCATGTCAGGGTCCGGCCGGCGCCGCGCGCTTCAAATGCCTCTCGACGTGGTTCGACAGCTCGTCGACGCTCTGCTGTACCTTGTCGATCGCCTCCAAGGCCGAATCGTCCTCTTCAGGGGAGGCGTCGTCGGGGACATCTCGCTTTCGGTGATGCCGCGGCGGCGGCTCGTCCGGCAACGCCATCTGGGGCAACGCCGGCGGGGGTAAGGCCCCTTGCTGGCTCGCGCAGCCCACCAACAGCAGCGCCAGGAGAAGAGCAATCCTCATGTGCACGCCGGCTCCCAGACTGGCAATCCGGCACGACGGGATCTCATAATCATGTCCGCAGTTCCCTTGCCCCCAGGAAAGGCAATCACGCCGTCCGGCTTACCTTCATCGATCATTTGCTGGTTCCGGACCACACCTGCCCGCCGTCCGTGTTCGTCCCATTGCGCTGGATACGAGACACAGGGGATACCCCTCTCCTCAGCCCACTGACACGCGAGGTAATCCGCACCTCTTGCCGCGCCCTGAATGACGAAGTCTATCCCACGTCTTGAGTGCACTCGATCCAAGGCATTGAACACCGCTCGACGATCACGGAAATCACGACCACCGCAGACCAGTATCCTCATTTGCGCTTCATCGCCTGCATTTTCAGATCGGTGCGCAACTCATTCAGTGCAGTGTTTATTTTGTCGAGCGAGTCGCGCAAATACGTCGAGAGATCGTGATCCTCTGCCTTTAACTCGGCCAGCGATTTCTCAGCAATCGTCACTCGGACATCCATCGCCCCATATCTCGCGCTCATGTCCTGATGTAGCGCTTCGAGTTCCTGGTGCGTTATGACGAACGCAGTAGCCAGGCCCAGCAGGAACACAATCTGCAGAACATTCACGACATGAGCATAGCCGACGTTGTTGGGCTGCTTAGCCGCAGAGATTTGGTCATCGATCATATTGTCGGCCATCTTGTTCGAGTTCATGGAGAAGTCTCATATTCTGTCTCTGCAAGAGCTGGCGCTCACGTTCACATTGCCTGACATGCTCGAGGGCTTCGTCGCGCTCACGGCGCGCATCATCCCGATCTTTCCGCATACGCTCGAGCTCGTCACTCAGCTCGTCCTCCGAATCTTTTTTCGCGGTCCGCGATAATTGGAAATATCCGTTGAGCAGCGTCAGCGCCGCCACAACAAGCGCTCCCCCGGAAATGATCAGTGATGCGTCCACTTAGCGCCCACTCGAACTACGGATCACCGCGCCCGTATGGGCGAAAGCTAGGCCAATCCAGCCGATCTGATCGTTCAGGATAAATTCCCAGGGCCGCTGGGTTCCATCCGCGTAGGTCTGCTGAACCACACACCACGCGACAAATCCGGCAACGATCACAAGGATGAATTGCTGCGGACCTAGCAATGCGAGCCGGACAAAGGGCGAAAGCCTCCGATTGAAGACCGACAACAGGGCTATGTCCGCACACGCCATCATCGCCAGCGACACGAACATGCGATCACTGCCATCGGCCGCAAGGTTGTCCGCTACCCACATCAGGCTCGCCAATGCGATCCCATCGCCCGAATGCGGGAACAGCAAAAGCAGCCACGCCTGGATAAGATGAACCAGCGACACCGTCGCAATCGTGAACGCGCCCGGATGGCCGATCGCTTCCCGTATTTCAGCCAGGAATTTCAGTGTGTACCTTCATGCCCGAAAAATTCTCCGGTGGGAGGATTTTAGGGCCGAGGTGTCGGGCTCAGCCGTTAATCATTTGAACTAGCACGATTAACGGGATTGTGTCGAGAGAAGGCTTACGCCGCAGGCTTATGCCGCCCCAGCATATCGATCGCTGTAGGTGCCGAAGCTTCTTGACAGGGAATATGGCCGCCGTCATCCCTGGCGTTGAGGCACCAGCAGCCGGTGTTGGTCCCCTTAATGATCGTGAAACAGATCCGACGAAGGCGCCACAGAGCCTCTATGTCGAAGGAATCGGCTACGGGCTCCGGCATAACTATGCATCCCGGTATGAGTAGCGAGCGTCGCCTACCTTACCGGGATCAATCACCAGGACTCGGCTCACGCACTGCAGCGTTACGTCGTTGCCATTGTCATCGCGCGAATAGCACCAGCATCTGCCATATTCCGCGCTCGCAGCATTGGAGAGATTGCTTTTCGAGAAGCAGCATCGCATCCGTATGGCAGCTAACCGCGCCATCCTTTCGCCGATGAAATCGGCATCGTGGCACACCTGGTCCCCCATAGCACAGCCTACCAACCGTTAGAACGGCACATCATCGAGATCATTGGCTTGATACTCCGCAGGCAAATCCCCGGCCGTAGCGCCATTCTGTCGAGACGGTGGACGAGTGCCTGAGCGCTCAGACGATTGGGAGCGCCCCGGACCGTCAAGCATCTGCATCTTCGCATCAAACCCAGACAGCACGATTTCAGTGGTGAAACGATCCTTGCCGGTCTGGTCAGTCCATTTTCGCGTTTGAACTTTGCCCTGGACGAAAAGCTTGGAGCCTTTGGTGACGTAGGCTTGCACCACCTTGATGAGCCCTTCACTCCGAATGATGATGTTGTGCCATTCCGTCCGTTCCTTGCGCTCACCGGTGTTGCGATCCCGCCAGCTCTCCGTTGTTGCGAGACTGAATGTCGCAATTTGCGTGCCGTTACTCAGCGACCGAATTTCCGGATCCCGCCCGACGTTTCCGATCAGCATCGCGCAGTTCAAGGATGCCAAGTCATGCCTCCAAAAGAATCTCGGATAGATCTTTGTTCAATGCAGCATTCGGCACGAACCACGCCGGCGGCCGGTTGGACTCAGATCGCAGCCAATGGTCCTGCTTGGCATCAGCCCCGGATATCCATCCGAGGACCCGAAAATGGGGAGACCGCCCCGCAACCAGGACGAAATAATCAAGCGGATGGTCGGTATCTCGTACAATCAATGTTCCAAATCCATCGGGCGGCTTTGGTGCCCGACAGGGTGCGGTTCTGATTTGCAGATTGTGCCTGACATCGGCGTGCTTGAACGTGTTCACCGACTCTGACCAGACAATCCCTGTCGCTTTGCAGAAAGCCGCCTCACCGGCCGCACCGGGCAAATCCGGAGCTAGCGGATCTCCCACATAGCCGTGCCGCTGCGTAAATGTGCAGGACGCAGCATTGCGTTTCTCGGCAACCTTAACGCTCCGAGCCACCTCGTCGTCAGTCAACGTCACATCGATCGGAGCCACTAACACCAGCTGACTTTCCCTATGGCGGATTCGATCCCCTCAGTTTGCTCGGACGCAGCCGCGCCAGTGCGGCGCGGCGTGGGGCGAAGCGAGCCTAGTCGCGAGCGGAGCACGAAACGGGACGGCTCATTTTGTACCCTCATAGACTCTCTGTACCACAGACTCTGGGTAATTAGTACCCTTTATTTTTTATACTCTCTCTTGAGAGGTAAGAATCCTTAATCCGCGCGCCCGCTATATACGCGCACGCGTATCAACCGTGACGAGTGAGTGGTTTGGGAAATTGCTCTTAATGCAAGCGCAGCGCAAGCGCAGCGACGCATCTGACATAATTCCTCCTAACTTCAATGTGTTAAGCATTGTACAGAAAAATTATGGCGCTTTGGAGAAAACTGCAAGCGCAGTGCAAGCGCAGGCGCAAGCGCAGACAATACGCCCCGCCACACCCAAAACTCACAACTACAGATGGAAACCATTGATTTACTTCATAAAAGCGCTTGCGCTTACGAATCGATATATCTTTTCGTAAGCGCAAAGCCGGTTGCAGGCAATTCGCTAGAGAAATCCTGGCGATTCCGTATTGTACAGAAAAATAATGGCGCTTACGGAACTTAAAGTTGTAAGAGAAAAGCGCCAGTAAAATTATGTACAATAGGAACGCGGAGGGGCCTTTATGTCCTCCGATCACGTCGATTCTTTCTCGTCTGAATACCGCATGTCGGCGGGCCGCAGATACTTATGAATGTGCCTCGATGGCCCTATGAGCTCCACAACAACCACCCGACCACTCTCAAGCAAGCGGGCTTGAGATGCCTCTATGTCATAAGCCGATACGCTCGCAAGCTCCCGCCGCTTCTTAGCGAGTTTCGCAAGACAATTAGGAGCCTGAAAATTGAGAGCAACGCGAGAGTCCATGCTGATTAACCAACGGAGAAACTCGTATACATCACGATCAAGCGCTGGTTTTTCATACTGGTAGAGAGTGCGATCCTGCTCACGAACGAAGACGCCGTCTTTCCAGGTTAGGTCTATTTCGCCGCTCCCAGGCCCCTGATTGTTCTTCATGGTACGTAGGATGCGCCGATTGTCGTCCTCGAGTTCCTCGGGATCGTTGTCAGCAGCATCACGCCGAGGTCGCGTTAGATACATGCGTGAGCGCACCGAATTATTCCAAGCCGTAGAGCCGGAAATGCCCGAACCGCTGCTCATCCCCATAACGCTAGGGTGCGCGGTAATGATCACCACGCCCTGGATACGCATCGCGAATTGGCGCAGCATTGTAATGAACCGCCGCACCTGCACACGCACATATTCTTGCCCGCCGAAGGCGTCCGCTACTGTGTCGATGACGGCATATTGGACGCCGAAATCGAGCGCTGCTTCTTGAAACTGATCCCACAGTGGCGTTGGCTCGATCCGGTCGGTCCGACGCTCAAATTCCGCCAGGATATTTTCCATCCCGACACGGGAGGAATATAGGACCTCAACGTCTGGGTGCTCGCAGCCATAATGATCGTTGATTTTTTCCTGACGACGATGCAATTCGTCCTCATCATCTTCGCAGAATAAGGCGATTCCCTTACCTTTTTTGGTCTTTCTTCCGAACCAATTGGCACCTATAGAAGCAGCCGTCAGGAGCTGCTGCATAATCAAAGATTTGCCCAGCCCGCCATCGCCCGACAGCATCACTACGGTACCCTTGAGCATGCAGCCCTCGACCATCCAGTCATAGCCTTGGGCGTCCTGCTGGTACCATTGAGCCGGAGAGAAAGTTTCAAACCGTTCGAATATCAGGGGCTTTGGTTTGAACGGCTGATAAAATCCGCCGCCCGGGAAATTGGTTATGGTGCCGCGGTCAGATCCGCGGCCGTTGTTGTTCGGCAAGTGCTTCCCTCCGATACCGTTCGGCGATCAGCCAATCGTCGAAATCCCCATACTCTTCGGGAGGGAACACGACCTCAGAATCGAGCCCTTGCTCGATGTATGAATCTCGAGCCTTGTAGGCTTCTCTTTCCCCCACCTTACCACTACCATCACGATCGCCGAAGATCACGATTCGCCGGACGTGCGGCGGTATCTCTACGCGGCCCATGCGATACACTCCTAGCGCGGCCCAAACCGGGATCCCATAGAGGCACTTCGCCGCGAGCGCTGTCTCGATGCCTTCGGCGATCCCCAACGTAGCGACCCTGGCTGGCCCGAGATGGACCGCGCCGGCATCGAGCGGACCTAGCGACATTTTCTCCGATTCGATCGGAGCTTTGGTGTTGGGCGTTATAGGGCGCCCGTCATCGAACCAGAATTTATCCTGCAGCCAAATCCTTTGGATCGCGATAACCCGCCCCTCGAGGTTCTGCACCGCAGCCACAAGCGCTGGCCAACTTGTTTTTGTCTTGCTGTGCCACAATTCAGGCACGTAGCGAATCGAGACAGGGATTGTCCGCAGCTCGATCCCACGAGTATAGAGATAAAGCGAAACCGGAGTGCGCTCCGGCGGCTGCGCGTTCAGGAAAATCTTCCGTGCAGCCTCACGCAGCGCCCTCTCGTCATTGTCGAGTTCGCCCGTGGGCAGCGGCAATTTCTGCGGCTGAATGCGGACGCCAAAATAATCCCGGTCCGGCCATAGGCCTCGGGCTCGGAGCGCATCAAGAACGCGCTCTTGGGAACACCCGGCGAAGCATCTAACTAAGACGCGCCCATACTTCTCGTGAACACTGAGACTGGGCGTCCTATCATCGTGCGCTGGGCACCGGCACATGCCACCCCGAGAGCCCCGCCACTTCCCCTTGAGAGAAGTGACAATTTGCCTGCCGCTGGCTTGGTCGACGAACGCCATTGGTAGTCAGGAAGAGTGCTGGCTGCGGCGTCTCTCGCAGCCTGATTTCACACAAACCCAGAGATCGCAGGTCTCATGACAAGACCAGACTTGCTCATCCGTGAGCGCAGCTCTGCGACGCTCGCACGCGATCTCGTCGCGCCTCGCGCGAATCGCCTCAAAGTCGTCTGCCACGCGAGCTCTCGCGGGTGGCTCCTCTGTCACTGACCGTACCGCAGTTGCGCAGGGCCTGCGTGGTGCCAGTCCCATACAAACCAGGAAAAATTATGACGCGGCGAGGCCGTATGGAGTGCTGCCCATCGTGGTCGCTTCGTCAACACCAGCTTCAGCGCGAATGGCTCGCACTCAAAGAGATCTACCCGGCCGCTGGCACAGTCGTACTCATTGCGCAGCAGCATGGCGACCTTGCCGCCCGCCCGCTGCGTTAGGCGTATCGCGTGGCGGATGAATGGCTCGGCAAGCTGGTAGGGCGGGTTGGTTACGATCGAGAAAAGGCCGTCGCCCGGTGAGGAATGTGTGAGAAAATCTGCCGATGCCGCACCTTTGCAGCCCAGAGCATCGCCAGCTATATCGCTGATCATGACGCTGTACCCAGCATCCGTCAGAACATCGGCCATATCGCCACGACCGCAAGCGGGCTCCCACACCAGCCCACGCAACTTCACACGATCGAGTAGGGCTTTCGTCACCCAGGACTCGGTGTGATATACATCGCCACCGCAGCGCTCATACCCAGACCCTCCAAGCATCGCCGGATCTGGCCTTCCGCTCATGAAAGCTTCTCGATGGCCGACACTAAGGCCCAGTCCCTTCTTGAGCGCCTGGCCGCAGCATCCGCTCGGGCATCCCTGTTTTTGCGATAGTGCAGCTTCGACTGCCGATTCGGGTCGTCGTCACGTACTGGCGGTAATGCTCGCCGTTTTCTCTCAGCAACCCAGATATCGACGAGGCCGTTTTGCGAGACGTGTATTTTCAGTGTGTCTCCTGGCGGAACCTCGACTTCCTTGCAGACTCCAGCGATGGTGATTTGCGCCATCATGACAATCTGCCTCAATCGGCAATTTGCGTAACGGTGATTACGAGCTTCGGCTGCACACCGTAGACCTTGCGGGCATGCAACTCAGAGATGCGTGCGTCGTCGGTGTAGACGACCCCCTTGCACGCATCTTTTATCTGCTTCACTATATTGTCTAGGTCGGGCTTTACGGTATGCTGCGCTAAACCAATGATCGCGGCATTCTTCTTTTTCTTTGACCATGACTTTGGCATTTGGAACTCGGCACTCACGTCCATCCGCACCGCGTGGTCTAATATTTCGTGTTCGCCATCAATCATGGCGTGCTGCGCCACTATACGCAGGGTTGCGGCGTTGTTGCGCTGCTTTTGTGGCGTAAATCGCACTTTACCATTGCCACCGGAGCGCGCCCACGGTACCGGCTGACCGAGCAGCGTGATTCTGACCGGCTCTACCATTTTTGAAGGCGATTACTACACAGAGAAGTCGACTGCTCGCATGGCAGCAGCACCAAGCGGGGTCTCGACAAACTCACCCAGCGCGGCAATCAGCCTATCGATCGCTTCCTCGGTCTCTTCGCGCGCATCGCGCTTGTCCGCAGGCTCGAAAGACCGCTTTGCCGCGGCGCGGAGGACCCTGACGTTGTGCCCGTCTTCCTTGGCTTCTTGAGCCAGGCTCTTGCGGTCTTCCTTCAGCGCCTCCGCCTGCCGCTCGAGCTCGACGAAGCGCTTAAGGTACTCCATCTCGTTCAGTACGGGCCGATTACGCCCGTGGTTGCTCTTTGACATTGGGATCACACTCCAGCCAGCGGGGCGCCAACGCAAATGCCCCCTGTGTTGCCGATGCCAGATTGCCTCGGATCTTCGTCTCTAATGACGGTGGCGAGACTGCCGTAGTCGCGAGTCTCGATGTCATGGCCATGATAGGATACCGGTGGCCAGACGCCGGTAGCGTAGGGCGCAATGGTCACAGCATAGCGCCATTTCTCGGCGCGTCGCGCACAGCTCCGACTGCAGTATTTCCTTTGGACAAAGTCACCAACATCCTCTTTCGCGCGCCGGATCAGAGGGCTTGCGCAGTCACTCAGGTCGCACACGCGGCCATCGCCGGCGCCCACTGCCGTTTGGGGATATTTGTACCTGCTCGGGGTCTGTAACTCGCTCATGTGACGGGCTTCCCGGGCACCAGGAGTCGTTTGCTGGTTCTAAGGAGCCAGAGGTCTGCTGCGATAGAAGACTCGATGACTCGCATGCACAGTCGTCGGATGTAGTCCAATTTCGTCCCCTTCGAACTTCACTAAGAAGGTTCTCAAGCTGCTGTTCCAGCCGATCGAACCTTCGGAGCATCTCGTCGAGTGGCGGGGGCTGCGGCACCAGTCCCCACACTAACTTGGCGAACTCGTCTCCAAAGACCGCGCATGCGACGGACAGCCTTTCTACTGTCCAGCACTTCCCGCATCGGAGATACTGCGCCATGCGGACGCTAACCCCGAAGATGCGAGCAACGTGCTTATCCCTGTTCTGATCCGGTATGAGCTGGTCAAGCGCATCGCCAGCCTTCTGCGCGAGGGATACTGCGTTAAACGCAGTATCGCTGCGCCCCTTTCCGATCGACAATGTTCCGGCTCCAGCTGAAAGTTGCAGTCGTGGATACCGATGGTGAAGGGACTGAAAATGGAACCGCCGCAGAGGAGCCCATTGGCCCATACCCCTCTGCGGCGGTCACCGTTGCAGACCGGCCAAGCGGGAGTTCCCCCCACCCAACTTGGTCGGTCCGCTGCAAGCGGGCCCGTCGGCTCCGCTTCCCCCGAACGGTCATCTGGTCGAAACTGCACCGAGACTGGCGTTGAAATTGTCTTGCCCGGAGATTGGTGCGGAATCCCGCACGCAAAGTGGCATGCAGTGCGCGTGCGCGGACGCATCGTTGCCATCATTGAGAATAGAGCGGAAGCAATCCGCTTCGCACGGTTACTGCACGCCACACTCAACAAAGTCTCCCCAGCGCATTCGCGCTGATGATTTATTTACGCAGCGTCAGCTTTCGCTTTAGCTGCAACCCTTGCCAGAGCTTCAGCGGTTACGTTTGGGAGCCCGCACTCCTGTGCAGCCACCACGACCCGCATCCACAAGTCAGAAGGGATCGACTTTCGCCAGCGATGCTGTTTAGCCGTGTTGTAACTTATTCCGACCGCGCGAGCGTACTCGCTCGCTCCTCCGAACAAGTCGATCACTGCGGCGAAATCGATGAACCCTTCGTCAGGCATGGGCGTTATAGGTGACATTATGTACCCGCCCTGTCAAGCCCCCTGCGTACCAGATATCTAGGCTATGTTCCCACTCAAGATGACGCCATCCGATCGCCTACGCAAAGCGCGGCGCGCCGCGGGCTTCTCAGGCCCGACCGATGCCGCGAGGCGGTTTAACTGGAAACTCGAAACCTACAAGAAGCATGAGTCGGGAGGGCGCGGGATTACGGTCCGCATGGCGTCTAAGTACGCCCGCGCGTTCAGGGTGGCAGCGGCTTGGTTGCTATACGGAGAAGGGCGGGCACCTGAGCCATCACAGGCGCAAAATGAGGACCCCTTCGATCAGGATATTCTGACCCGCGCTATCGCGGTTTCACGTCGGGTGCTCGGCCCCTATCCCGAAGCCTCAGCTATCGAGCCGCACATGGTTTCGGCGATTTACGCGCTTCTCCTGCGGGAGGCCGCGACACAATCGATAACGGTTGAGGATGAGGAAACGCTGCGGGTCTTGGAGGTCTTTGCTCGCGGGGTTCTTGGGCCGCGATAGGCGGCCGCAGCGTCCGGCGTTATAGCCAAGAGGACCGCCAGCGCAGCCAACGAGAACGCCCATGTCGCATCGCCACGGGCGATCCAGGACTGAACCGGGAAGAGCCTCAGCCCCGCTAAGATCGCCACTGCGCAAGCAGCCCACGCCGCGGCCCAGCCGCCAATAATTCGCGACAGCGATATCGACAAATATAAAGGCAGCAAACACACGGTCACGTGTTGAGGACGGAATGGTTCCATCCCCACGCATAGTAAAAGACCCGCTCCCGCCAAACCGATACCAAGCCCACTATCAACCAGAGAGGTAAGGTGGCGGCTACTTGGCGTCTTCTTGCTTGTATTATTACAATAAGTAGGGATGAGTCTTTCTGCTGCACGGCGTAAAGCTGCTTCGTCCATCCCGTTAACCTTTTGTTGCAACCGAATTATGCCCCCTTAGGAGATAGTTCCGCATGCGACGAGTTGCCGCAGATGCGGTGGGGCACGAAACGCCCTTGACATTTGAGGTACAAACCGTACCTTGTCCTGCACGCTATGTGTGGGGCCGGAAATGACTGAGCAAGAACTATGGGAGAGCCATCGCGAGCGTGCGCGTGTCGCAAAACTAAATGTGAGCGCCGCGGTCGTCTTGAGCATGGCGGTCTCCGGTGCGCTGTGGATTGCCATCTGGTTCGCCGGTAAGGCGATCGTCAGCGCCTGGATCGCGCCATGGCTGTAGTCGACAACCTTGCACTGATCGTTGCCGGTGTGCGGCTGCAATATCTCTTGCAGCATGGGAAAGCCGCGCTTCTCTATGAGAACGCCGCGCAATTCGAAGAGCATCCGCATTGGCTGCTCCCCGAACCATCCTGGGGATGGCCGTCGCCGCACGACACCACTGCGGAGAAAGCCCGGTGAGCGTCAGGGCGGCGGTCGTGCTGCTGATAGTATCAGCGGCCCTGTGGGCGCTGTTCTTCTGGTTCGCCTTTTTTTGGTTAGCTTCACCTTCTCATGCCGGAGAGATTGCCGACTGCATCCATGACCGCGCACTCGAATGGGTAGAAAGCGGCCAGACCAGCGGTTCTCCTGATGATTTCTTCGCGGTCGCAGCGGCGGCTTGTTTAGATGACGTCGCAGACGACGACAATGCCGCCGCTGAAGTGCACGAGGGCCTTCGACGCGCCATAGCCGAGAAGCTGGAAGAATACCTCAGAAAATTCACTCGGGAGCAGTAGGGATGGAACCAATAGCTGACGTCACGGTCCGGGTGCTTGAGCTAATGCTCGACGAGCTTATCGATCAACTGCACGAAATGCCCGAAGGCGAGCAAAAGCGCGAACTTACTGAGCGCGCCAATCGGCTCGACGAAGCGCTGCTGGGGATGACGACATGAACGAGCGGCAAACGACCGAAACATTCGATACCATCAATGAATGGCAGCGCGTGACGTTCCCGGCTGCAACACTTGACGGAGTGTTGAACCACATCGGCGAAGAATGGCGCGAATTCCAAGACGCGATGACGGCAACGGGTAAGATTGACGAGGCGGCCGACCTAATAATTCTCTTGGCGTGCTTCATCGATCAAATGTCTGGCGTAGGAGCGCAACGGTTCGTCGATGACAAGATGCGGCGTAACCGAGCGCGCCAATGGAACATCCAACCAGACGGGACGGGCCGGCATGTCTGACAAGTCACCATGAACCGCGTCAGCATCATAGGGCTCGCGCTTGTCGCCGGCGCGCTCTTCGCCTACGGCGCGGTGAGCGGAGACGAGCCGGCTAGGCCGCTGTGCCAGAATGGCCATCCGTCGCCACGCCGCCCCGATGTAACTTATGGGCACCTGCCGGTGCGGCCGGGCAGGGTCAGGGATCATAGGATTCCCCTTTGCTTAGGTGGCCCAGATACGGCGGCCAACATCCAATATCAGACTATTGGGGATGCAAGCGCAAAAGACATACTCGAGTGGCGCATGTGCGAGGCTTACTGCTCCGGGAAGATCACCCTCGACAAGGCACAGGCATTCTTTGCCTCCGGCAAATGGGAGCAGGTGGTGCGCCTGAAGGAGCAGCTGCCGTGAGCCTCCATGAAGAAGAACAATGCAGGCTGCTAGCTGTGAAAATGGCAGAGCAATGCAACGGGCATCACGACAGAATCGTGCTTGCCGCGATCATGGCCTTGCTAGGCTACCTCGTAGATAAGCACCGCCTCGACGTCGCTGACCTGTCCCGCATGCTAGTCGCGCAGCTAGAAGAACGGCCGACGGCGCACTGACATGCCTGAAGAGACAGTGATTCGAGCCAGTGGGCTGACGTGGTACTCAGATTGCCCGCGCAGGTCCGCAAGCAATATGTTCCGCCACGAAATCGAGGCCGCGGGCTTCAAGCTGCGACAGGTGCCGCAAGACGTTGGCGCAGCAATCGGGAATGCGGTGCACAAGGCAGCTGAGGTCACGCTGGCCGAAAAGGCGCGTACCGGCGCGCTGCCGCCGGAGAGCGTGGCCAGCAACTGTGCTGCCCAAACCGTTCAGGAAGAGGTTGCTGCGGGCGTGCAGTTCGACATCAAGGGAATAACTCGGAACTTGAACGATGCGCAGGCCCAGAGCGTAAAGATGGCTCGCGCGTACCATCGTGTCATTGCGCCGACGATCGAGCCACTGATGGTCGAGGAGCGGCTCGATGCGGAGATAGCGCCCGGCGTAATCCTATCCGGCAAGCCGGATTTAGTGGCGCGCGAGCCCAAGATGCTGCGCGACGTAAAGACGTCGAGCCGGGCTCGTCCAGGCAGCCACGCGCCGCAGATTGGGGCGTACAGCCTGCTCATCCGATCCAATGGACTCGATATCGACAGCGCCTCGGTCGACTATGTGCGTCGTACCGCGCCAGATAAGCCGCAGCCGGATCCGATATCGGCACCGGTTCAGATAGCGCCCGCGGAGACGGCAGCGGCAAACATAATTCGCCATATACGCCATGATCTGGAAATTTTCAGAAATGGAGACCGAGATCATAGGATCCTTTCCGGCGACGCATGGGCGTTCGCGGCGAACCCAAACAGTGTCCTATGTAGTGACCGCTTCTGCCCCGCATGGGGCACAGACTTCTGTCATGAATGGATTCCAAAGGATTAAGTAATTGTCAGGTTTCAGACCATCGCTAGTCACGCACCGCGAAGACCAGCCGGGACAACGGCTCCGACAGCTATTGGAAAATCCCAAGGTTGTCGAGAAATTCAAGGCGGCCGTCCCGCGGCACCTCAATCCAGAGAGGATGCTGCGTGTCTCTGCGCTGGCATTGCAGAAGACACCAAAGCTGCTCGAATGCGACCCCATGACACTGCTCGGCGCGATGATGGTTTGCGCCAGTCTCGGCATTGAGCCGAATACGCCTCTTGGGCACGCGTACCTGATCCCCTTCGAGCGCCGGCAGAAGAACGACAGCGGTCGCTGGGTAACAGCTGGCGTAGATATCAATCTCATTATCGGATACCGGGGCTACATCGACTTGGCGCGACGGACCGGCATGATGGTGTCACTGCACGCCGATGTCGTCTACGGGCCCGCTGGAGACATGAAGGGCGACGAGTTCTCCTTCGAGTACGGATCGAACATGCATCTGCGGCATGTGCCGATCGGAGACAACGAAGGTCGCCCGCCTGTTTGGGCATACGCCCACGCCTCGCTGAAAGACGGACAAGCGTTCGAGGTGCTCCCGTATGAGCGCGTGCTGAAGGTCCGCGATAATTCTGAGGGATATCGACATGCATTACGAGCCAAAGAGCGGCTGGATAATGGTGATAGATCGGCCCGTCGCACCTGGGAATCTGCGCCGTGGGTGGCCTTCGAGCACGAGATGGCAGCCAAGACCATGGTTCGGCGCCTTAGCAAAATGCTGCCGCTGTCCATCGAATTCGCTAATGCCGCCGCGCTCGACACGATGAGCGAGACCGGCAGCGTCGATTTCTCATCCTTCATGGACGGGGCTGATATGAGCACAATCGACGTCACGGCGAGTGCGATCGAACAAGATACGGAGCCAGAGGAGCAGGAAAGGCGCCGCGGCCGGCCGCTGGGCAGCCGCAACAAGCCACGGCATGAGGAAACCGAGCAGCAGCAGAATTCGGAGCAAGAAGACGGTCTCCCCGACCGAGCTGCTCCGAATAGCCCCCGGGAGAACGATGACGGTCCCCCAGACCCCTCTCCCGGGGGCGCCCCTCCAAAGCCGCAAGTGAGCTTCGAGGTCTGATACCGCCATGATCGTATGCAAGGGCTTCTGTACGCACCGAGATTGCTGGCAGGCGAAAGCAGACGAGTGCCGCGCTGGGGCAGAGGAATATCGGCGCAAAACCCCGCCGTGGAGTGACCCAGCTCAAGCTCTAGACGAGCGTGCCGACCAGTGGGAATCCATGATTAGTCGGCTGCGGATCATCCGATGATTTCCATAAATATTCGCGACTACAGAGGTTGCGAGTTCGCTGACATTGAGTGCGCACCACTGGCTCTCGTCGCCGGCCGCAATGCGGTTGGCAAGTCGTCAATCGCTGGCGCGCTTGCGGCAATCCTGTCCAGCGAAGCGGTGCCGCCGGGCATCAAGAAGGGAAGCGCTGCCGCGCTGGTTCGCGCCGGCGCGAAGAACGCCATCGTCAAGATCCGCGATGACAATGGTGCCGCCTCTCTTGATTGGCCTGCCTGTGCCGCACTCCATTCGGGCCAGGCGCCACATGCAGACGAATTCGCAACCGGGATCCAGAGCCTCGTCGACCTAGACATCAAGGAACGGGCCCGGCTTCTCTCCGATCGCCTCGGCGCGGAACCTACGGCAGAGGAATTAGCCCAGGCGCTCAAAGACGCCGAGCTTGCCGGCAAATATCTCGAGCCTCTGCGGATGAATATCGAAACGCATGGCTGGGATGGCGCGCATACCAAAGCGGCCGAGACCGGAGCCGAACTTAAGGGCCGCTGGCAGCAGGTTACAGGCGCTAACTATGGAAAGCGGCTGGCCCAGGATTGGGTGCCGGAGGGATGGGATAACGGCCTGAGACCGCTCGGCGAGCATACACTGTTGCAGCGTGCAGAAGACGCTCGGGCCGAGCTCGAAAAAGCAATCGGCGCAACAGCAGTGTTATCATCCAATTATGAGGCGCTCAAGGCGGAGGCCGGCGAGCACGCCGCGGCAGAGGAAGCGGAGAAACAAGCTGTGCAAAGGCTGACGCAGGTTCGAGCAGCACGCGCAGCACTCCCCGCAGTGAACCAGACGACACCAATGCCGTGCCCGCATTGTGGTGGGCGGCTAGTGCTACGGCGCAAAGACAGCGCTGCGCTCGCTCTCGAGAAAGCCCCAGATGACGAATTGCTACAGGCGAAAGAGCTAAAGCAACGGCGTGAAGCCATCGCCGGCGCCGACGGCGAAATAGCCAATGCCGAAGCGGAGCACACTAAGGCGCGTGAGTGGGTCCGGCGCTCGAACGAAGCCGCAGCAGCGCTGCTGAAAGCACGTCCACCAACCGACGCGTCTGTTGACCGAGAGGCCGCGCGTCTCGCTGCCGATGATGCTCAGAACAGACTCAAGGCCTATCGTGCCAAGACGGCGGCCGCTGGCCTGGTTGCCAAGATCAACGAGAACGACAAGGTGCTCGAGATCCTTGCCCCGACCGGACTGCGAGCCCGCAAGCTGCTCAAGACACTGGATCTCCTCAATAAGGAATTCTTTGCCCCCGTATGTGAGGCGGCAGCATGGAAGCCGGTTAGCGTCGCCGAAGATATGACACTGGCCTATGGCGGCCGGGCATATCCGCTTCTGAGCGCATCGGAGCAATACCGGGTGCGCGTCACGACGCAGGTTGCGCTGGCGCGACTTTCCGACGCTTCGATGCTGGTGATCGATGGCGCTGACATCCTCGACGCGCAATCGCGCAGCGGGCTGTTTGCGCTGCTGACCAATGTCGGGATCCCCGCACTCATCTGCATGACGTTGCCGAGGCGGGACACGGTCCCCGACCTCGCAGCGCTCGGCTGCGGCCACAGCTATTGGATTGAAAATGGGATCGCCGAGCGGATCGGTGCGGACAAGGCAGAGGCGGCGGAATGAACGAGCATCGCGGGACCCCTTGGCTCGGGGCAATCATCGCGATTGGGATAGCTGCCGCAGCTTGGTATTTCCTGATCGGCCACGAACTCATCGCCACGCCAATCCCCGGATCGTAATGGAGACTGACGTGGCTGAAACGCCACTAAGGCGCCAGGGACTCTTCCTCTGTGAGTCAGAAATCGCCCGCCGCCTCGGCGTAAGCGAGAAACGCTGGCGCGAGATTCGGGCGCGTCTTGAGCGGGAGGAGGGGCTGCCGCAAATTCATCCTCTGCTCGGTGGCCGATGCTGGCCTGCCGTCGAGGCGTGGTGCATTAGCCTCTACAAATCAGGCGGCATGGTCGCAGCGAAGGCAGATGGTGAGGAAAAATGGGACTGACAGAATGACTCCTACCCCCTGTATGGCGGATTTTTCTCACAATAACCAACTGCCGTATCCGACCTACGCCGCCGATCGTATCGGCTTTGCCCAAATGGTCGCGGGGAAATGGCCATTTGTTATGCACAAACTAACGCAAGGCGCGAGCTTCGTTGATCCAACTGTGGTCGGTCGCCTAAGCCAAGCAGCGCAAGTGCCGGGAATAAATCTAGGTGTTTTCCACTTTATGGACGATAGCCCGATTCATTTGCAAGTCGGGAACTTTATGGGTGGCCTAATGAGGCTTGCCACGGCCCTGCCGACTGGCACATTCGTGCGCTTAGCGGTCGATAACGAGCCAGACACGATCGGGTTGCCAGTTACAGCGCAGAGCGATGCGCTTGCGGCTATGATGGCTCAAGCGATGTTTGCCGCCACAGGCAAGCGCCCACTCGTTTACGGGAATCGGTACAATTTCTTTTCGGCTAGGACGATTGGGCCAATGGCTGCGTCGCAATTATGGCTCGCCAAATACGGCCCGGACGCGGACGCCGCCGGTTGCCCCCCAGGATGGGTCAATTGGCAGTTCCAGCAATTCAGCGATGGGTCTGTCGACACGCGGGGGCTATCGGTGCCGGGATTCGGTGGCGTCGCACTAGACATGAGTGAGTTTGCTGGATCGCTCGCCGAGGCAATCCAGACATGGACAATGTGACACCAGAATTCGCCGCACGACGCGGCGGGTCGTGATCGGAGCCGGAACACGGGAAATGTAGGCGACTCCGATCACGCTTCCCCACAAGGAGGAGAGCTAAGCGTATCATGAAAAAAATCGTAATCGCAACAGCTGCGGCGCTCATCAGCGGCATCGCTAGTGCCCCGAGTTGGGCCGACTGTACCAATTTCGGCGGCGAGCATCCCCCGTTTTGCGAAACAGGGACTTTCGTGGTCGATAGCGTAAACCCGGACAGATGCCTAAAGGGGCATATGTCTGACAGCGGGAACAAATACGCTCTTCAGTATAGCGCCACACCTGGGGTGGTGATCGGTGGCGCAATAGTGGCTGAGCTTCTGTTCCACGGCGGCGATGTGAGTGTGGTGACCAAGGGACTACAAACAACCTGTGACGATGGTGGCTATTACCAGATCGTCGCGGTCCGCCGCGGCGGGTTCTAAAGGACTTTTATGATGGATGGCGGCCCCGTAAAGGGGCCGTCAACACCCGAAGGACGATGGTTGACGACGCGGCGGTACTTGATGTACCCAAGCACGATCCGCGATGCAACCGACGTGCCGTCGGCTAAATGAAAACCTTGGAGGGGGCGATAGGAGCCATGAATGAACAATTCCATCCTCCCCATGATCGCCATGGGCGCTCTTACGATAGGGTCCGCACACGCTAGTCCGATCACACTTGGGACCAGCAACCATACGGCGACCGGCCAATTCCTGGTCTCGGCCGCCGGCGGAATAACCAGGGTATCGACAACAATGACAGGGGTGTTTGGCGTGGGCCCAGCATCCTATGCGGGAGACGTTGGCATCTATACGTTCTCCGGCGGCATCGCTCCGTTGTTCGGCCTGCAGAGCCTGACGATCGTCTTTGGCGATGGTAACGCGGTCGTGGGGTCCGTGTCGTGGGGCAGTGGAATTATGACGAAGCAACCCGATGGTTTCTTTGCACTCGATGGTTCCTACACGGTAGGCGTTTCGGTCGGCGATGCGGCGTTCCTGGAAGATTTTCCGGTTGGCTTCATGACATCCGTCGACCTGCTAGCTGGCCCTCAGGGCGGACAGCCGGATAGCACGCCGTGGGGTTTCATCTCGAGCGGTAAGGTGATCGGAGGCGATCCGCCTGTGGATCCCAACCGGGTTCCGGAGCCGAACGCGTCCTATATCTTTCTGGCTGCGATTGGGGCAGCCGCATGGTCCGTCTCGCGGAGGCGAGATGCCGCGCAGCCCTAGCGATACCCCAGGCCTCGAGATAGCCGTCCGTAACGGCCGGCGCATCCCGCGGTGGCGTGCCCGCAAGGAAGCCGTGAAGCTCGGCTTCAAGCCGTCGACGCAGCGACTTAACATTGACCCCGATAATCTCGACGAGCTCGGCAAGAAATGCCGAGAGTTGTGGGCCGAGATGGAGGCCTGGCTCGACACCCAGCCGCGCACTGATGTTCCTACGTGGGACGGGACGATTGGCTGTCTGATCGAGACGTATAAGGTTGATCCGTATTCTCCGTATCAGGCACTCTCGCACGGCTCGCGGCAGGCCTATGACTACGATCTTGGCGTACTCCTCAAAACCGTCGGGGAGCGGCGCCTCGATAAACTTACCGGCAAAGACTTCCGGCGTTGGTACGACAATCTGCGGCGGCCAGCGCAGCCCGGAGGCCCAGAGCGGATCCGTCGTGCAGCCGGCGTTATGACGATGCTGCGGATCCTCGTCGGATACGGGGTTGAGTCAGATATCGCGCATTGCGATCGCCTTAAATTGATCTTGGGCAGCATGCGGTTCAAAGGGCCCGGCCATAGGACCCAGTTCTTAACTTACGAACAGGCGGCAGCTATAATTGCCAAGGCGCATGAGCTCGGCTTCCCGGAGATCGCCCTTGGTCAGGCGTTGCAATTCGAGGCGACACTTAGACAAAGCGACGTAATCGGCCAGTGGATCCCAGACCCTGATGCCCCGCATCGCTCACGATGGACGGGCGGGTTGTTGTGGGGACAGCACATCTCTAAGGATTACATCCTCGAAAAACGCACTACCAAACGGGGAGTGCTGTCCCACGTCGATTTGAAGGGCTACCCGTTGGCGCTGGCCGAGCTACAGAACGTGCCGATAGAGAGGCGCGTAGGCCCGGTCATCATCGACAGCCGCACCGGAGCGCCCTTCAAGGAAGGGTTGTACGCCAGGCGCTGGAGGGTAATTGCTAGGGCTGCGGGCGTCCCAGACAACATTTGGAATCGCGACAGCCGCGCCGGCGGCGTCACTGAGGGATCAGACGCCGGGGCGGATATGGAACTTCTTCGGCATCACGCGTCACACCGGTCGCTTTCCTCGACCGAGGTTTATAGTAGACCGACCTTAGCGAAGACCACCCGTGTAGCTAAGCTGCGGCTCGCTCACCGCGAACGCAGAGCACAAGATCGCATCAAGGACTGACGAACGAAATAGAAACAAACAATGTCCACCCTAATTTCCACCCTGTCCACCCTATGCTATAGAATCCGCCACTTAATCGAGGCGTCATAAAGAGGGCCGATCTGGAGGCGGCTGTTGATTTATAACGATTTATGCTGATTTATTTTCCACCCTACGGGCGACTTGCGGCAACAGAGAGGGACGGGTCCGGCATGCCCATTCCACTCAGCAGGAGTGCACTATGTCTTATGAATCGAAGACGATCCGTGGTCCGCAAATGACCCCAACTGATGCCGAGCTAGAAAAATCAACTGATGAAAAAATCGCGGCGCAATGGCTTGGGTGGAGGATTGGGCCGACAAAACAGCGCGAAATTGCGGAGGCAATACGTTCTGCTCGCTACGAGGAGCGCGAGCGCTGCGCTAGAATTGTCGATCGCCATCCCGACGAGGCGCACCCATCTGTGTTCGATCCGGAAGAGGTGCGCGGGTGCTGTGAGGAGATGGCCGCAAGGATTAGGAGCGGCGAGAAATGAATACCCTAAGCAAACGCCACTTGAGGCCGTGCAGCAGGTGTCTAGTTAGGGCGCCGTAGGGAGTCCCTCGGCGCGCCGCACCATAGGGCGAAGCTGCTCCATTTCCTTGTCTCGCGTAATATAGAACTGATCGAGAGCTCGGCGCTTAGCCTCGGCGCTTGCCCCCTGATTCATCAGAGTTGCCTGTAACTGCTTGCGCTGCCGAGCGAGCACCATCCCGGCGCGCTGCATGGCTTTGTCGAGTTGCGGGCTATACTCTGGATGCTCCTGTCGTAACCTCTCGACAGCTTCCGCATCACCCATCTGGGAGGCTTTTTTCATGCCCTGCCCAACGATCGAAACCTCTTTCTTGAGATCGTAGAAGTCTGTTTGGATCCGGTTCGCGGCCTCAGGTCCCTCTCGGACGAAGCGGTTCAGGACAGGCGTGTCGGCGCCGCCCCATGCGGCCTGCTGCGGGAGCCAGCCAGCGCTTTCGCCGATAGCATCTGTCGCTGCCGTAATGTAGCTGGCCCAGCCGGCAACGTAGCCACGGAGCAGATGCTGCACGACTTCGGGCGAGGCTTTGACAGGGGACACAGCATTGTACGCATGCGTCAGCGCAACGATCGACGGACTGTTGAGCGGGCTGTATAGCCCGGCCGCATTCTGTGCCTCATCCGCCTCATTAACGATAGGCCGTCCAGTGTAGCTATCGGTGTTGAAGTACGTTTCGATCGCGGGCTTAACCGCAACGGGGATCGGATTGAACTTGAACGTGTTGAGGACCATGGCCGTGAAGGCTTTCGTCAACGCCCGTGTGCTCCCAGCTTCGGTCCCGTTGAAATAGTCCAGCAGCATCTCCGGTAATGAACCCGTAAGAGCACCAACCTCGAAGGGCTTGGGAATGCGGACGTGCACGGCGTCTGGCCCGTTGCCAAGCCAGACGTGGTAGGCATATTGCCGATCCCAGTCTTCCAGCTTATCCCATTGCTCTTTATGGTTCTCTTGATTGTATTCCCAAAGCGCTATGGCAGCTCCAGCCATCAGCCCCATACGCGTCAAGACGGCATTGCGATCCTCTCCGATCAACCCTCGGCCGGTGCGGGCGAGGCCTTGCCAGCGGGCATTGAGGAACGGGATGGTCTGCGCGAGGAACATCGGGATAGCGCCATCGCCATGCGTCGAGAAGTCGAGGAGGTCTCGAGCTTGGCGCATCGCCTCCGCCTCGTCACCGGTCTTCGCCAAGATGTGCTCGTAGACAGCCGCGCGTGGCCCCAAATCAGCCGCCCGCGTCATTCCCTCGCCAATCTTTTTGACGAACCGATACCAATCGGCCGCGGTCTGTACGAGACTGTTCTGGAACTCCTTCCCCTCTATCTGTTCGCGAACGCTTCGTGGCATGTCGATGTCGTAATGCCCTGACACCGTCCCCGCCGACATCAGCTTCAACGCAATCGGATCCAGGCCGCGCGCCATCCGCACCGCCGACGTCATCGACGCGATCGGGTTTGTCCCGGTGAGCGCATAAGCATGCAGAGCCATGCGTAGATTGTGGGCAAGAGCGAAGGCTGGGTCGAACACAACCGCACCACGCAGCAAACGGGCTGGACCAGCGAGGACACGCGTCAGCCCGTTCACGGTGCTCGGCCCAAGCGCCGCGATCGAGCGAAGCAAGAGCGGATCCTTGACCTCGCCATATTGCGGCTTGCCGTCGACCATGACCGAAACGACGTTGGGATGCTGATCGGGGTTTTTGATGGCAGCGAATAGGCCTTTGGCGGCTTCCTTCTGCTCCGCCGTCATCGTGGCCGGGTCGAGTCCCAGATCCGTGAGGAAGTCGCGCACCGCCGGATCACCGAGCTTCGCCTCAAATTCTACACGAGCCGCTTTGCTCATCGGCGTAATGGCACCCGTCATGGTTCCCATGTCGTATGTTAGCTGCATTGCGCGGTTCTTCATGCCGCGGCTGATCATCGCCGACGTGTTCATGACCGTGTTGTCGAGGATATTATTGAAGCGAGCTTCGCCGCCCTTGAGCTCCCGGATCGGCGATCTCTGTCCGGCAATCCCCTGTCGCCCGGGCGTGACGCCTTTGGTTCCCTCGGGATCAATCGCACGGAAGAACGGCACGTAATCGTCGTGGTCAAAGAGTGTGCGGCTCTGCGGATTAATGAGCCCTGTCGCCTCGCCGAAGTTCAACAGGTTGTGGTTGTATTCCTGCAGCTCCGCGTGCGCGGCCTGGAACGGATTTGAGCCGTCGGGCTGCGCATATAGCTGGTCGAGATCCCTATACTTGTCGACCATCTCGGGCGTGATGTTACGCTCGCGGCCTTCGCCGAGCAGCCGCTCGCCGCGTTTGATGCTTGCCCAGAGCTGGAAATCATCGAGGGCGCTCTGCCCCATATCGGCAATCGGCTTGAGGATCTCCTGAAGCGGCTTAGCTCCTTCTATTTGTTCGACGCGCCCAGAGGTGGGATCGAAGCGCACCTGCCCGCGTTCAATAACAAAACGGCTGACTGCATGAGAATTGCGCGCGAGGCGCGCAGCCTCGGTCGGCGAGAGCGCTGCCGGCAACAGCTTGCCGCCACCGGCAATCTTTTCCTGCCTCTCAAGCCCGGCAAGGTTGTCGAGAACGTGCGCGACAGCGCCGGTCACTCCTTGGTCGCGAATCGCGGAGAGCTTCTCGCGAGTGCGATCGAGAAAGCTGCGGCGGTCGGTTCTTTGGATTGATTCTAAATCTTTGCCGCGCTCTTCCGGCGTGCCCCAGCGCCCCCCTCCGGGCGGCGAAGTAGGCGGACCGCCTCCCGGTGGCCCTGATGCGGAGAGCCCTAACTTCGGGGCTTCTGCCCCTGCAGCGACAATGCTTGCTTCGCTTCCTCGATTGCCGCCTTCACCTGTGGATCGTCCTGCGGCAATTCCTGCATGTGTTCCAGAAATTGCTGCCATTGCCTCTTTGGGGCGTAGCGCCCCGGCGGATCGATAAAGCCGATCACTCGTCTCTCCCTCATCCATGCCTCGCACATCTTTTACGAGGCGGGCCTTCAGCCAGGCGGGAATATCCTTGGTGCTCACATAGTCAATCAAACCGCCCGCCGCTAGGAGCCGGTTGCGAGCTTCCCACAAAAGCTCATTCGCTCGCTCCCGCGGGAGCATGCCGCGCTTGACCAGCGGGTCGATGACCTTGGCCGCAGTCGCTTCTGCACTCGCGGCCATCTGCCTAATTTGCTCTTGCCGCTCGACCGGGTTGAGTGGCTCGAGTAATGCCCGCCCTTCTGGCGTCAACGACGCCGATGTTATGTGGCCGTCGGAGCCTTCAGCAGTCACGCTGGCGATGCCGTGCGCGGCCAAGGACATGATGTCCGGAATAGAAAGCGGGTTCCGAGCGGCCGGATGATTATGGTGAAAAGCGGCGGGAACCGTATCGGGGTCCCATAGGCGGCGGAGCAGACCATCTGAAAACTTAATCGCACTAGGATGACCTGAAGTGCCGGCCTCAATAATTTGGCCATCCTGTCCGACAATTGCAAAATACTCATGCCCCGAAAGAAGCCCAGCAGAGGAGACGTAATCCCTGGCCGCTTCATGTCCGCCGACAAGGTCCGGGGAATATTCTGGTGAAGCACGAAGGCCTTGTGCTTCTTCTGTCGTATTGCTCGCGCGCTTTATTCCGGCGTAGGGGTTCTCGCCTGGCCCCGTCGATTCCCAGCCCCGCGGGTTTGCAGCCAAGCCCTCCTCACGCCCGCGCTGCATCTCGACGACCGGCCGGCGATTGCCCATGATGGCACTGAGCACCTCGGCAGCCCGCTCGCCGGTCGGGATAAAGAAGCGCGTCTGATAGCCAATGCGCTCAACAAACGCTCCGCTGTTTTCGAGCTCCGGCCGATCCCGATAATCCGGCCCGGTCAGCTCGAGTCGCGGCTCGCCGGCGACGGTAGCGCGACGGATCGTCCACCCGTTTGCCAACGTTGCCCGATCGCCGTCCAGCACGCGCTGGGCGACCTCGGCCGGCTCATATGTCTTGCCGGCGGTCTCAGCGCCCAGCGAGCGCAGGACCTGCCCGATGTGATCCTCGTCGACGACTCGGCCAAGCATCCGTTCGCCGTCGGCCGTCTGTAGCCGGTAGACCTTCGGCGTCCCTGACAGCCGGTCCCAGATTGGCAGTATCGACCCTGTTATCAGGTGCTGGGTTTTGGCGCTGTATTCCGGGATCGTCGCAAGCTGCTTGTCCCATAGATCGCGAGCCTGCGCTTCGTCGCGGACGAGCTCCCAATTCCTATCGGCCAGCGGCCCGTCGATATTTCGGCGCGCGGCATATTGCCAATCGAGCGGTCCGGCCAGCCGGTAATTCTCCGTTACGGCTCCGGTGTTCGGGTCCGTAGTGTTGCTTGCCTCGGCAACCGCAAAGACCTTCCCGGTGCGTTTCGAGATCGCGTAGAACAGAGGCTTTCGCCCCGAGAGATTGCGTTGGCCGGCCGCGATCTGATCGAAAGTCGCGGGGTGATTTTTGTTCTCGACCTTCAATCGAACATACTTGGTTTCCGCACCCGACTGCGGATCCTTGTAAATCGGCTGGTCGGCTTCCTTGGTTATCCGATCGCCCTTCAGCGTCTCAGTCCCGACATCGAGGGTCCCAGCTGCGGCAGCGCTGTCGACCGCATCGTTGAGACGATCCTCGAACTCGCCAAAGACTTTGTTCTGCATGTCGAACTTCAGCGACAGCAGACGATTGAGAAACTGGGTGATCTCCGGGGGATCGGTCGGATTGCCGTTCTCATCTTTGAGTCGCAAGCCGGTCTGCGCCTCGAAGTCAGCCGGCTCGATTGTGCCGATTTCACCGCGGCGCATCGATCCCCAGAAAGAGCGCAACGCCGCGGACGCTTCCGGACTTTCAAGGTTGTCCCGAGCGCTAAAGAGTCCCTGCTCGCCGGCCCGGCGCTCGCCCTTCGTGAGCGCGCCAAGCTGCGAGAGCCGGCGGGCAATCGAGGAGATAAAGCGCCGTTGCCCCTGTAGATCGGTCGTCACGAGATGGAAGATCGGAGCCGACGCCTGGTTCGTTCGGTGCGTGCGTCCAAACCCTTGGATGGCCTTGTCCGCGCGCCAGCCGGCTTGCACCAGATAGTGTGAGCGCTGTGCATTCGAGCTCGGCGCCGTCAGGTCTGCATGATAGCTACGCCCGGTGCCGCCGGCCTGAGAGAAGACGAGGATCGGCTTTTTAGCGTTCTGAAAAGCATCCGTCTCAGCCGCATTCGAATCGCCCGGCCGTGACTCTAATGTCGCCCGTGTGACCCCTTTCTCATCGGGCTTGTGCACAACGCGCTGCTTGCGGCCTGTCACCTCGGCAACCCTGTCGGTCCCGAAATGGTTCAGCAGCATTTCCAGCGGCCCGTGCGGCACCCGGATGCTGCCCAGTTTGTCGAGCAGCTCGTCGCGCATCCGCACCGCTTCGGGATTCTCGACGATGTTCCCCTGACTGTCCTTGACGACCTGCCAGCGCTCGTTGCCGTTCTCGTCGATATATTTCTCCCACTGGGCTACCGGGAACGATTTCTCGACCATTTGCATCAACTGGTCGCGCGGCGTGAGGTCAAGATCCTCGAGGTCCTCCGGAGCTTCCTCGGCTCCCCCTTTTACTCTCTCGATCGCCCGTTTCTGCGATGCCTCATTGGTATTGACCAGCTGCAGAACGGCCTGCTGGCCTTCCTTCAGGTCTCCCTCGATGGCCCTCAGGACCGATGGCATCTGCATCGCGGTAATAATCTGGTTGAAGAACCGCTGATGCCCGGACCAGAAGGCGCTCATCGCCGCCATGCGTGCTCTTGGCGAGGCCTGTGGCTCTCCAGTGCGGCCTCCCGGCTCCCCGGTAATCCCGAGAGCGGCGTTGATATTCTTCAAGACGGTCTGCCAGGCACCGGCAAGCTCATCGTAATTCTCGCGCTGCTCCGGCGTCAGCTGGTGTTCGAGGCGGTCATATTTGACGTCGTCGTAGCTGAGGTTCCGCGACACATAGGAACCCATCGCCTTCATGTCGCGCGCCACGAGCTCCATCGCCGCGATGCCGCCAGAGCCGATGTTCTGAATGAAGGATTGCTTGCTCGGGAAAGCCGTGCCGCGGCCCCAAAGCCCTAGCCGCTCCGCATAGGCGAGGTTCGAAACTTCCGTGGCACCGGTGGCCGAGACATAGACGACGCGTGCGTTTGGCAACTTCTGTTGGAGTTCGATGCCGGCGAGCGCCTTCGCTGCAGCCTCTTTGGTCCCGCGGCTTCCTTTTTGCGCAACGCTATTGGCGAGATTGTGACTGTTATGGACTAGGAGACCATTGGCAAAATAGTTCGCCGTGCCGGTTTCTACGTTGAATACCTCGACAGAGCGACTGCATCTATCTCTGCCACAACCAGTTCGACTTCCTTGAGGATGCGGGAATTCTCGAACCGCAGAACCACCCACCCAAGATTCTCTAGATATGCGGTTTTCCGCGCATCGCTTTGCTGACGTGCCGCGGCCTTGTGGCTGTGGCCGTCTACTTCTATAGCAATCCTCAGGACAGGATTCGCAATATCGATCCGGTAGCAGCGCGGGTACCCTTCGCGGACTGGCTTGACGCCCACTGGGAATTCCGGCTCCCACCTGAGATGCCCGAGCAATAATGCCTGTGCCGGAGGCATTGGCTTCCCATTCCCGCCACGCCCGCTCTTGGCTGGGTTCCCTATATGTCGCTTCGCGTAATCCATATTGTGAAACGGGTTCCGCTCTGAGGACAGATATCCCGCCAATGACTCCTGATATTGCTCCGTCCGTCTCGTTTTGTTCAGTCGAACTCGGGCAGCTTGATCGAACGCCGCGCGGCGCTCTTCGCTCATGCGTGATCTTACCGAACCCATCCTGGCGGCAGTGGCTTGCGCAGTGCATGACCTGCTGCAATAGAGATTTTTGTTGTGCGGGTATTTGACCGGGAATTCCCTCCCGCAGTTTTCGCATATATGTGTGTTTGCCATCTTGTGATAGATAGCGAATGCGATCGTTCTCGTCAATCCAAACCGCTGGAACATACCCCGAATCTTCGGTCCAGACCGGGTGGTTCCCCGTCATAATGACGGGTCCGATAACATGGAGGTGAGCGCGGGTTGCCCGGGTGAAAGTGCGCTTCACACTTGTCGGGACCACCCGGTTTTCTGCGTGATCAAATCCCAAGACACAATCGCCAACCTCCAACGATTCGATGGGCCGCGATCCATTAGGCGTAGCGATCAGGGTGCCGGCTGGCACACATTCATCAAATGCGATAACCCCATCAAAGTCAGGCCCAAGCCAGTTGGCCAGCTGATCGATCCGGCGTTTGCCTTGAAGTGTCTTGCCTGTCTTCTCGTCTTTCCCAAGACGCTCGCCACCCTTCAATGTGTCATAGGTCGTGAAAGCAATCCCCCGGTCTGCCGTCAGATCGTTCCCGGCTTTCACCTTGCCCAGATTGAAGATCTCTTTCGGATCGCGGCCGAGCCCCTTCCAGTCGCGCTGTGCATCCTCGATCAGCGTTTTGTTCTCACTGATCCACAATGCCTTTTTCTTACCTTGCATGTAATTATCAAGTATAATACCGGCAACTTGCCTCCCTTTTCCAGTGCCCGTGCCGTCGCCGAGAAAGAAACCACGACGAAATGGCGTCTCCCCGGCAATGGCCGGAAGTATTTGTGAGTGGGCATTACCTGCGTATGTTATCGCCTCTAGTTGAGCGTCAGACAGAGCGCCGCTAGATATTAACTCATTAGGCAACCGCGGCGCATAATCAACGCGCGGCGGCATGACAGAAGCCAGCGCCGCGGTCTGTACCAGCGCGCCAGGATGCGCCTGCGATCCCTCTATCTGGATACGCTGCGGCCGGTATGGCTCGTAGACCGCTTCGGTGACCTCGCCGTGCGAGCCTGCCGGATCGGCAACGACTTCGTCGACCTTGGCCGCTTCGGGAAGCGGTTCGCCCGCTTCTACCCCTGATGACTCGCCGCCGGCCGGTAATACGGATCCTGCCCCGCCTTCAGGTCGTAGAACCACTCCATGAGGCTCTGGGCCGCCTCCTCCCACGACCTCGCCTGTTCCAGGAGCGACAGCAGTGTTTGGCTCTGCTCCGCCCAACTCGGGCCCTGCGGGTTGCTCTGGAACCAGCGCATTACCTTCACCGGGTCGAGACTCGGGTCGTAGAGCTCCGACGCCGCCTGGCTCAACTCCGCCCGGTACTGCTGGCCCTGCCCCGGGAGGAACAGGCTCGACTGGAACCCGAGGTTCAGGAGTTGGACCAGATACGGGGAGTGTGGGTCCGGGGGCTGGTTCGCTTGGCGCAACCACCGCTGGGCCGCCTGGTTCACCGGCCACTGGTTCACTGGGAGCCCGTTGTTCCGTAGGAGTTGTGGGTTGCCGATCATTTCTCACCTCATCGAGGCGCTGCATAAGATCTGGGAGTGAACTGGCTTCGCCCAATACTGGTGGGCGGCCGGACGGCGGATTCTTGTCGATGACCAGAAGCCTGGTCCCGAAATTCGTACCGTATTTGCTATAGATGCTGCCCGGCACCCCCATGTTGGCGCGGACCTCGAACGACCCGGACATACGCCGCCACCACGGTGCGAAGGTCGACGAGTCCATACCCATCCCGCGGCCGACAATCGCCACAAGCCGGCCGCCGGGCTCGAGCCGCTTCATCGCCTCCTCGATGTGCCGGGCCCCGGTCATCAATACTTTCTTGTCGCCCATGCGCCCGGCCGTCTGAGAGAACGGCGGGTTCATCAGCACGACACTCGGGCGCACCTCCGGTGGCAGGATGTTGTGTAACTGTTCAGCATTCTCATGGTAACCGCGTGTAACGCCGAGTGACTCGACATTTGCGGCTCGCGGCAGGAAGAGCTCGTTTGTCGTGATCTCGCGCGGGTACGCGTTCTTCGCCATCGCGACCAAGCTGCCATTGCCGGCACTCGGCTCGAGGACATGATCCTCTGGCGTAATGTTGGCCATCCAAGCCGCGGCGTAGCTGTAGTCTGGCGGCGTGCTGAATTGCTGGAAACGATCCTTCTCGCCGGCGCGCACCGTCTGCGTCGGGAGGAGTTTCTTCATTGCCTCTAACTGACCAACGATATCCGTCGCAGCCGGCAGAGCTTCTCGTGGATTAATCCCTCCCGGGCGTCTGGTGACCCATTGATTAACGCCGAGTTCAAGTGCGTCATAAAGTTGATCGCGGGTAAATTTCTTTTCGGCAAGCGTCCCGCCAAAAGATTTCTCGGCCATCGCCTGAAGATCTTTCGGGCTTAACGCCTTGTTACGATTTCGAGCGTCTTCGAGCGCCTCTGTTACCTGATCGGCCAGCTGGAACGGCGGCGTCTTCTCGCCCGGCTGAGCCGCGGCCGAGGCCGGATTCAGCTTCTCCGGCTCCGTCAGGGAGAATGACGATTGCCCGATCGGGTTCTTGAGATCCCCCTCGCGCACCCACGTCTTGATCTCGTCGAGCGACATCGGCGTGACATTGCCGACGCGGTCCGGCCCGGTTCCATCTGAAAACAAATCGGCGAAAGCGTTCTTGGCCTCATCTACATTCCGGTAGCCGAGCATGACGCGATGCCCGTCGAATGCTCCGGTCTCGGGATGCGCCTGGTCTATCACGAACGCGTGATGGCTCTCCGGGTTGGGTCCTAGAGAGGTCGCGACTTGGTTGCCACCTTCGGTGATCCTGCCCTGATCTACCGGGTTCGCGTTCCCCTCGGCGTCTGCGGCACCCTCGGGGAAGTCCATCGTAAAGTCGAGGCCGTGGAAGTCGACCTTGCCTTCTCCCGGCTCAGCGTAGCGTGCATCTCGTATTTCTCGCCCGACCTCGAGCGGATCGCGCGGGTTTGACGCTCTCGGCGGCGGGGTGGGCTCTTCGGCTGGGGCCGCTATCGGCGCTGTTGGTTCCGGCGCTACGACTGGGGTGCTTGGCGGCGCCTCGGGAGCAGCCGGCGGCGGCGGAGCGGTGGCCGCTTCAGGCCTAGCGATTTCAGGCGGCGGAACAACAACTGGGGGCGGCGGCGCGACAGCCTCTACCGGGGGCGGGACAGGCTGGGTCGGGGTTGGCGGTGGCACGGGAGCCGCCGGCGTAGAAGAAATCTCTGTCAGTTTGTCCCGAGCCTCTTGGGCCGCAACGTCCTCTGGACCGATTGTCGGCTGCGGCGTGGGCTCCATCGGCTTCGCCGTGGCTGTCGCGACTTGCTCCGCTTTGGCACTCTCGACAGCTTCTGGGGGCACGGTGGCGACTGGCGGCGGGGGGATAGTAGCGGTCACCGGGGGAACTTCAGGTGGCGACGGCGCGGGAGCTGGTGTCACGAGTGTTGGCTCGGCGGGCGGAAACTCCGGCGCTGCGGCAGTCGCGGCCGGAGCCTCGCCGGCCGGAGGCACTTCGGTAAGCGTATCTACAGCCGGAGTAGCCGTCGCGGGGCGTTCTGGGGAGCCGGCAAGATGGCTGATCGCAGCATGCCCTACCAATGGCAACGCTGTTCCAACAATGGCACCGGGGATTTCTGCGGCGACACCCTCACCGGCGGGCTTGCCCTCGACGATATTCTCCGCAGCACGTCCCGCTGCCGACACCGCAGGCTGCACCCCGAACGCCTGGAAGAGCATGTTCTTGATAGTGCTGGCGAACGGCTGAACACCGAACAGCCCCCAGCCTACGGCCCCGATCGCTCCACTCGCGACGCTGCGCTTTATTGCCGTGTCGAAAGCCGCATCAGGATCGCTTGGGTTCTCCTTCATCGCGGCTGCGAATTGCGGACCAATCGACTGCACGGTGCTGCCCAACCATGCGCCTGCAGCGCCGCCCACCATGCCACCGACTGGGCCAGCCAGTGCTGTTCCGGCCGCCCCGCCGACGATGCCGGCGGCAGCTGTCGGATAGCTTTTGGCTAGCTGATATTCTGCCTTCCGGGCCAGCAGCCCCGGACTGGCAAAGTCTTTCCACTCAACCGGCTGCGCCTCCGGGATTGTTTCGGCTTCTGGTTCCGGCGCCTTGGCGTGGCCCTTTAGGGCTGCCTCCGCCTGCTCGCCCATCGCGAGCTCTTTAGTGCCGGCTTTTAGGCCGGCGAGAGCGGTTCCTACCCAGCCAGTAGAGGGCGGCGGCGGGGGCTGCTCAAGAGGTTTGAGGCTCGAAAAGTCGAGGGGTTTCAACTGTGAAAAATCAAGCGACGGAGGAGCTGGCTGTTCTTCAGCCGGCTTAAGAGACGAAAAATCGAGGCCTGCCGAGCCCCCCGTTTGTAATGCTATCGTCCCGCCGTCAGCATGCTTCTCAATCGGCTCTTGTGCGTTACAGCACGCGTGCCGACTCACCTTAGTGTTAAGGTCGAAAGTCTCCGGAGCCTTTTTGTTCAGAGAGGCGTAAAGCCCACACGTTTCTGGCTCATCAAAGAACCGACAGTGCTCACAACGCACCGCACGTTTAACAAGGCCCGCCTCCTTAGGTGTCCAGGATTTTGTGATCGGCTGATCATCGCTCGGGGTCCCAAACGCGTACCCACCACATGACCACCCAGCGAGGACATGCTCGCCATCCATCGGCGCGCACTTCTCCTTGCCCGGCATGAAGAAACGACACGACTCGCACTGCGCGAATTTCTCTGGATCCCCCTTGGGATCCATGTAGAGAAACGCATCGCGCGTGACTTTTTTGGCTTCGCCGTCGAATGGCATTACGGTTTAACCATCAGGCCGTTAGGCGTCTGAATGATGCTGCCCGCCGGGGCGTTATCGATGTCAGCCTGCGTCTTGGGAACCAGAGGATTGGTGCGGGTCCATTGTTGTGGTGCCGGTGAGGAGGTGCCTGCTGCGGGAGCCGTTCCACCCGGCCTGCCATACTCACCTTCCGCCTGCCTCATAAAATCCGGGACCTGTTCGCCGGGTGACGCGCCGAATGGATGGCTTAATTCGTACTGCTTCTGAAGGAACGTAGCCCGGTCCTTGATCTGGGTTTCGCGGTTAGCGGGCGTCTGCTCGTGCTTTGCCGTTGGATAGAACCCCTGCTCCTTGCCGTCCGGCCCAAGCAGCAACGTGCCGGATTGCCCGTCCTTCACAACGTCCTGGACCTGTATGGGACGCTGATTCTGTTTAGCCGATTCCCGTAGCTGTTCCAGAGCAGCGTGGTGAGCCTCTGTCTCGTCTAGCCCACGCTTCCGTAGATCAAGGATCGCGCCCTGATAGGACGCCGTCAGATCCAATTTCTGCTGAGCTTGTCCCAGCTTCTCCTCACCAAACTGCTGTTGCTGAGCGAGTTTCGCGCGATTGAAGTCCGCCAGGTCCGCCATGCGGGCGGCAGCTTGCTGCGCTGTCTGCATACGCGCTTCCGCAACCTCGCCGCTCTGTCGGGTGTGCTCTTGCTGCTGTCCGTATTTAAGCCCGGTTTCTAGCCCCTCGCCGAGGGCTACGCCAGGGAACGGAGAGCGTGAAGAGAGCATCCCAGCGCCGATCGCAATCGGGATCATCCAGGGACTCTGCAGGAAATCGGAGCCTTTGGGCTCTCCGGATTGAGGCGGCGCTGCGGGCGGATTAGCTAATCCCGCTTGGCCCGAATCACTAATAAGCCCGCTGGAACGCTCGTACCGCCCACCCATCGTCGGGATCATCATCCCGGTCTTGGTAGTTCCCAGCCCTCTTTCAAGATGATCCCCAGAATCCGCCGGTCGCTCGAAATATTTCTTCCAGAGACCATTCGCCGCCTCTCGTGTGGGAGCGCTCTTGATCTCGTTCCAGTGCTGCGTGGCAACGGGGTCGCCGCCTGTAACCTGCGAAAGAGCCCACGCGTGTTGCACGTTGGGATCTTGCCAATTCGGATGCTGCTGTAAATTAGCTGCACGATCCAGATGAGCTTGATACAGCCCTACGCTGGGACCGCCCTTATCGGCGCTAACGTTAGTCGGATCGAAACCGCTCTCTCTCTGGACATTATCCGCAATTCCCTGCGCGACATGCTCAGGAACTCCGGCATTTTTCATCCACCAGTTGACTGTCTGCTCCCGGTTCTCAGTTGGGGGAGTTGGCGGCGGCGCCGAGGCTATGCTCCCAGTGGGGGCCGAAATATCGACCTTGCCAAGATCGAGGCCCTGGCTTGCCGGCGCGCCGAGTCCAGATGCCAATGTAGGCGGCGGACGCGTAGGATCATCGACACTGCCACCAAGCTGCATGCCGCCCCAGAGCTGCTGGTCGAGCATATAATTGAGCGCCGGCGGCACACCTCCACCATCCTGCATCGGAGAAGCACTGGCGGTCGGTTGCGACGGCTGCCCGAACTGCGGTTGCTGCAACGCGATCCCGGCACCCGGCGTCATCTCTTTTGCCTGGATCGCCCGCTGAATCAGCGCACCTTGCTGGGTATTCGGCGGGAACCGCACGGCGAGTTCGCGCAATTGCTCGAGTGAACGCTGCGTCAGACCCTGGTAAAATCCCTGCGTGTTCGGCGTCGTTCCGGACAGCGGCGCCGCCGCAGTCAACGGCGACACCGCGCCACCGACCTGCAACATGCGCCGGCCGAGGCCGCCGGGATGCTGACTCAGCCCATGGCCAAGCCCGATCTCGTGCATAGAGCCGAGACCCCTGCCAAAATGGCTGCCGCTTATCCCGGGCAGATGTGCTATGCGACCGCCGAGTTGATTTCCTACAGGCGATGTGTTCACTCCGGGAGTGTCGAAGACACCGAGGCCCTTCATGGAATTGAGGGTTTGAAAGAATTGAAGGGGCGACATCCCACTGGAAGATAAAGTTTGTGGGCTGGACATTGGCGGCTTCGGCGGGCCCGGGCCATTAGTGCTGCCCGGCATCGTAATATAGCTGCCAATTTGCGGAACGCCTGGAGATGCCCCAAGGCCAGGCTGAGAGGCGCCATATCCTGGCACTAGCCCGCCAGCTTGCCGTTTCGCCACACCGCCGCCTCGATCAAACAGCGCAAACGGCGCTGCCCCAGCGAATGCATCGCCGAAGCCATTCAGAGCTCCCGCCTCCCCTGCCGAGAGAGCCCCAGACCCAAAAAGGGATCCCAGCCCGCTAGTCAGCCAGCCATTCGCTCCGAACCCTCCGGTCGCGCCAATGATACCGGTACCGGCCAGCCCAAGGCCGGCAATCTGGCTCACCGGGCTGGGGCCCGGATAGCTCGTGGAGCCCGACCCGCCGGCCAGCGCTCCCGTGCCCTCGGTGATGCCCGAGAGCCAATTCAGCTGTTGGTACGGATAGGCTTGCTGCTGGATGAACTGCTCATAGGGGATATTGAGCTCTTGCTGCGCTTGAGCTTGTTCCTGCCCGCCTTCCGTATTCAGCGCGCTCGCTAATCCCAGCCTCTCGTTCTGTGCGGTTTGTCCAAGATTACCCAAACCGAATGCGGCCTGTGAATTGAGCCAATCGGTCGCTTGCTCAGCTGATAGTTGCGTTTGCTGCTGAGTATTAAACTCGCCCAGCTGCTGCTGCCCGATGCCGGCCAATGCTTGGGCTGCGCCAAGGCTGAGTTGCCCCTGGGTTCCAAGGGCTCCCGCCTCCGCCTGCGCCGCACCGAGAGACTGCTGGCCTGCGCCGAGAGAGATCTGCCCGGCTCCGAGACCGAGCTGCCCCTGCCCTTGCAAAGCCCCGGAGGTCAGCTGACCCGCGCCGAGCGCGGCCTGTGCAGCACCCAAGCCCAGCTGACCTTGAGTGCCCATTGCGCCAGACACAAGCTGCCCAGCGCCAAGCCCGAGCGTCCCTTGAATCTGGGCTTGTTGCTGGGCAAGTTGCTGCTCAGCATTAAGTTCTTGCTGTGCCTGCGCAAACCCTTGTTGCTGAATGCCGGCGAGGACCGGCGCCTGGGCAAGCTGCTGCTGGCGGGCCGTTAGTGCTTGGGCAACTGCTTGGCGGTCGCCGCCGAACGCTCCCGCAGCTGCGGCATTGCCGGCAACTTGAGATTGCTGCTCCGCGTTCTGCTCGTTGAAGAGTGCTTGGGTAGCACTCGTGACGGCCGACTGATATGGATTGAAATACGTGCCGAGATCGGCATAAGTCGGCGTATTCCCTGGAAGGCCAGTTGCCGCATTGCTGGCGATGCCGGCATAAGGCGAAATTGCCCCCGCGATATTCTGTCCTGCCGCACCAAGTCCGAGACCCGTAGCAAGCGCACTCGATGGCGCTACCGCGCCGGCGATATTCGTATTTGCCGCACCAAGTCCGAGACCCTGTGCTGTCGACGCATAAGAGCCCTGCTGGCCCAAATAAGGCGAAATCGCCCCCGAAATATTCTGCGGAGCGCCTTGTGCTAGCTCCCCCGCGCCTAGTAAATTGCTGCCGCCCCAACTGGCATATTGGCCGGCATCTATCTGAGGAATCGACGGCCATAAAGGCTGCGTGGCATTATTAAAAGCTTGGATGGCTTCAGCATTCACCCCTGCTGTGGGATCGTTCCGCGCCATAGCCTGGACTATGCCCTGAGCGTTAAGTTGATCAGGACTAAAAGGCGCTACCAGTTGCCCAGAGTATTGTTGTAGCGGCTGAGCTGCCTGATTCTGCGCTTGGGTTGTTAAGTTAGTATAAGCATTCAGCCACTGTTGAGGCGGCTGTGAATTCTGAACTACAGTATTTGTTGATGGAGCGGGAGAACTCTTGCCCATTCGTGGAGCGCTTCCGGACCAAGGGAGCGGATCCGGGGCTCCAACGCGGGTCGATTAGGTGGCCGCCACCGATCGCGGGAAGCGGATGACGCAAAAAACTATATCAGAATTTCATTTTATAATAAAGATCCCGCCGATCTGCCGCCCCCATCGGCGCCAAAGCGCCAGCTTGGTTTCGAGCCTTGTCTCGGAAAACGGCGAGTCAACCAACTCTATCCATTGGTCTTTACGCAATTCGTCTCGGTAGGCTTTGGCGAATTCCATCAGCGCATTATCAAGCCTCAGCGTGCGGTAAGGCTGTCTGACGAACAACCACAATATCTGTAGATGGTAGTTCTCAGTCCACCAATATCGTTCGAATACGATGCCGATCGTTCCAGCGATCCTAATTGGATCATCGGGATCGGGCGTGTCGATGACGCCGTGGAAGCCGCCTTGGCCGCGAGTCGCGAGCTCTATATGTTCCCGGATCCGATTTTCGCTTTGAACGGCGCCGAAGCTCCCGGCATCTTCGTGTTCGAGAAGGCACCGATAAAGCTGTTCCTCATCCTGCTCTAAGGCTGTGCGGACGATAATGTCAGCCACTATCCCTCGACCACAGACCGGAAATGCCGCAAAACCCGCACCAATGTCTCCGCGTCATGTTCCCCGGGCCAGACTTGCAACGACGGGCTCAGATCAATCATCACATAACGATCATCTAATATAACTTGAATCGCAACCTGATGCCGAGGCATTGGCCCTCTAACGTCGCTCAATAAGCTGACTGAGCTGCCGCGCTCTCCTTTGCGCCACACAACATGGCCATCATTAATGAAGGCAAACGTCGCATACGGGGTGGGCCAGCCATCATCTGCTAGCTTGCCGATAATCCGGGCGTACAAAGCCAGGAGTTTGTCTGCTTTGGTCTGTTCAGATGACGCCGACACCAACGCGATCCTCGGTCGAAAACATCACGCGCACTAGACTGAGATGCCTCGAACACAGCTTGTTTTTCGGCAAATCAGGTGACCCCCACTCATCTATGATCGCCGGCGTTCCCAACTGCGAGGCCAGCGTTTTGGCCGAAAGAATCAGTGATTTTGCATGTCCAGTGCGCGCTCGCTTCTCCGGCAGCACCAGGTTCCAAACCGACAACATCCGGTATTGGCGAGACAGCGGGGAAACGCGGGCGAAATACAGGCCCATGCTCGCTTCGATCGGCTCTTTCCCGTCGCCCCGCACCACGAAGGCCACGCCGCCGTGCCGGTTCGCTAGAGCGGCGATCATCGCCATTAGCAGGTCATCGTCGTCGCAGACAATCTCGTCCCGCATCATCTTGAGAAAGCGCACAAGATCTTCGAAATCAGCTGACGTCGCCAGATCGACCGGCGACACCGGTTTTGGCTTGCGCCCGTTCGGCCGATTCACAATGTGTGGGGATGCGGTCGAATACATTAAGCGGCGGCTCTCGCAATCGCATCTTTGTTATGCCCGATGCTGGCATTCTTCGATCCGTGCGGACCCTTGAGCTTCTGCAGCCGCCCAATCTCCCTGCCGCGAACCTCTTTGACAAACTCATCCAGTACTTCGTGGCCGTGCTTCATCGCCGCATCGTGGCTCGCTGTGGCCCCGCGATTGCCGAGGAAATGGCGGCCGATCATCTCGACATGATCCGGATGTACCAGGATTTCACCGTCGGCGGTGATAACGGGAACCGTCTCTTCTTCCGTATCATTCTCCTCTTTAGCCTTCCCTCCGCTCGCCAGCGTCGGAGTGAGGGGCTCCTTGCCCTGAGGCAACCCGCCATGAGGGGGTTGCGGCGGGCCTCGCCCCCGATCGCGCGGTGGCCCCGCGGTGCCATAGGGCATGCTCTTTATGATGGAATCCCACACCGCCGCCCCGTGGAGGGAATTGCCCTCCCCGAGGCCAGCAATAACATCGGCCGGCAAGACATAACTCTCTGCCATGAGATTGACATTATTCTTGTCGTTACGGCCGGCGCCTGTCCCGAGCGAGAAGCCATAGGGAGATCTCTCCTCCGATCGAGCTTCGGCGCGCTCCCACCAGGGGGCGGCCATGCTCGGGCTAAGGCCACCTCCCATCTGCCGCCGCGGCGTCCGCGCAAGATGTGTCGCGGCCTCGATCACTTGGTCGTCAAGGGATCCGCCGTCGGCCCGCTTATGGACGCGCTGCGGCAGCTTTCCGCCGGGATCGCTCTCCGCAAACTCTTTGCCTACCGACTGAGGGATTCCGATATTGGAATGCCCCGCAGCCGCAGCCCACATGGCGCGTCTTTGAGATTGACTAACCGGCGGCATTCAGCGCCTCCCGCAACGCATCCGCGTATTCTTTCGTGACGACGCAGCGCTCGGGCGCAATCGTCTCACAATGCCGCAACTCTTCCTCCGCCTCAGCGCGCACTGTCGGGTCTGCTTGGATCGCGCCGCGCAATTGCAGCGCGTCGTTCCCGTAGCGCTTGAGGAGATGATATTGGGCAGGCATTTAGCCGGTCCCCTCTGCCTCACCGACCAGGCGCTGATCAAGCGAAGTAAACGTATCCTTAGCGCTAAACATCGGATGCTTCCCGCAGGACTCACCAACGTTTACTGGGGGCCACATCGCTTGGGTGCCCATGCCGGGCTTGCCGCCCACAACCGGCGGTGGGCTCATAACTAAGGCTACGCCAGGAGGACCGTAGTGGCAGGTGCCTTGCTGCTCATTCACGGCCTGGTAATAAGGGCAGGTGCCGCATGCTACCACTACAAGTGCTGGATCGAGAGCCATCCGTGCTCACCTATCGGGGGCGAAACGTACCCGCCTTATCATAATTTACTGGCTTTCTCAACCCACGCCTATGTTGACCCGAGCCCAGATGGCAATCTGTTGGTTGAAGCTCGTCGAGATGCTGGCCGATAACGCGTATATGTTGCCTGTTAAGCTTTGTGCCGGCGTGGGGATCGCCACCATCTGCTGCGCAACTGCACCAGAAACCGACGGTACGCCATTGAAATAGGTGGTCGGATTGCCGTTGAGCGTCGTATCCTGGCCTCCAATCAAGGTGAGGAAGAATGCTGCCCCGGAGATCGTCTCACTCGGGCTCAGCGCCGACGACACGTCGAATCCGAGCAGACGGGTTTCCCCTTGATCGACTGTCGGGAAATCCTGCAGCGCATAGCCAGCCGTGACGGGCAACACGGACTTGGTTCTAGGGGCGGGCAAGAGCACTATTTCGGCATTCGCCGGCGGCGGCAGGGACGGGGCACTCGGCACACCGAACACGCGCTCGAGTTCGAGCTCTGCCCATGGCATGATCACCTGCCCGAGACTCGTGGTGGCGCTGATGCCAAGCCGATAGGTATTCTCCGCCAGAACGTTGAAAGGATCGTTGAATGAACAGGCCTGGAAAACCTGCGTGCCGGAGAACTCCGGCCCGCCGATGAACCGAGCCGTCTGGTCTAGGTCTAGCTGTTCGTCGACGCCATCCACCAAAACCAGCTTGCTAGTGACGACCGTAATGGCTTCGCCAGAACTCAACGTCTTCGCAAGATCATAGCCGCGAACGCGGGTCTCCCCGTCTTGGGCGGAATCAAAGTCGCGGCCGACGTACATCAGGCCCCGGTATGGATCGCCAGGCCGATCGCCAGCGTCAGCAGGCCACTACAATCTGTGGCGATATCAGACGGGATCTCGATCCCCCATTTCAGTTTAACGAGCCACACAGCGATATCAACGAGCGCTATCGCAGCCCCAGCTGCGGCCCCTGTTGCTTTAGCGGCAGTATTCATGGCGCTATTTGGGTCCTTACCCCAGAGGAATTGACGACATACGTGTGCCCGTCGCCGGAGTCGACGTAGATGATCGAGCCGCTAGCCGGCGCAGCCGGCGGCACCACCGGTGTCAGCATGATCCCAACAAGATCAACCGCCACCGCCTGATTGCGCAGCTGACCGATCGCCTTGGTAAGCTGCTGCAGATCGGTATCAATCTGCGTGAGATATTTGAGCGCGCTGAGCGGATCAGGGCCGACGGCCATCCGGAGCTCCTCTGTATTCCATTTTCCCGATTCGCCACCACGATCCGTTGTCTCGGCTGCGGAACTCAAACTGCAGCGCTCGCGCTCGACCACGGGCAGGAATAAATCGAGTCTGAGAATTAACGGCGAATGGCCCTTTTACCCGCGCCGGGTCCTGAGTGTAAGGAAAGAAATGCACCAGAACCTCGACGGTGCCGGGACCTGGCCGACCATCGGCGGTGAACTTAATGTCGGGGTAGATCCCATTGATCTGAATAACCTGATCTTCTTCCGCTATATTGATAAACCCGGTTTTTAGAGACGACAAAAGCGGTGCCGCGCCGGCATCTGTCCCCTTTTCATGCTGCCAGACAGCCCCGGTTGAGTCGGCCGCCAGCGGACCACCGAACACCGATTGATCAATCCAGGCATGCCGCGGCAGAAAGGCGCCACTTGGCAGCGTTGAATAATCCCAAACCCCTGTGTCGACTTGATAGCGGGCACGGGTGGTGGTGCCGCCAATCTGCGGTACCTCCCACGAGACTTCATTGAAAAACGAATTCGTCTCGCACACAGCATTCATTGCACGGGCTGGATTGATGCTCTTGAACACCGCATCCCACACAGTGCAAGGTATAATCTGGGGAACGCCGCCTTCCCACACATAGAATTGGTTCTGGCTGATCCAAAAAACTTTCTGGTTGAGAGTGCCAAATCCTTGCATGCTGAGCAGGCCACAATTGATCCCCTGCGGCTGGAAACCCCAGATGAATGGCTGTCCCTGGTAGAACGCCATGTAAAGGGCTTTATCTGTCCAGATCAGATTGCCGCCGGCCAGCGCCAGCCCTCCAACGATCATGCTGCCGGCGGTGAGCCGAAAAGAGCCCGCCTGGTTCGTTGTGAGCGGCACAAAGTCAGTGTAATCGCCGACATCCGACCAAGCGACTAGCATGGGATCGAAGAGCCCGGTAGCTCGATTGACGGTACCCAGACAGAATAGCTGCTGTTGCTGCGTCGCAACAAAGATCGTCGTATTAGACTGAGGCACAGTTGCCGCATTAGCGGCCGGCGTCGCGTATCCCAAGGCCGGCTGCCAAACAAAGACGGGGCCGCCTCTCGGGTTCCACATCAGGAACTCACCCCAATTGTCCAGCGTCGAACGCGTCGTCGGATACCCCGCGGCAGGCGTCACACCCGCGGCCGTGGTAAAAAAGGTCAGCTGGATATTCCCCGGGCCCGCCCCAGCGCCCGGCGTACCGTTCGCATTCTCATTAAGCGATCGAGCTGCGGAGGCCGGCTGCGGCCCGAGGATCGTGTAGGTGTGCTGATCGACAACCGTGGCTATGTAATTGCCCTGTAGGGTGAAACCATCAATCGCCGTCGCATCCGGGATGGATACGATTTGTCCCGTAAAGAGGCCATGATTTGGTAGCGTTATAGTGACGATCGGACTTCCTACGGTGGTTGTGAAATTACGGGCACTTCCTTGGCCAACGATCGTCTGAGTGGCTGCCCGCGCCGCGGTTATCTGATACTGCCCGCCCCCCGAGGATACAACACCGTAACTCCCGTAAAGGATTAAGCCCCCCACGCTTACCGGATCGAGGATTTGCAGCCACTCTCCAACGGAGGGCGCATTGACGGCGTCGGTAATGGTGATGGTAGTGCTCCCGGCCGTTGTGCTCAGCACGATCGGAATAAACGCCAGGATAGTTTGCGGCGTGATGTTATAGACTGCTTCCGCAGCGAAAACGTTCAGCCCGAAATTCGCCCCGATACCCAGCAACGACACCCCGGCTAGGCTAGTCCAGGCTTTCAAGGCGTGCGTGGCGCCCTGCGCAGGCAGCGTCTGACAAAAGAATTCAAAGCCGCCCTCTTTTTCGGGGAGCCCCTGAAAGAAGCGAACCGACAGCGAATCGCTGAACCCACCCTCATTCAGGTTTCTCGTCTCCTCCAGGTTTATGCCTGGCCTTAATATGAGCGGGACGATGGGCATTACACTGGCGGAGTATCAACAGTCGGCGCCGGGAGGCGCGAACCCCATCCGACTGATTGCAATTTTTTGCGGAACTCCTCGATGCCGGCACTCGCCTTGAGGCGTTCGTATTCGCCAAGCCAGTGAACAGCAGTTTGTGGGTCGTCTCCGGCAGCCGAGAAATTGTGTTGCTCGGCCGAGATGAAGATCATCTCTGCAGACAAGAACAAGTCCCGCAGCTGCGTCGAGATAAATGTTGGAGCGCCATTCGGATACCCAGGCTGCGGCTTAGGGGACAGCGGCGCGGGGCGCATCGTACCGTAGGTGCTGACCGTGTATCCCTGGTCTGGCGGGCCGCCGACAAACACACTCACCTGGTCGTTTGGACACCACATCGTGGGGACGCTCGGCGATGTGGGAGCGACATCAGACGGCCACATCGAGTCGATCAAATCCTTCGACGCGGGCAAGAGCGGCACGCCCGGGGTGGCCGGCCCTCCCGGGAAGCTCGGGATTAGGATTCGCAGCTGCTCGACAACGATGAAAGTCCCAATGTCGCGAGGCAGAACAAACACCTTGGAATTGCCCGTCAGAGCTCCGGTGTCGTCCGTCACCCTGGTCGACAAAAGATCGAGATCACGCAAGATCCGATTCTCGGCACTCGCGATGCAGTCCGGCACGATGGCCAGAAAATCAGGATCATCCTGATACCCCGCCTCGCCGGCCATAACCGCCAACGCCTTGAGATTTGCTTGCCAGTCCACGACTAGCCTCCGGTGCACCTGTAGGCTATCGCGGCGCCGCTGGCCACATCATGCGTTATGGTGAGTTGCGTAGTGGTGGCCAAATAACCAAGAGTGGTCGGGACCGTGCCTGTCTCCGGCGTCACGTTGCAAATTGGGGAGCGAGCAAACATCCCAGCAAAATTTATGACGCACGAAGTCGTCGAGGTCCCTTCTGTAACGACTCCCGCGTTATCGGAAGAGCGCAGCACCAGTGATGGGGAACCACCGCCGCAACTCGCTATGGTCGGCAATTGATCATGTTCATTGGCATTCAACGTCGAGGTGTCATAGGTCTCCCCAGGGCTGTTGCCTGGGAAGAAATTTGCCGGATTGCCAGAATTGCCAAGCTCAACCGTCGAGGCGCCCTGAATGCGGTACGGGATAGCAGAGACTGTATTGGAGCCCAGAGAATATGGAGATGAACTGTATCCCTTGAAATTGATAGCGGACTGCTGATAAGGCCGCGCAAATGCGGTCGAATAGCTGAGATTTGCCGTTATAGTCGCGAGCGTAGGTCCGGTGTTCATGGCGTCGGCCCACAAGATCCCGTTGGCAAGGATGTCGTAATGATCTCCACAATTAGCGGAGCCGATTATTTGATATGGCGCCAGAAACTCTAAGTATCCTAGCCGTCCGACAAACATCTGCGCCGGCGTCGATGAGCCCAGGGCACACGAACCGAACGAGACATTGGTTACAAAGACTGATGTCGCCTGCCCGAATTCGTTGATCAGCCTATTGCAATTCTGAAGCGTTAGATTCTGAAGGGCTATCGTGGCTCCGTTCGACAAGGCCACACAACTGGCGGCTCCCTGCCCGTCCAGCAGATAATTTGCTGCAACATTTGTCGCCCCGGCCACTACAAGATTGCCTTGAGATTGCCCACTAGGCGCCACAGGACCGCCCATCGCCACGCCAACCAAAGGCCCGTTGAGCTGGAATGGCTTGTAATCTCCCGGGTTTGAATCCTGCGCGAGCTGAACCGTGACGGTGAAATTGTTAAAATCTATGTGCCTGCTGATAGTGGTCACTGCCTGTTGGATAGTCTGGCAAGCCCCCGTCGTGGGGGCCAAACAATCTTCTGCCGGGAAATCCTGTCCGTTGATGGGATCGACATAGAAGGTTGTATTTCCAGGGATGTGCCATCTATTAGACCGAGGGAAATTCCACATCCCACCGCCAGCCTGTACGATCAAGGTGGTTCCCGGCCAAATGACTATCTGCCCAGCTCCCGAGATGACGGCCAGTTTTGCTCGGCCGACATCAAGATTGGTGAGCGTCAGCTGACAATTCGCCGGGTAAGATCCCGGCGCATTCACCGTTATGGTGTAATACGCGTTCCCGGAGAATTGAAGAACGTTGCTGCAATCGCTAGGCTGGACGACATAAGCCGCAGTCTTTGTCGTCACCGTCGTGCACGAAAAACCGCCTACAGCAGAACAGCTTTGCAGCAGGCGGCTGTCGAATAGAATCTGCCAAGTGCCCCCGCCTAGCGCCAGGGAAATCGCCACGTCACCCGCCTGTTGTGTAATACTGGTCGCCCCACCGGGGATTAACATAGAGCTCGAGCCCGTAATGGTCGGGGCGCCGGTGAAGAGCGTGACTTTGATATTCCCGGCGAGGGCCGTGTTCCCAAAAGATTGGATGTTGTTGCTGCCGCTGACGTTGAGTGAAGCCTGCGGAACTGAGCCTAGATCCGTGGTGGTGGCGCTCAGCAGAGTCGGCAGTGCATCGCCGCCGATCGGCGGAGCCCAAATGTGATTCACCGTATCGAGAGAGGCGACGGGCACCCATGCGGCACCGTCCCAGATATTCAGCGTGAGGATCGTTGCGTTTTGCGGCTTGTTTAGCCAGAGCGTTCCCACGCTTGGGTTTGACGGCGCCGTTGGCCCCGCGTTGAGGCTTTGCAGCGCGTTTATGTCGTTCGCCGCAGCCCCAAAATTCCCGCGGATAACGGATGGCGCATAGGGGAAGCCGTCAGGTGGTTGCGCGGTGTTGATCGATGAGGCGCCGAGCGCGGCGGCCGACCAGGCGATAAGCCCGCACAATCCGGCAACAACAGTACGGTAGAAGAGCATGCGCCGAGCGCCTTACGCGCTCCGGCAAATCGAGGCCGGCTACGGTCTTAAGCGCCTGCCGTTCGGGGTGGCGCGCACCTCTTTCTTATCTTATTTCCATGCCTTTGTCAGCGCCGTCACGGCAATCTCATCCCAAGGTCATGGAACGACACAAGAGGCTCGACGGTATGATCCAGGTACGGATGCACCACACAGCCGTACCACCAGAGAACCCATTCGAGTTGAAGGGCCTCGGTCATGGCTCACTCACCAACGGCTCAATCCCCGGCGGCACGAAGGGCGGCGGCAGCGAGGGCTCCGACGTGTAGGGCTCTACCTGCGGGGTAACGAACACCGGTGGCGGCGGCGCATTCGGATCGCCCGGGCCGTTCTGCTGGACCGGCCACGGGAGCGGCGGCAGCGGGAAAGTTCCCTCGTCGGCCTGCGTGAAATTTTCGGGGCGGGGATCGTAGCGCGGGACCGGATCGGGGGGGATTACAAGAGGCCGATTAAAGATGAAGGGAACATCGTAGCATTTCTGGCATACTCGCAATCTGATATTCATCAGACGCGGCCCGCGCCATTCCATTTGGTAGTGAAGATCGTCCAGCAAATACCAAAAGCCGCAACGATCGCACACTCCCCAAGCGCTAGGGTGCCTTGCGTCTACCCTGGCACGGCCGTGATAGCGCCAGGCCATCTATTCTTCCTTGTGGCGCCGCCGCTTCACGCGCTCGACCGGGATCATCGGTATGGGCTGCGGCTGCCTAGTGAGCACCACAGCGCTGAGATCGGCCGCCCACTCATAGTCGAAATTCCACTCACCGGTCTCGGGATCGGCATGCGGCGTCACCTCGGGCGACCACAATATCTGGGTAAGGATCCGACGTATGCCAGCGACTGCATCGAGGTTCGTAGGTGTTTTGAGGTTCTCGAGATTGATCGTAATGGTGTCAGGGATCGTCATGCCTCCCTCCTGCGTTAGTCTCCGGCGGGCCGCGGTCGGTAACGGCAATCCTTTCGCTCCTGGAGAGGCGTGGCCCGTGCTTCCTCACCCATCCGGCCATGGTGTGATCGGTCGCCGGCCTGTAGACATAGCCCTCAGGAACGCGCCCCCCAAGATAGCGGGGCGTGCGCGCCGGAATAAACGCCGGCCCACTCATCGGAAATACGCCGTAAGGCCGGGCGATATCATCGTCGGGACGCGCTCGATATCCTCGCGGATCGCGCGCCACAGAGCTCCGTCCGGATAGGCATCATAGTCGGCTTTGATCATCTGATAGGTGATCCCTGTCGCGGGTTTTGGTGGGAACTTAAGAAAGAGCTTCGAAGCGAGCCCGGCCGCAAACGCATCTCCATACCGCCAGGGGATATCGATCCCGACGCTGCCCTGCGGCACGAAGTCGTCCTGTTGTTGTTGGACCCATAGATTGAAGATGTAGGCGTTGTTGTCCGGGGGCACCCAGAACTGAATTTGCGGTTGCCGTGTCCGAATGAACCAGAACGTCGTCGGTCGGAACTGTAGGTTCGGTCCCTTGTCGGGTTGTGCCGCGTACTCGCTGCGACTGATCGGATATAGGATGAAGTCTTCTGGATCGACGCCATAGGCCTGGGTTTGGGCCTGCGCCAGATTATTATTCATCCCCAGCGTTTGCGTCGAAGAGGCCGTCTGCGGGCCTTGGATGGTGAAATTGTTCTGATCCGTCACGCCCACAACTAGGAAACCGCCGCCGAGCTGCACCCCACCAACCGTCAGCGATACGTTGATGTTAAAGAGTTGTCCAGTTGACATGCCGTGCGCCGGCAATAGCACGTTGAATGTCGACAGGTTCTGGGTCGCAGTGATGATTGGGACGACATAGCCGTCCGTAAAGCCCGCGCCTGACCCTCCCGTCAGAACCACGCCACCGCCCGTCAGAATGATGCCACCGCCCGACAGCGGGCCGCCGGAGACACCGCTCGAGGGATAGGTCTGTGCGGTGATCTGGTAGTTGTTCTGGTCGATGACGGCCGTCACGAGATACGGCCCCTGGATGATAATGCCGCCGACCGAGATCGGAATCGGATAGTAGACCATCGTCCCGTTGGCGTAGCCATGCAGCGGCTGATTTACCTGAACGGTAAGGGAGAAGAGCGTCGTCGTGAATGAGCCGGCAAAGCTCTGCGCATTGCTCGGGGTGTAAAGCCGGATGTACGCGTCGAATGCCGCCACTACGTTATAAGGCAAGGTGTAGAGCGAGACGCCCGGCTGCAGCGGGATTTGAAGAAGCTGTTGTTTCCACAGTAAGGGGAGACCAACGTTGGCCATCTCCACCTGCAGGAAGTTCGCCGAAAGGCGGGCCTGATACCAATGGTTTGACGTTATCTCCGGCGGGTGGATCTGCAGTCGCCCGAGCGCGTCGAGGACGTAATCGCCGCCTCCGGGATTGAAGAGCTGAGTTCCGCTCGTCGAGTTCAGGGCAGCTTCAGGCATGGTCTACCAAAAGGTACGCAGCGCACCCGACTCTAGCAGAATTTTATCCGCGCGTCATGCCTCACCCCAGCCCTAATAACTTAACCGGCGTCACCCCGCCGTTGCTGCCCCCCGCCGCAAAGCCAATCACTTTGCTGGTCGTATCGTTGGCCCCTGTCGCACCTGTCCCCTGCCCACTGGCTGCTGTGCGAACATACTGCGCCGACGAAATAGAACTGCCGCCCGTAGGCACGTCAACGATGCCGCTCTTGGCGACGATCCCCCATGTTCCTTGAAAGACTAGCGCGCCTTGTGGAGCGTCGCTTGGCGTGCCGCCGCATAAGGTCGCCGACGAGGTGCTAAATTGGACGATGGAGCCAAGCGGCACGGAGCCGAAGCCAGGGGATGCCGTAGCCTCGCCGTACCAATTACCTGTATTGTTCACCACCGCAAATCCAGGCGAGATAAAGGCTGCGTTAGAAAAAAACCCGTGCCCGCCAAGCGCGCCTGTGATGCAGTTGTTAATCAGCGTCGAGATATCTCCCTCGATCTTAAAGCCTTGGGCGCCGACATAGTTACCCACGCCAGCCGCCATCGTGGAGATGTCAAAGATCGAGTCGCTGCCGGGAGCCCACTGAAAGGTGGTCACCGGCTCAATAATCGACAGACCGAAAACTCCGCCGAGCTGGATGAGCCCGGCGGCCGACTTGCCGCCGAGCACTAAGCCCGAGCCGCCGCCGCCCGTGTTCCACCATCCCATCTGACACTTTTCAAACCGCGTGTTGAAGACGAACGCCGGACGAAAAGCCCC